CTACTTGGGAATCAGAATTTGGCAGTAGAACACCAAACACAACCGAAAAAATGGAATTTTATCATCAGATGAGAGAAGCTGGGTTTGATGGTATGGTTATATTAGACACATTAAAAGATAAAATATAAAAGCATAATTATGAAGAAATTCACAGATTTTAATAATTTCAAAAAGTTATATGAACAAGAAATTACACTTGGTCAAACCACAAATACCGAGGAAACAACATCTACTCCTACACAAGAAGTAGAACAACTAACTGCACAAACCAAAACTGATGAAGTAACAAAATCAGAGCCAGCTAAATTCCTTTCTAAATTATTAGAAAGTAGAGAAATAGCTCAAGTTTATCACTGGCAAGTAAAAGGTGATGAGGGTTCACACTCAGCTCACGTAGCTCTTGCTGAGTACTATGACGAGATAATTGAACTTATTGACGAACTAGTCGAAGTTTATCAAGGACAATATGATCTAATTGATGAATATGATGTAATTGATACTAAAGAAACAAAAACTAAAGACAAAATTGAATACTTTCAAGAAGTAGTTCAATTTATTAAAGATACTAGATACAAAGCAATATTAGAAGAAGATACACATTTACAAAATACAATTGATGAAGTAGTTTCAACTATTTATAGATTGTTATACAAATTAAGATTCAATAGATAATGGAAATCAGAAAATAAGTTTCAAGTTCTTTACTTTGAACAAACTTATTTCTAAACAAGATAAAATTTACTTTAGAAGAGTGTCTATTTTTACATCACGTAAATATGACACTCTTTCTCTTTTGTATGTATCTATAGCATTTCCCCAATTTGGATTTATAGAAGGACTTGCACTATTTAAAGTTAATTGATCATAATATAATCTTAATAAATTACTACCTTCTATAATTAAATCCTCACCATGTAAATCCATTTGTTGTAAAAATTGACCAGTAGCATTATAAACCACAACAACAACTGAAAACATATCTCTTTTACAACCCTTTAAATTATAGTCAAAGAAAACATCATCATATTGAATCTCAATATACTTTTTTTGTGGAGTAGGACCATACATTCTTTTTGACTCTTTATAAGAACTAGTGTTTACTTCTTCTTTAAGATTCATATCAATAATAGAATCATCTTCTATTACCATAAAATATGGTTCACTAAAAAGATAAACTTCATAGTAATATTCTGATCTTGGCTTACTTTGCATTTTCTAAAACCTTTTTAATTTTCTTAGACCTTCTTTGTTGTTTGGTTTCTAAGATACCATATCTACTTTTAAGAACACTTTTGGGATTGAAATTTGAGTCTATTACAATAGGCTCGGATTCTTTAATAATATATGGAGCCCAAACATATCCAGGTTCAATACCTTTTCCTTTTTTACCAATTAAAACTCTATCCATATTTTATTATATGAAAAAAGATTAGTAAAGATACTTTCTACCACTCTCATTATAATCTTTGAGATTATTAACGGTTGTATCTAAAAGTGATAAAGTATCTGATATTTTAGAATTAATAGATTCTAAGCTAGCTACTGAATCATCAATCTGGTCGTTAGACTTTTTAGATTTACTTCTAAAGTTAGATAATTCATTTGTTAAAGATATAATCTCTTCTTTTTTAGCATCAATTGTTGATGATATGTTAGCTAACTGATTAATAATTTCAGAAACTCTATCATTTGAGATATCTACGGTTTCATCTGCTTCAAAGAATTTTCTAATCTTCATAATTAAGGTTTAATTTTTAATATATAGTATATATAAAATATGAAACGCAACAAACTAATATTAGAATTTACTGAGTTCAATGCTCAAAGAATGAATCCAGATTCAGCACAAATGGCTGTACAAGTTGATAATCCACAATTATCAGTCAATGCTTTTGATAGACATGAAGACGCAATTAGAGCTGGTGTTTCTAGAATTAATAATATCTTGCATTCTTTATCAAATAGTGCTTCATTTAGAACATTGAAATCTAAATTTGCCTTAGAAGAACAAAAAATTACATCATTAAAAGTACTTAGAATTGTAAGTGCTGATGATGTTAACTATGATATTTATGTTAGTTTTGTAATTGATGATGAAGAATATTTTGGTGTTATTGAAAATATTTTAACAAATGATACCATATTCAAATCTGAAGTATTTAAAGACTTTGACTTAGTTCAAAGTAAAGAATGGATTATCAGAACAAAGGGATTAATTATTAAAACACTTAAAAAGTGGTTACAACCCGAAGAAGGAAAATATACCTTAATTAATGATTATATCATTTGTTACTCAGTTGATACCGGTAGAATGGTTCGTTTAGAAAAGGGAACTAAAGTAGAATTAGTAAGAGCATATGATAATAAGATTGTTATAAAATATAACAATGATTATTATAACTTAGTTAATAATAATTTTATCTATTTTAATTATTGGTTTGAGAAGGTGATAATTTGAGATGAGTTATTTATATTTAACCAAAAAACTCTCCACCTCCAGATCCACTACCTACAGTAGTCTCTCCAGCAACATAAGTTATACTTCCCGAAAAAGTAATATTATCTCTAGAAACATCTCTATATCTTGTTCCATTATTTCCACCAGAATCAACATATGGTACAAATTGAACATAAAAATCACCGGTATGTGAAACTAATCCAGCTGTATCTACAAATACAGCCATTGCCGCAGGTCCATAAACTGCATTTCCACTCCAACCACCAGAACCAACACCATATGATGTGTTTACTGGTCTGAATCTTTGTCCACTCAATCTTATTACCCATCCGTAGAAAGATCCAGTACTACCATTATATTGAATAGGGTTTCCTCTTGTTATAACAATAGATAAATGAACTAATGCACCAACTCTATACGCCTTTGCTGTATATGTTATCCCACCGCTACTGAAACTATCTGTTAGTATTCCGAAAGTACCATCCACTGAATAATAAAGATAAGTAAGAGGTGAACTTAAATTAGTAACATCTTCATAATTAGTAATGCTTCCATTAGTTGATACTATATTACTCGTAGTACTAATTGTACCACTTACCAAAACATTAGTATTAAAAGTAGAAGTGTTACTATTAATAACTGCTTTAGTTGAACTATTTATTAAAAAATTATAACTACTTGCTGATGCTGATATAGAGTTAGAACTAGCACTAAATTGAGCACCACCTCCGGTAAATATAAATTTATCACTTATTGTATTTACTGAAGTAACATTGGAAGTAGATCTAATTGACCCACTAACATCTAACTTATAAGATGGTGATGGTAAGGTAGTATTGATACCAACATTTCCAGTACTTGATAAATACAAAGAATCCACAAAAGTTCCAGCTGGATCATTTGGCTTTCTATTTAAGAATCTTATCTCACCATCAGCCTGTCCGATTCTAGAAGAACCTTTAGTTGAGTCAAAAACAAAGTCATCACTATCATAATACCAGTTATATGCGATAATTGCATTTCCACCTTTGTGGATTGTTAATGGCAAAGATTGACCAACATATGAAACCGGATAAGAACCAATCTGAATAGATTCTTTTGGATTATTTGTTCCAAAACCAATCGCACCAGATGGTGTTATTCTCATTCTTTCTGCAACCGAAACGGCAGAACCATCACCAGTACCAAATGCTAAACCACCTTCATTTCCATTTGTATCCGATGGATTATATGATATATAAGGACCATCTGTCCAAGATCCACCCGATGTTTTCCATCTAAACTGATTTTTAACTTCAACTGTTGTCCAATCAGGAGAACCAGTAGTAGTGTGTCTATTAAATTGTGAAGATAATGATATATTACTACTTCCACTAGTAGATGATAAAAATAAAATATTTGACTTATTATTAAGTGTAGCACCAACAACACCAGTATCAACATATGTATCACCAACTAAGCTACCGCTACCACCATAAATACCACCAGACTCTTGTGACCAAGTTGCACCATCCCAAAGATATGTTTTCTTGTTATCAGTTTGATAAACTTTCATACCTTCATATTTCCAAGTAATGCTAGACCTTGACACGGAACTAGTTGCTACTAATCTTGAATCAAGTGGAATGCTTTGATTTACGTCATAATTGGAATTTATTAATATACCAGCCATTTTTAATATTTATTTTTATGCAAATTTGAATGTCCAAGCTCCATAAGGTGTTGGTAAATTTGTAGTAGCAGGAGCAATTCCCAAACTACCATTATATATGTAAAATTTATAACTCTTTCCTGTCCATACACCCGAAGAACCAGCGGGAGCATTGACACCGGTAATAACCCACTTAGTGAACGCATTAAAAATATTATTATTGGTGTGGTCTCTAATTTCAACTAAATCTGGAAAATCAGATGGATATCCAAAATAAATATATTTATTACTTCCAGAAAAATTAACAGTTTTATTAAAAGATGAATTAACCGAAGTAGCTGGTTCTGTAATAAGTGGTGTTAATTTATCAGTCACAATTGTTGTTGTAGATGGATTTAATATATTAATAATAGTAGATGTTGTGTGTGATACAGTTGCTGTTCCATAGTACCAAGGAATAACTGTTTTAATAGTTGTTGGCGATGTTCTTGTTGTTACTGCATCTGTTATTGTGGTTACCCAATTAGTAGAATTATATGACGCAGTACCACTCAAGGATGCCGGAACAGTTACATTAACAAATCCAGTTGTTGTTCCAGTTGTAATTGATCCGACAACTGGTAAACTACCGACATATGCACCACCAGTTATACTAATTGTTGTTATTGAGTATGTCGCTGCACTTCTATTTATTGTATAGTTAAGCTTCGCATTACTGATTAAAGCTGAATTACCAGCTTCAAATATAATTGTAGAAGCAGGTGAGATACCAGTTGTCTGTACAGTAGTAGCTAATGTTGGTGCAACATATGGATACAAAATTCTTCTAATCATTTCTACTACCGGAACATTACTAAATGTTGCACCTACTGGAATTGAACCAACTGCAGATGGTATTGGAGTAGCATCTGTGAAGTTAATATTTTGACCATTGAGTAAAACCGGACTACCACTTATTGATACTGTTCCAGCTGAAATAAGAGAAGCTGATGTGGATTGAGTGGCAACTGCTTCCCAAACCACCAATGGTGTTCCACCTGGATTTCTATAAGTTAAAACATAACCATCTGTAACTGATTGATTTTCAGTATATGTAGGAAAAACAACTCCATTTAAAGAGATGTTTCCATTATCACTTTTAATGTTAATATCACCACCTGATTTAGTTAATCCAACTTGGACATAAGAAGAGTTTCCTATTTCAAAGTTTAAGTAAGTGCCATTAGCCGTAGTAACAACTTTAGATTGCAAAAATGGAGAACTAACATCACCACCTTGGAAATTAGAGCCAGTGCCAGCCAAAATTGCAATTTTGGTATCATAGTTACTAGTTGGTTCAGTTCTTGTATTATAAAAGAAAATATCAACATCAGTGCTATTTGCCAATAAATTACTGTTCATGATGTATTGACCATTTGCAGTCTTTTTACCTAAAAATATTTTACTTTGAATGTCATTTTGATCAATACCAATATAACTAGTTCCAAAACTAGGAATAGTGGTTGGTTTAAATATAGAATTTTCCCAAACAGTATAAACCGAATCTCTTATATCCTTTGGTAAAATTGCTTTAGATGTATTATCAGGCAATACACTTAAAACTTCAGTTATGTCTGTTAATTTAGTTGCATCTGTTGGTGGATTTCCAATACTATAAGTAGCCATTAATATATTCTGCTTTTTCTTATATATTAAAATCCCAATCGCCAATTTAATATATAATCTACATGAAAAATATCAAATCATATCAACTATTCTTAGAAGATAAAAAAGTAGAGGCAAGTAAATCTACAAGAGAAGTTATTATTCAATTTTTAATCACACAAGAAAGAATATCTGGATTATACTTTCGTGATTTTGACTTAATTGAAGATGACAACGGTAGAGAAAAGTTTATTATTGCTTACACACAAGATGGACCAAATGGTGAAAAACCACTAATGGATAAAATAGTTTTTGATATTATAGATTATTATACCTGGGGATTAGAAAGTAAGTATGATAAAGGTGACTATGAATTTGATAATACTTGGAGAAATCCTAAAACTAAACCTTTAGAAACAGCCATTAAAGACATGAAGTCAAACATACTTCGTCAAATAATTTTTAATGATCCATCAAAAAAATTAGCAGAACCAAATAATGATGATAAAAAACTAATTGATAAGATTTTTGATAAAAATAATGTTTGGGAAATTTGTAAAAGTAAGGTCACTTCAATTATGAATTCAATCAATAAATATGATATTGAAGAAATTGAAGATAGGTTGGTAGAATATCACGATGAGTTAATTGGATGGGAATTGATGATAATGTTTGCTTGGAATTACAAACAAAGTTGGCATGGACTTAAATCAGACTATATCATTGATGACCAAACTTGTAGATTAATATGGGATGCCTTCTATGAAATGAATAAACCATATGAGAAAGCCACATTTGAAGAATTCATAAAAAATGTAAAGCCTTGTATTTATATAAACTTTGAAGATGAAAGCCACAGAAGTCCAAAAAGATTATCACAGGTTGAACCAATAGGATTCAAAATTGGCAAAAGATTTGAACAATTATATGATGTTGAAGAAGTTAAATATCCATATTATCCAAATACAAGAAGATTTGATGATGAATCAGATATATCTGATTACCAAATGACTATTATTATAAAATAAAAAATCCTCAAATTTCTTTGAGGATTCTTTCTATCTTCCACTTTCTACTTTTAATTTTCCACTTAGTGAACTCTTTACTATAAATTTGTTCATCATAGATTCGACCACCGTGTGTTTTTTGATTAAACTGAACAATCACACCTTCAAGGATATATCTATCCATTAACTAAATAAGAATTCAATTTTAATTAAATCTTTGATTTTAGCAGTTGTTAAATTTAATTCATCAAAGTTTACCTTTTCATATTCAATAGTATTTTCAATACTCATTAAATCAAACATTTCTTTGTTAAAGGATTCAACATCTGAAATTCTAACAGCTCCAGGAATTGAATTTCCATTTTCATCTTGAGCCTGAATTGGATTTCCTTGCTCATCTTTTTCTAAATACTTATCAAAAATCTTCTTTTCTAATTTTAATTTGTCCTCAACTAAAGAAGAAACCTCTTTGATAATTCTCATAAGTCTGAAAGCCAACTTTGCATTGATGTCCATATCAATCAACTCATTCAAAGCTGCAACTGTTTCATTATTCAATTGTGAATTTTTAATTACAATCATTTTATTTAAATTATTTTTTATACTTTATTATATATCATTTTATCCTCAATTTGTTTAACTCTATCCAATGAAATATTATAATACTTTTCATCTCTTTCTATTAAAATATAACCTCTGTTTACTTTTAAAGAAGCAACCGCTGTTGTACCACTACCACCAAATGAATCTAATACAACATCATTTTCATTTGTATGTTTTTCTATAATTGACTTAAATAGTTCTAATGGTTTTTGAGTTGGATGTTCAGTTCTTTCTTTTCCATGACAAAGTGGGAAATTATAAATACCCTTATCATATTGAGAATTAAATGTCGGGTTCTTGCCTTTTGTGAAAGTGAAAAAGAATTCAATTGCATTTGATAAGTAATTTATCTTAGAGTTAATAGGAGTTGGATTGTTTTTAACCCACTGACAGACTCTTGGTTGTCTAAATCCCCACTTCTCAGCTAATTCTTTTAATATATCACATTTCCAAACATCATAAAAGATAATAAGAGTTCCACCTGGTTTTAATATTCTTTTATATTCACTAAATAACAAATCAAAGTTAATTTCTTCTTTATCCCATTCACCAAAGTCAATACTAATCTTATTGAACTTAGTGTTGTCCGAATTTTTAGTGAAATTAGAATTTTTAGAAATTTGATAAGGTGGATCAGTTAGTATTAGGTCAATAGAGTTCTTTGGTATTGTTTTTAAAACTTCAAAGCAGTCTCCTAATATAATTTGATTCGTCATAATTTATATATAATACAAACATGACCTTCCCTATTAATTATTTCCTAATCTTTCCAGATTGCTTCTAAATCAAGTTTAGACTTAACATCAACTACTCTACCATTTATTTGTAGTGAGTAACTAACAACTCCCATAAATTCCTTAACTATCTTTCTAATTTTATCTTGTTCAGATGGATCTAAATCAAAATTAAAAATAGTTACTAAGTTTTCAATTTCCGAAAAAGTTAAATTATTCTTATTGCCAACAAAGAAAAGAAAATCATAATTATAAGAATTCCATTTTTTAGCATCTACATCACCTGATTTTAATACTAAAAAATTTGTTAAACAATTTTCAATTCCAATAGAAGGCATTGAGAATCTATAATTATCAATAACAATCTCACCATTCTTTTTATCTACTTCATACTTATCAAAATTGAAATAATTGAAAGTTTTATTACTAAATTCAATCAAATCTGGCTTACCCATCTCATCATTAAAGAATGGAATCCTAATAGTTTTATTCATAGTTAATTTAACTATTTCTAAAAATATAAAAATAATATCAACACTTTTGATGTCTTCAAACTTATAGTTTTTACTAAATTGAGTATTTGATGATACAATCTTTTTAACAGACTCAATTACCATATAAAGATTATCTTTATCATAGTTATACTCATAATCTATAATATCTTCTACATCAGCCTTTTTTATTCTTAGTTCAAAATCTGGCTTATAGAATAATCCTTGTGATGGCAAACTAAAAGTTTCAATCTTTTTGGTCTGTGATAAAAGACCTCTCATTATTTCAACAATACCCATATATGTGATTATTATTTTTAAGTATATATTATCAAGTACTATTTCTATCTCAATAAAAAACATCAGATAAGATAAAGATCATGACTATTATGATGGTGAATTAATAAAAGATAATTTTAATCTAAATTATAATAATGAAAATTATCCAACAATAGATCATAAGATCTCTATTCAACATGGATTCTTAAATGAAATTGACCCTTCTATTATAGGAGGTTTGGAGAACTTATGTATAACAAAAAGGTCAATTAACATATACAAGAATAAATTAACAGAAGAGCAATTTATAAGGAAATTGAATTAATCTGATTAATAAGTGCATTACGATCCTCCTTTAAAGCAGACATGACATCAAATACTCTATCGGAAAATCCAGCTAAACAGTAAATTTGATTTTGCGGCATTTGTAGTGTGCCAAGTCCAGCTAAATCAAAGCTGAATATGTGTGGGTTACAATTAAACTTCGACTTGTAAGAATTCAATTGAATTAAAGGACTATCATGTCCAATAAAAGATTGCATATCAGAAAGAATTATCATATTATCATAAGCTTTATTTGCCTTAACAAAAACATCTCTTAGGTTTGTACCACCACCACTGAATCGGAAACTGTTTCTAATTGTAAGAATAGAATCCATTGGATTGTATTGCTTATAGTTAGCTGATGTTGCGAATGTCATAACATCACAGTTGTTAGCTTTTGCTAACATAGCTCCGAAAAGTGATGCAATCTCGGATGGACGACCACTCATAGAACCCGATACATCAAGTACAACAAGAGTTTCACCATCAAATTTTGGCACATTCATACCAGAGATATCAAGAGCTTGGTTAATAGCAGTTAGTACTTTTCTAACATCAGAAGATGCACCCAACTTAGAAATTTCTTCATAAGCTGTTACAAAACGGAAAGGAAGAACTTTACTTCTTGAAATCATATATTCATCAGTCAATAAATCACAAGCTGCTGGAATAGCTTGAGGTGCTTGATTGATTATATTTCTCAAGTTTCTCAAAAGAGCAAAGTAACCAATCTTCTTAGTAGAGATTAACTCAACCCAAGCATCAGACTTCAATTTAGCCAAATCTCCTTCATCAGAAGCTTGTTGACCAGCTTGTGATAACATTGACTCCCAAGTTTGAGTATTCTTCAACTTATCATTAACAAGTGCGTTAAGAGCTGACTTGTTTCTTTCAGTTGGTACTGGATGAACTAAGTTAACGATATCTACCAACTTAACTTCTTTGTTTTCGCCTTTATACTTAGCCAATTGATAAGCATCAAACTTATCAAAAGCTTTAGCAAAACCTTTCTTCAAAGAGTTTGGAAACTTAGGATGATTCTTATCAGTCTTGTTTGCCAAGTAATAAGACATGATTTCAGTCATATCATCAACACGACTAACAACTTTATCATAAAAGTTTTTACCCCATTCTTTACCAGAAAGATCAGAAGCTAATTCACCGGCAAGTGCGTGTGTAATACTTCTCATACCAAATTCATCACGAGCAAAGATTGCGGCTTTAGCAGCAAATTCTTTGTTACTCATAGATTTAATTTGTTTCTTCAAGTCTTCCAATGTTTGGTTGGAATCACGATAGAATTGGTTATTAACAAATGAAGTCAATAACAGAGAAACAAGAGCTAATTCATTAGACTCTTTATAAGCCTCACCACCAGCGTGGTTTGTAGTTTTTGTCTTTGGTTTTACTACTGTTGCATTAAATTTTGACATAGTTTTATATTTTTATTTTATTTATTTAAACGTAAAAGACCAGATTCACTTTTGGTAAATCTGGTCTTTAATAAATTTGAGGGACAGGAAAAGCTAGTTGAGCTGTCACAAGAGCTTTCTATTAGAGCGTATCTAACTTTGAAAGTTTGTCGAAATTTTTATTAGGATGTTTTTCTCCACCCAACTTTTTTATGGTCTTTAGTTTCAACCCCATATAGTTTAGTTCTTTCTGGTAGAACCATTGTTGTCAATGAACCAGTCTTTTTAACCACTTTTGGTGGGAAACATCAAGCTTGACAAGCCATTCTGTTTTTTTAAATCATAGTTTAATTTACGAAGTATCTCATCCTATGACCATGTCCTCAAACATATATAATCGACCAGAGTAATCTATAAATGAGTGTTTTTTCATATCCTGCGAAGTAACTCATTTATTCACTACTGGAGTGTTTTTCTTTTATTCTGTGTTTCTAAAAAGTTTAGATAATCTCTAAAATTATTTTCTAAATTTCTCTTTCACACCGAACTGAGAATTTTTATATACTAACAATTAAAAAAATTAAAACTTTTTTAATTATTTTTTTGTAATGATATATATGAACACTAAAATTTGTATTTTTTCAAGGGTGGATTTTTTATAGATTACCTTTATAAAAAGTGAAAAGTGAAAATAATATATACATTTATGAGACATTTATCAAACTATAAACAATTCAATGAAGAATTAATAATTCAACAAACTATTGATTATATCAATTTATCTATTAATGAGTCATCAGATAACAAATCTATTTGGGATAACATTGTAAGTAAACTAAAAGGTCTTTCTGTAGATGGTAGAAAAAAGTTGATTAAATATGCTGTCGGAACACTCTTAGTTTTCAATACTATAACAAATGTTATTCAAATAATTAACAACTCTAACGCATCATCAGAAGATAAAGAAATTGCAATAGAAATGGTTGAAGAAAAAGATAAAGAAGTTTTTAAACCTGGGTATGAATTTAAACTTTCAGAGGCTGGTTGGAACCATATCAAAAGTGAAGAAAAGTGTGAATTAAAAGCTTATACAATTGGAGATGGTAAAGTTACGGTTGGATATGGACATGCTGAGGATATTATTAAAACTAAATTAAGAAAAGGTCAAAAGATAACACAAGCTCAAGCTGATAAGTATCTAAGAGAAGATCTAAAAGTAGCAGCTGATGGTGTAAGAAGAATATTCCAAGATTGGAATGATAGAGGAATAGATGTGAAAATATCACAAAGTATGTTTGATGCTTTAGTATCATTGGCTTTTAATTCGGGTGTTGGTAGTTTAAGACAATCGGAACTAATACAACACATCAAAAAAGGTGAGTTAAAATTAGCAGGTGACTCAATTAAAGATTACAACTTAAATAAAAAATTTCCAGGATTAGAAACCAGAAGAGAAAAAGAAAGTGAAATGTTTTTAGCTTCTTTATAAAAATATTATAGACCATATTTTCTCCAACCAGACCAACCACAATTCTTATAAGATTTTTCCGGTTTTTGTGGATATCTCAAGTCAGGATTTTCTTTAGCATATTTTCTATAACTAGTTATTGTATTTATAACTCCACTTTTTACTAAATCAGGTACAATAATTTCAAACTCTTCATAAGATATACACTTTCTTAGTTTCTCTCTGTGTTCTAATGTAAATACTCTATTTTTTAGACTTTCTGACAACTTCATCTTAGTTTCATCAGATAATTTTAGTTTATCAGATCCTTTATTCAACTTCTTATAGTTAGTATCTTTTAACTTCTGTCTATGTTCATCTGTAAATAATTCACCATTATCACTTTTATTTTTAAGAGATTTTGATATTCTATCATACCATTCTTGCTTAAGATCATCTGGTTTATTTATTCTTGCATCATTCATTCTTTTAACCATGAAATTTATTTCAACTTCTGAATAATTTGAAAACTGCTCTAATGTCTTCTCTCTTATTTTCTCTACGGTCTCTACACTTCGTTTAATACCAAACATAGGGTTTAGTTCTCCTCTATTACCAAAATTAGAATTTAATGTACCTACTCTTTTAGAAGCTTTCTCTGATAGTTTCTGTTTTAACTCAATTGATCTTTCAACTCCTACAATTTCTTCTAGTTTCTTTCCTTTGTTATGGTGTTCACCAATCCAAGTTACACCACCATCACCACCATCAGTTGTGTTTAACAGCGGTCCTAAACCATCACAAGATTTACCTATTAGTCTAATTGTTGAAATCTCATAACTATCATAATTTTCTTTTGTTAATCCTTCAATTATCTTAACTATTTTTGGTTCAAACCCATCATTTAATATACTTTTAATTTTAGATATTATTAAATTATTCTTTCCTTTTCTACTACCATTTGCAACTCTAAGATGTGTTAAGTATCTATCATTAACACCTTTACCAATATAAAAAGGTTCATACTCAAAATGGAAATCTCCAAATGAATATGAACCTTTTTTTCTTGTGTCTAAATAAACATAAATATAATACATAAAATGATTGTTTTCTTTTATATATTAAGTTATGTTATGTCCCTCAACAAAAACAAGTATCCGGGATTACGAACCACATGCCATGCATTCCCCAGGATCTGAATCTAAGCTACACGAGATTTCAGCCATTTGTTCTTCAACTGTTTTTTGAACAATTGCTTCTGGAGCTTTTGATTCTTGAACAGTGAACTTAACAGCGTCAGCCGCTGACTTAGTTCTCAAGTAATACATACCAGTCTTCAAATTACTCTTTGTCTCACGGTAAAATTTAGGATTACCATCTTTATCATAAACCACTTGACAATTAGGATCATTTACCGGAATAATTGGTTGACCATTAGAATCATTTAAGAAAGAACGTCTTCCCCAACCATAGAAGTGCATTGCTGTTAACTTACCAAAGTTTACATTTTCCATAAACACATTCATAGATTGTGTTTGGTCGATAAATGCTCCCCTATCAGCCGCCATATCAATAACATCTTTTTGTTTGATTTCCCAAACTGTTTTGAAAATCTCTTTCAAATTAGTTGGTACTTCTGGTACATTTTGTACAGAACCATTTTGTTGAATAATCTTATTCTTAACAGAGTCATTCCAAATACCAAGTTTTACTAATTCTTTTACTAAGTATTTATTTACCATAATAAATTCACCAGAGATAACTCTTCTTAAATAAAGATTTGAAGTTTGTGCTTCACAAGATGCCTCATTTCCTAAGATAGATGCGGTAGAAGCCGTTGGCATAATACAAGTTGTTAAAGAATTTCTAACACCACATTTAAGAATATCTTCTCTTAATTTCTTCCAATCCCATCTATCAGTTGTAGTTGATCCCCACAAATCAAATTGGAATTTACCTTGTGAAATAGGTGAACCTTTGTATGTTGCATAATGTCCTGATTCTTTAGCTAAATCACAAGATGCTCTCATTGCCGCATAATAGATAGTTTCAAAAATTTGTTTATTTACACCTCTAGCCTCTTGAGAATCATAAGATGTTCCCATTAAGAAAAATACATCAGCCAATCCTTGAACACCCAAACCAATTGGTCTATGTAATAGATTAGAGAATTTCGCTGCTCTTGACGGATAGTAATTAACATCAATAACATTATTCAAATTGATAGTTGCTTGATAAGCTACATCATACAGTTTATTATAGTTGTATGTCTTATTCTTATTGACAAATTTAGTCAATGAGATTGAAGCCAAGTTACAAACAGCTGTTTCATTTACCGACTCTTCACCCCAGAATTCACCTAATCCAACCGATTCAAGTAATTCTTTATTTTGAAGGATTTCTTTCTGTACTTTAGTAATTCCAGTCACCTCAACAATTTCCGCACAAAGATTAGAACTCTTAACTACACCAATGTTAGCTTGGTTTGATTTCTCATTAATTGAATCTTTATAAAGAATATATGGGGTACCAGTTTCAACTTGTGACTCAAGAACTTTATTCCATAAATCTCTAGCCTTAACTACTTTCTTACCATAACCTTTAGATTCATAGTCCAAGTAAATTTTTCTGAAATCCTCACCATAAGTCTCAGTTAAACCGGGACATTCGTGGGGACACATTAAAGTCCAATCTTCATCTAAGTCAACTCTTTCCATAAAGATATCATTTGCCCAAAGTGCTAAGAAAAGGTCACGAGCACGTAATTCTTCTTTACCTTGATTCTTTCTCAAATCCAAAAAGTCAAAAATATCAGAGTGCCAAGGCTCTAGGTAGATGGCCATCGATCCTTTACGTTTTCCACCCCCTTGGTCAACCGCTCTTGCTGTTTCATTAAAGATTTTCAAGAATGGGATAATACCATTTGATGTTCCGTTTGTACCAGCAATATAAGTACCTTTAGCTCTGATTTTGTTGAAAGCAATTCCAATACCACCAGCGTTTTTAGAGATTTGAGCAGATTCTTTAAGAGTATTAAAAATGCCTTCAATAGAATCATCTTCCATATCTAATAAGAAACAAGATGATAATTGTGGTCTACCTGTACCAGAGTTAAAAAGGGTTGGAGTTGCGTGTGTATAGTAACCCTCAGAAAGTAAATTATAAGTTTCAATTACTTTAACAAGGTTCTCACCCCAAACCTGTAACGCAGTTCTCATATACATATATTGAGGACGCTCAGCAACTTTACCATTCAACTTCAATAGGTAACTTCTTTCTAAAACTTTGAATCCAAAATAGTCAAAATTGTGGTCTCTAGAATGAACAATAGCCGAATCCAATTCATCAGCATGTTTCATAACAATGTTATAGAAAGATTGTGAAACAACTGGTGAGTGTTTTCTTGTATTTGGATCCGTGTAGTTATATAAATCTTTAACTGTTTCACTGAAACTCTTTTTAGTCTCCTTGTGTAAAGAAGTAATTGCAATTCTTGCTGCTAATGTTGCATAATCTGGGTGCTTAGTAGTAAGAGCAGCAGCAGTTTCCATAGCTAATTGATCCAATACTCTTGTTTCAATATCTGGAGTAATTCCTTCAATAACTTTTTGAGCAATCTCGAATGGTTGAATCCATTTCGGATCTAATCCATAAGTTTGCTGATTGATTCTATCCAGAACTTTATCAAGCATTACTGGCTCTTTTTTGCCGTTTCTTTTTGTGACTTTTATATTAATCATGTTAATTTATTTTTTTGTATTGATATATATCGATCTATTTTTTAATAGTTTAATCTTATGTTTGTTTTTTTCAATTTTTTGTATTACCTTAAAAAATATTTTTTATAGAAAATCTATGTGATTTAATTTATTTAGATTATACTTGAATTTGGTGTTATTTAAAATCTTTGTAATATTTTTAATATCTATTTCATAGATTTTTTCATATGAGTTTACTCTAAAAGTAGATGTTCCATAATCAGCTTCTATAACAACACCTGTAATATGTATTAGCTCAGTCACCATACCAGATGGATCTTCTCCTAAAAATTCAATCTCAGTTCCCTCATAGATATTTCTATTAGAAACTTCTTTAGAATAATTTTGTTTGCCTATATGGTCTTGTAATTCACTTATTATTAAATTTCTCCACTTGTTATCCAATAACTTGAACATATTAAATAAATTATCTGAGAAATAAACCGCTAATTCATTAAACAATTCTATATTTGTAAAACTTTCTTTTTGAAGATTAGTTTTTAACAAAAAATAATATTGATTAAAGTCAACACGAGATGGTTTTCTTCTGTTATTTAGAAAGTTAATATCTGTATGTTTTGATAATACTTCATATACTTTTTCTTTAATTCTCTTTTCTTTAATATAGTTCTCATTATCTACTGATTCAAACCAATAATGAGAAGATTTATCTACTTCAAAACTATCATTGAAGCTAGTACCAGTCATTTCAAGAGAATCTTCGGTTAAAGGGTCTTCCTTTTTACCTTTAAAGATAGAATCATATTTTAAGCTATGCTTTCCTTGAATGGTATGTTTTGACAAAACAACATCATCTGCAGGTACCTCTGGTTTCAAATCAAACTCTAAGTCTTCATCATCAATCTCAATAACATCATTTAGATGTTCATCATCATCTTCAATATCAATTGATTCAGAATCTACTTCCGCATCTGAAGTAGATTCTTCTTCAATGGGTGTAGATTCAGTTGAATCTACACTTTCTTCATTAAAGTCGTCTTCTAAATCTAGATCTACATCTTTTTTCTTTTTAGCACTCATTTGTTTTGTTTATTTTTTATTAGATAGAATCTAAAAACACATCATTTTCCAATGTTAGATATGTCGAATTCAAATTTAATCTAACTTGTGATTTTAAAAAATCACCATCTCTTTGTTTTAACAATTTAAATCTATATATACCCTGTCTTTTCATCTCCTCAGTGCGAATTATGGCAAAGAAGCTATCAGCCGTCTCCGCTATTGCCTTAGATTCCGGAACTTGTTCTAAAGTAATATCGTTTGCATTCCAAGCATCCTTTGATACCTGTACTCCAGTAATAACCGGTATTTTAAATTTAGCACCAATTGCTCTTAATCCCTCAGCTAATGATTTACCTTTTGTATAAAGATTATCACCAGCAATTCCTTTAACCGCAGCTACTAATGTTATATAATCAACAATAATTAAATCAATTTTAATTCCTTTTTTCTCTTTTAATTTCTGAACATAATTATCAAAATCATTTACAGTAGCCGTTCCAGCTGCCCAAAACTTAGTAATAATCTTACCAACTTTTTTCTCGAACAAATCACCACTGTTATTATTTTTAAGGCTTTGTATTCTTTTCTTAATTGCTTCAGTGTCTTTACTTACAGTATCATAGTCATTAATAGGAATTCTCAATCTCATAGCACCAACACGCTTCATTACCTTTCTCTCACTCATTTCAAGTGTGATATAAAGCACATTGTAACCCATATCAGCTGATTTAACCGCAAAGTTTTGCATCCACAATGATTTACCATTGTTTGTTTCAGCCATAATAACATTTAGCGTTGAAATATCCCAACCACCACCAAGCATATGGTCAATGGTTTCAAATCCTGAACGGATTTTAAATTTAGCGGAATCTTGTACGTGATTTTCTGGATCATCAAAGTCAGAACCCATATCATCATCATTAACAAAATCGGTTTTAGACATTTGGTCAACAATACTTTTAATCTTATTTGCCGCAATAACAGCTGATTCAAAGTCATTGACAGTATCTAAGTTTCTTGTTTCATCAATTATATCAACAGTACCACTTTTCAATCTATTGGAAAGAATCCAAGCATTGAATCTTGGAACAATAAAGTTAATCTCATCATATTCAATAAGATTAACAGTTAACATAGCCTTCAAAATTTCTTTAGTAATAAGACCATCGCGGTCTTCCAAAGAAACCATTTCTAAAATTTGCTTCGGATGTGGAACTTCTGCATCCGAATTTTTCATCATGTAATTTCGGAGAATTGTGTAAACAAATTGAATCTCAACATTCTTAAAGAAGAATGGTTCAACAATATCAAAATATCTCTTATTCTTGATAATATACGCAAAAAATACCTTTTCTAAAGATATTGTCATTCAATATTAATTATTTTTTATTTATAGTTGCTGGGATAGTCTAAGTTTAATACATATTGTTCATGAAATTAATTCTCATTTACCAATTTTATTAATTTGTAAATTTTACCAGTTTATATTATAATAAAAAATTAAGAAAATATCCAATTAAAATTTGGATATTTTTTTGTAATATGTGACCAATATCCACCACTAACATCATTATCAACAATAATAGTGTCACCATCTTTAAGATTTTGTAAAATCACTTCTACAACTTTTGTAGCAATACCCTTTTGATTAGTAGAATTAACTATAGATTTGATTTCTATAGCATCTTCATGAAATTTAAGTAAGAGTCCAAGAATAGAATCTTTTGAAATCAAAGAAACTTGTGGCCTGTTGAGTTTGTCTAATTCAGTAGAGGCCCATAAAAAGTTTTTAGTCACTTTAATATGTGGAAAATATGTAGATAACTCATTTGATATTTGAGTCATTAAGTTAAATTTATTGAATTCTAATATCATATGTAAGGATTTAAATCTCTAAGTGAAATTGAATTACTAATAAATGACATAAATGCGTCTCTACTTATGTTATACTCTCTAGCCATTTCATCCGAAACAACTCTAATATCTCCACGTAAATCATCAATATAATTTCTAACTATCTTTCTACAAATTTCAGTAAAATCTGAAAAGTAGATGCCTGATATATCACCATCACGGTCACGTATATTACTAATTCTATCCATGAAATTGGTAGCCTTTTCTGATCTCAACCAATCATTAACCATACCTCTTGAGTCACTAGTATCATCATAAATTATAAAAGCTAATGTTAATCCAGATAATATTTCATACACTAGTTGTACTTGGTCATCGGTTAAATTGTAATTTTCAAATCTTGAAAGGATTTCAAGATTAATAGATTCATCAATTGTCATAAATTTTTTCCAAACTAAATCAAAAAATTTTAAATATAAATCAGTACCATCTATGCCACTCATTTTGCTATCGATTTCAAATTGTCTTCTATAACCAGATGAATTTTTTAACCAAAGCTCATGAAACTTTGTTTTAGTTTCAATAATTGAATCTTTAGTAGATTGGTCAATATTTGACTCATTTACAAAGTTCATAAATTTTGTATAGTTTAATTGTTCATAAGATGATCTAAAATCAACTACACTAATCCATTTATTATCGTCACTCGGAGTCAATCCAAATAAAATAGCATCTTCTCTAAGAAGATATGCTCTACCATCTCTTTCTTTAACTAATTCGGTGAAGTTGTTAACTTTTGGTATAACATCATAATATCTACCACAATCAAAAAGCTCAAAACACCCCTGTTTTATTTGCCATTCATTCCAAAAATCTTTTACCACTAAATCATCACTGTAATATCTTTCACCACCGAGTTTATAATCTGGTGTCTTCCAATCATTCGACTTTAGCTTTGTTTCTATTTCAAATAGATTCTCATGACGTTCCATTTTTGAAATAAAATCAATTGGATGTAAGTAATCACCAATATATTTAGTTGCAACTTTAATTATTGCATCTCTATGTATTAATCCAAATTCTTTAGTATCCACAGCTTGTCTCTTATCAATCCAATCTTGCATTGATTCCGACCAAACAGCATTGTCTTGATATATCCACTCATCTAAAAATTCACATTTTTTACACATAGACTTTGGAACCCACCCAAACTTACTATCTTCTATAGCTTCCTTTCTATTAATAAACATATTTAGCTTTTTTGAGAATACATGACTTAATCTACTTGGTAATCCCTCATTATGATTTCTAATTTCAGATACAGAATAGTTTCTTGTGATATCTTTATCATGCCAATGATTAAAATTGGAAACATATCCATTACCTAAAATTTTTCCTTCTTTATCAATCTTTTCATATAAATAATTGAAACTATCAGCATATGGATAATGTTCAAAATTAACTTTATTTAAGAAAACTTTCATCTCATATTGATTTTCCGAATTTTTATGTGATGCTAATATCTTTGGATCTTTATTACATAAGTTATCAACAACCCAATCAAATAAGAATTGAAAATCAGAGTCTTGTTCTGTATAGATTCTATCTAAGTAAAACTTTTTATTACCTTGTGATGTTTCATCCAATACCCAAAATAGTGCTCTAGCTACTAATTTACCCTCATCTGTGATAATTACCATTGATATTTTATCTGGATTTTCAGCATAAATATTCATAAAGTGATTAACCTTTTCATATCTCATACAAGAACTACCTAACGTTCCTTTATCAGAGTTATAATTATTTATATTATACCATTTTAGAATATCTTTACCTTTAACAACTTCAGTTTTACGACTTACAATACCATGTTTTTTATTCCAAGTAGATTTGAAATTATTGATGAATTTTTCAACATCGGTATCTTTGAATTGGTTGTGTCCATTATCTTTAAGAATCTGATTAATCATTCTACCAATTTTAGCATTACCTTTAGTTTTGGTAGTAACATCATCACCTTTAGTTAGAAATCTTTGATATTGATTATCTGGTAAAAATGAAACCTCATCATTCTTTTCTTTATCAACATCAATTAGGTTGTAATTAGTTTTAATATCAGGTTTATCATCAATAATACTATATAAAATATCAGCTATCTTATCACCATTTGGCATATCATGTATAATGTTCTTAAATTCTTTTGATGTAACCATAACAGATTCCAACAATTGATATACTAAATAATCACTATATTTACGAGCTAATTTCATATTATTGTTCTTTTATTAAAGTATTTTTACCTAAGTCTTTACCTTCTCCATCTTTAATATCATATGGTCTAGCAAAAGTAGGTTTATCTAAATCTTTATTAATTTTAATGTTCAATTTATCTTTTAGTTTAGTAACTAAATAGTTAAATCCATTTTTTGCTAAAAATGTACCAATACCAACACCAATAGAAAGAAAATTCATTGGAAGTGTTTCAATATTAAAATCATACTTATCAATCATCCATCTAATTGCATTCATTGATGGTATTAAAATAGTTGTATAAGCAAACATATCTAAAAATCCACTTATTATATAAGGAGTATTCTTAAAAATAGTCTTAAATAAATTACCAATTGATTTGAAACAAGAAACTAATTTTTTAACAATTCCATTTCCAAATCCTCTTAATTTTAATTCTTCTAATATAGTTCTCGCATCTGCCTTAGTTACTTCACTCTTAAATGCTCCAGAACCATTACAAGACTTACATTCTTCTTCACTTCCATCTTCTTCTTCTTCTTCACCGATGTAACCCAATCCATCACAGTCTGGACATTCTACAACATCATCTCCAGCTTTATTATTCTTTTCTTCTAAGTAAGTAATAGCAAGAGCGGCAATAGTTAATAAAACTATATTCTCTGAATTCAAATCTACTTTAAGATTGCCATTTTTAATAAGATTTTCAACAACTGGATACATTGCTCTAATTCCAGCACCAAATGTAAAAACTAAACTATAGTTAAATTTCAAATCTCTTGATAAAGATTTAAGAATATTCTGAATATACGAATCATCAACAGATTCATTTAGCTTAGGATTAATAATCATTTCAATAAGTTCTTCAGCCATTTTTAATGACTCTTTGTGTTGATTATATTTTAATATTTTAGACATATTGAATATATATTAATTATTATACTTTAATTTTTAACTTTAATAAAAATGTACATTTTGGTATTAATATATATTAAAATGAAATGTATTAAATTATTTGAAAACTTCTCTGATAGTGATTCAGAAAAACCAAAAGAAAGACCTGAGAGAAAAGCAAGACCTGAAAAAAAGGACATTAAAAGATGTATTGGTCAATGCGAAAGAAAGTTTTTCTTAAAAGACGGCAAACCAGTTGTGTATTGTCCATCTTGTGATAGAATATTGAATTAAATTTTTAATATATATAGTTATATAAAAAACAAGTAAAAAACATGAAATACTTAAAATTATTTGAAGACTACAAACAAGAAGAATTGTGCAAAGAATGTGATTGCAAACTATCTGAATGTAAATGTGACAATGCTGAAGAAGCAAACGAAGCTAAAAAGGCTAAGCCAGATTTCTTAGACTTAGATAAAGACGGTGATAAGAAAGAGTCTATGAAAAAAGCAGCTGCTGATAAAAAGAAAGATGGTAAGTCAGAAAAGCCTGCTAAATTAACCGCAGCTCAAAAGAAACTTCCAGAAGGGCTGAGAAAAGCAATTGAAGCTAGAAAGAAAAAGTAATGAAACATCTAAGAACTTTTGAGAGTTTTTCTAAGTCAACCGAAGATGAAACTAAAGATTTCTTAGATCAATTTGGCGAAGACTCTGATGCAGCTAATACTATAGGAATTGGCGTTCCTTGTACAGACTGTAATTGTGTTGTAGAAGAATGTAATTGTGGATGCAAATCCTGTAAAACAAAACAAAAACACGGTGTTAGTTTCAAAAGAGAACCATATAAACAAGATTATACACCAGATAAAAAAGATGAAATAACAAAATAAAAAACCACTCATATATGAGTGGTTTTTTATTTATGATCCAACTTTGACATCTATCCGTTTAATTGCTACTTGTAACCAATCCGGTATTAAATGTGAACTATACTTTAAGATATCAGAAAAGGATCCATCTATAATAATCGTATCTGCGAAATCGGTTTTGCTCCTTACTGAACGACCAGTCATTTGTAGTAAACCACAAACAGTTTTCCAGGCATACCACTCTGGATTATTTTTCTGTCGCATTTTGTTTTTTTGTGAACCGAGGCTAGGATACGGAATTTTAGCTATAATTTGAAATCTACTTCTATCATGGTCAAATGAAACTCCAGTTCCAACAGATGGACTAACAAAAACTGTTGGATCCTCTGTTTCAAAATGTTTTCTCAACATTTCATCTTTATTACTGGATTCATGAAACACTAATCTTGGATTGTCAACGCCTCTTTGGATCCAATTTGATAACTCAAAAGAATTGGTGTGAATGATTCCTTTTTTACCTTCATACTTTTTCAACAACTTATGTAAATAAGTAACATAATTCTTAAATGTTTCTTCTTTTTTAGCATAAGACATTTTACCCAATGGCATATAATATATTGGTCTGTTTTCAACCGGAAACGGTGATGGTACAGAATAGTAAACTGTTTTATCTTCATCTAATCCATTTAATTCTGAAAATAATCTTTTATCTAAAATAGTACCAGACATTAAGATAACCATATCATACTTACTCCAAACATACTTATCTAAGTAGTCATAAGCCCAAATTGGTTCTAATGATAATTCTTTTTGATCTGTTTTTTCATTGAAATAAGTTTCAAGTACCCAATTGTGTGGATTTTCTTTATATTCTTTTAAGAAAAGGTCAATTTTTAATTGATATTGTTTTAAGTCACTTATAACTTGCATCAACTTAACATCGCTATTTCCACCAACACCAGTTATCTTAGATATTCTTAAATCTCTTTTATCTTGTTTAATATTTCTACCACCTTGCATAGACTTATCAACATCATCAATGGTTTGAATAACCTCACCTTTAAGATACTCTAAGAAAGTAATATACTGAGTAATAGTTCCAACTTTTTTAAGTTTCTTTAAGATATCATCCTCATTAGTAAACTTCAATTTCTTAACAGTAGTTTCTGTTATTTTAATAGAAACAAAATCACTCATTACATCATCAAATTCGTGGCAATTACTAACACAATGATTACTTGCAAAATAATTGTGATTGTCTTTTATATGTAAATTATAAACATCTTCTTTATAATCTATTTTTTTAATACTTTTAATTTTCATTTCTCAAACTGTTTTAAATTTTTAACTATCTTATCTTCACTTGGTTGCCCTTTTACTATACTTTCATTATAGTTTCTGATAAACCACTTATCTGTTATTATTACAAATTTATAGTCTTTTAGATTACACCACTTTTTAGCATATCTAATTTTAGTTCTAACTTTATGGTCATCAATATTTGATAGAGGTTTTATCTCATATAAAATCTTATTTTCAGTATCAACAAAATCAACTATATAATTATGTTGTACTCCTTTGTATTTGTATGGAATAACAACTTTCTCATAAATCAAATCAACATTAAATAATTGAAAATAAGCTTCCCAGGTGGATCTAGTTTTAGTTTTGATAAATTCATTTCCTCTGTAAAATTCTATTTCACATCTCGATTTAGCCCAACTATTAGTAACATTAGGTATAAATTTACCATCTCTTATATTGGCCTTCATCTTAACTGAATTTTTATTACACATAGATTTAAAAGTTTCACTACTCATCCTATGACTTGTATTATTTTCACCAAGTTGTCTATCCGAAATTGATTTATAATTACACTTAGGATCATCACAGAACTTATAAATTCCATATTTTTTTCTAATTAAATTAAAATCTTCTCTATTTGGGAACAAACTTGTAATTTTTCTTTTATTTGGACAATTTTTACTTTTACACTTCTTATCCCAATGTTCTGTTAAAAATTCAAAACAAGTTTTAATTTCATCAAATTTTAATTTATAACCTAATTCTAAAAATATCATATTTAATGATGATATCTTATCCCTTTCCAATTTCTTATAAATAAATCTGTCTTTAATACTTGAGATATAATCATATATTTTATTCTTCTCCTCTATTGTCAAATTCATGGGATTCTATTTTTTCATTTATATATAAAATCTCATCTTCTTCATTCAAATCTTCTACTTTTTTCCAATCACCATTTAATAACTTTACTTTGTGATTACCTGTTATTTTTAAATTGTCACCATTTTCCATTTCAATCTCATACATCTGTTTGCCTTTATTTAGGTTCCTATGCAATTTAACAACTGGCTTTATTTCTATATCACCACTGTCCTCATTTATAGTTTTAACTAAATCACCAATCTCTATATCTTTTATCTTTTTAAAACTTCCATCAGATAAAGTTATTTCAGTATCAGGATGAAGACACTCATCTACAATTAAAACATTAGCCTTTCTTTGATCCATAACTCCATTATTATAAAGAGCATATATTAAATATAAGTAAAAATTAGTTAAACTAACTCTACCACCAATGTATCCACCTTTGGCATCATCATACGGACAAAAATCACAACTGGTTTTATTTAGTCTATTAAACTCTTTACCATTTGCACAAGAACAAGCGTATTGAGCACACTCATAATTTTCTTTACCTTTTAGATTATTGATGGATTCATATGTATCATCATATTGGTCTTGTAGAATTTTACCAGCAGTTATAATATCAACTTTTGATCCAACATCAATTTTTGAGGTATACCAATCAGATATCATCATAGCTAAGTGACTTTTACCACTACCGACCGGCATATTTAATAGGAAAAACTTAGTATCTGGTTTATCACTCTTAGTCTTTATAATGAAGTCAAGTGCGTCTGTTTGTTCTTGACGTGGTGTATATTTGATTAAATCTTTCTTAATTGACATAAAAGTTATATAGTCAATATTTAGATTAGTTTAATTAATATATACAAATATGAGATATCTACAAATGTATGAAAATTTTGACAAAAATCAAAAAGATGAGACTTTATACATCTTTGACTTTGACGATACCATTGTGGATAGCCCAAGATTTGAAGAGTTAGCAATCGAATACCTTAAAGAAAGTGAAACAATTGGAACTCTTTTGCAAAAATCTGTAAATCAAATTAATATTACTTTTCGAGATTTAAAAATTGAAGATGGTAGATTATATGTAAATGATCCAGATGAAAAAATCAAATTAAAAGGAAACTGGGTTAGAAAGAAAAAACGTGTTTACTTAGTAGCTCCTGATAGATTCTATTTTAGTGATTTAAGTCTTCCAAAATCACCAACTAAGTTATCAGAACTTTATAATCAAGTTGAAAATAAAGCTATCGTAACTGGTAGAATGAAAGTAATGAAATCTAAAATCGAAAAGGTTTTAGATGAATTTGGATTAGAACAACCAAATCATGGACTTTTTTGTTATCCATTAGGTGATGAAACCACTGATAAGGTTGCAATCTGGAAAGGAAAGACTATTGTTCAGCTAATCAAAGATACTGGTTTTAAGAAAGTTAAATTCTACGATGATAACTCTAAATGGGTTAACAAAGTTGTCGAAGCCGTTAAGAGAGACTTGCCTGAAATTGATTTTGAAGGAATTAAAGTTAAATAATTATAACTCAGCTTCTAACATTTTAATTTCATCTAAAACTTTTTTTAGTTCATCTTTTTTAGACATCATTATTTTTTTATTTTTCTTTCTATCCGCATAAACATCTTCCAACATTTTAATTGTAGGTGAGTTTCTTTTTTCAAAAACAACTCCATTTACACAAACAACATGGTTACTGTTTATTTTAACCCCATTATCACAATACTCTTTATTATTTGGATTTTGTATTCCTATAAAATTTTCAGGAGCGATATAGAACTGTCTCTGAGTAGTTGGATAAAGTGATGCAAAATCATAGGTTACACACCACTGATTCATACCAGTTACCGGATCCTTTACCCAACCACCAGCAATACCAACATTTTCACCAGGCTCTTTATCACCTCTAAATAAAACTATATTTTCTTGTTCACGAAATCTATTTCTGAGAACACCCTCTGTAATAGCTAAAGAACCAAGTGCATTATTCATCTGTGAGATAACATCCACAATCTTTATTTGCGCAAGTGATGAAATCGCATAAATAATTGAGATATAGTTTCTGGATTCATGTATCTTTTGTACTAACACGGAGTCAACCGCGTTATAGTACATAAATGTTTCAAAGTCATCCTCATACAATCTTTGTAGTGAACCTGTATATTTAATCTTTTCAACCCCAACTAACTTACTAGACACGAAATCCAATGAAGATGATTCTTTTACTTTAATTGATGTGTCACAGATTTCATACAACTGCATATAGTCAAAAATCATTCTATGTGCTGGCATTTCTTCATTTGACATCCAAACCTTATTTAATCTTTTTGTTAAAGAAGCAACTGCTGGATTAATATCATACTCTCTACCATTAACATATTTTTTAAGCTTTCTAGCACGATTCACTAAATAAACCCAGTCATAGTTAATAAAGTTCCAACCAGTGATGAGTGGCATTTTTGGAATCATCTTATAAAAGAAAGCATACATCATATCAAATTCATCTTCATATTTGATATATTTTAGTTTATAATTAGAACCAAACTTAGCAAAGTACTTATTAGTATTATCTTTAATACGCTGTTGCATATCTTCTGGCATATCTTTTAATCCAAGTAGAATGATTTTATCATCATATACAATTGAAATAGATAGAACTTTTGTGGGAGCTGTCTCAGCATCAGGAAAACCATCAACAATCTCAGTCTCAATATCGACAAAGTAGATATTTGGAAGATTATACTCAAATATCTCTTCTTTTTCCTTTTCTGGAAGAGAATCTAAGAACTCATAGATAGCATATCTATCTGGAGTATTCACTTCCTCGTGTTTAACATTCTTACCATCCCAAGATTTGAATGTTGGATGACGGTCTTTATCATCATCATCACAAACAATATATTTTTTGGGATTCTCCCATTCGTAATATTTTAGTTTTATATCGCCGGTTTTATCAACATAACTTACTACTAATCGCTTACTATTATTTAAATATTGTGTATCTACTAACATTAATTTATTTTTACTTTTGTTTTTATATCATGAAATCTGCATATTGTTCATGTTTTAAAATAAAAAACCCTCTTTTTTAGAGAGGGTTTGAGTTTTAGAAATCAATATCGAAAAAATCTAACTTATTACCACTTGAGTCAGTGACCATTAAATCAGAGTTTCTTAGAATCTGTGCCTCATAATATTTACCAACACGGAATAAAGTTCTAATAAAAGGAATATCATCACTATTTTTATCAATTCTTTCAGAGTCAATCATTAGACAAAGAACTCTTCTATCATCTTCTGGGTTATAGTTGATAACATTTTCATCCATGTCTTTCTCTGCTCCTTTCTTAGCATAACAAATAAATTTGGTTTCTAATGTTTCACCAGAAACAACATATTTAATATTGACATTTGTATCTGGTTTAATATCTACTTCCTCATTTAGATATACTCTAACCCAAAAGTAAACTTTCTGAGATTCTACTATTTCATTTCTTGGTTTAAAATCAACACCACTATAATCAACTTTATCTAAATCAATTGACTTAGCTTGTTCAACTAAGCTATTAACATAATTTTGTTGAATTTCTTTTCTATCCGGAAAGGGATTAAAAACTCCAGGTTTATTCATTTTATAAAATAATATTTTTTATTTATATTATTCTACTGGTAGTTTGTTTGGATTTTTAGTAAAATATCTAAGTGCCTGAATCATTGAAAATTCTTTACCCTTTATCTCATTATAGATTAATCTAAAGGAATATTCTAAGGTAGCAGAAGTCATCTGTAGATAATAATTGATTTCATCTTCATCATTATATTCTGGAAATACTATCTCAAACATCTTAATGAATTTTGATAATCTATCTTTATCAAAACTTGGATATTTTGTATTATACTCACTAACACCTTCACAAAATTCAATTAGTGAATTCTCAAATATTTTTTTAATTTGTACTTTTAGTAAATTTGATTGAACATGATTTCTATAAATATTCTCAGCTGATAAAAATGCCAAATCAAATATAGTGTTATTGCCTTTTACTTTAATATCCAAAGAGTCATTAAATATTTTTAGTGCATTACTAAATCCACCATTATCAATTATTGTATTATTATTAGAATAGAAATTTTGACTATCTTTTAGTCTAAAGTTTGCAGATTCTAATTCTTCTATAACATCATCAGAATTTTCCTTTTCTTCTAATGATTTTAACATTTCAACATAATGTACATTCATATAAACCTTTTTATAATAATCATCTATTAAAATAAATTGAGTAGAATCATCTTTTATACTTAATTGATAGAACTTAATAAGATCAGAAGTAGCTATACAATCTTCATTTTCAACTTCATCACCAATTGAGAATATTTCTTTATATCTTGGTATATCAGATTTTTTAACCTCATAAACACATTTCACATAGTCTTTATGATACCATCTACCATTTATTTCTTTCATAAGTGATTTCAAGTACCAACTACCATCCATTTCATCTTCAGCAATTAAATCATGATCTTTTGGAAACCAATCTGTATCTCTTGAACTTATATAAACTTCAACAGAGTCATCTTTTGGTAAGTTATCTGATAAAGTTTCAGAATAAACACTATCCCCATCACATATTTCTGAATTATGATATTCACTCCAACAACAATTATTCATAGGTAAGTAAGACTGATGATACTCTGACCAAATTACTTCTTCTTCTGGATAAGATTCATCTATCCACTCACAATAAACTAGATTCTGCCTATCAAAACCACCACCAGTATCTTGACAGTATAAAAGTTCTCTTTTAACATCAACACTCGGCTCATAATTATACAGCTTTTTATTCACTGTATAATAATAAGGCATAGTATCCATATATGGGTAATATTCATATTCTTTAGTATCACTTTCTAATTGCACCACAAGCCTACCAGAATATTTCTTAAATGATAACTCACAATTTTTTTCCTTAACCCAATTTAACATCATTTCTTCTTCAGAAGAATCAGTATAATAAATTCTATCTAAATATGGACCTTTATCAGTTTGCCAAAGTAAAGCTCTTGATACAAGTTTTTCTTCACCATCTTCAAATTTGGTTAATATTAAAAGATTACAAACACTAGGATTTTCAACATAAATATCTAAGTATTTTTGACACTCTTCATATCTCATACAAGACTTACCGAGTGTGCCATATCCACTTGATGTTTTTTCACAATAATTATCACCTAAATACCAAAATCTAATATCCTCACCTTTAACCAATCTGATTGGATCTTTCTTTTCTTTTTTGGATTTATTTGTATTATAAGCAGCTTTGAATTTATCAACAAACTTACTTAATTCGACATCAGTGTATTCTTTACCATTATCTTTGAGAATCTGTCTAATAATTCTGGATATATTAGTTTTATTATTTTTATCCGAGAATAAATCTAAAGGATTAATACCAGACTTTATTTTATTTTGAAATTGATTATCTGATACAAAGTGCAATCTATCATTAGTATCTGATAGGTCTATGGCATTATACTGAGTTTTAATGTCTTTATTAACTAACTCTAAAAAATCTTGGGCGATTTTATCGTCAATTTTCTTCAATATTTCTTCGAAATATCCAGAAGTAAATAGAACAGATTCCAATAAAAACTGATAATAACCTTTAATCACAATTTTAAGTGTATTGATTTTAATATATATATTAAAATTATCCACCGAGAAACTATGCTTAAAAAGTTCAATGAATATTTTGTTCAAGCACAATTTGAACCAATTAAATCTTTTTATCTTAAAGATGACTTAAACCGTGATGTTTGGGATGATAATGATAAATTGGATGAAGATATTAGAGAGCAATTAATTAGGATTGGAGAAGACTTTTATGAAGGATTAGAACTATCTGCTGAAATTGTAGATATTGCTTTCTGTGGTTCATTGTGTAACTACAATTGGTCAGAATATAGTGATGTTGATTTACATATTATTGTTAAATTTGATGACATCAATGAAGATCACGAGTTGGTTGAAAAAATGGTAGACTACGCAAAGAAAGTTTGGAATGAACAACATGATATCACCATTAAAGAATTTGATGTAGAAATAGCTGTCCAAGATGAGGAAGATTTATATGGCGCTATTGAAGGTGGTAGAATGGGTGGTGTTTACTCATTATTAAATGATGAGTGGATTAAGAAACCAAATAAAGAAGATTTTACACCAGATGAAGATTTAATTAGAAAGAAAGCTTCTGATATTATGACCACGGTTAAGGAATTAGAAGAAGATTATGGATCAGGTGTTGAATATGATGAATTAATGAAAAAACTTAAAAAAGTTTGGAAAAAAGTTAAAGATGGTAGACAAGCTGGTTTAGATAGAGAAGGAGAATACTCAATTGAGAATTTAGTTTTCAAGTTATTGAGAAGAAATGGATATATCCAAAGAATTATGGATGTAAGAAGAAAAGCATATGATAAACAATTTAAATAATTATGTCAAATATTAAGATAAAAGAAATTGAAGAAACCTTCAAACTCACTTTTGAAGAAGAAGAGGGTAAAGTTAGCTCTATTGAAACTGTTTATGAAATGTCGGAAAATGAAGACTTTTATAAATTAGTAATATCAATACATAATCTTTCTATTGAAGATACTTTAATTATACACACCAAATTTATTTTTAAGACTGATTTAAAAAAACAAAATATCATTGATGATTCTTTTATTTATTTATATGATATCAATTGTATATACCATAAAGTTGAGTTCAAAAATGTAATAGACTTAAAAAATAAAATTGAAGATATTATTAAATCTAATGATTTTGGTGAAGATATTCAAATTCTTTCCGATTTTATCGAAGCACCGGCTATGTTCTTGAATTACTATATGAAAAGAGCTAAGATTACAGATTACAGTATTTTTGATGTTATTTATGATCCTAAATTCAAAACACAACCTTGTGATAAGACTACATTTGACTTTGATATCAATATTAATAATAACTATAATATTCATTTATCTATTTCTAAAATAGAAAGAAAAAATGATGATGATATTGATACTTATAAATTTCAATTTAGATTCTTAGATGAATATAAAACTGTTACAAATGATACATTAAATAATATACACTTTATCATTGGTAGTAATATTGCCAAAATATTAGATGAAAAGTTGAAATAATAAAAATAATATATACATATATAAAATAACTCAATAACTATGAGAAAAGACAATACACAAAACTATCAAACTCCAAACACTAGAATACAACATTTTAGTGATTTCACCGCAAATGCTGGTGCTGAAAAGAAAGAGTTAGGTGATGTTAAACGTTCATTTATGGATAATGAGGATAATGTCCATAATTTACCAAATTTAACTAAGATGAAGTATAATAAAGTTACACATAAAATGGACACCTTATCTAAAGATGAGGTAAATGATAAAATTGACTCACTAGGTGATGTTAAAGAACCATCTCATAAATTTAAAATTGCCGATGATGAAGTAAATCCTAATCATAAATTTCAAAACAACACAGAAGTTAAAGAATCAAAGATAATCAAATCATTTGAAGCTTTCGGAGCTGGTTTTGTTGATAATCCACAAATTCCACAATTAAATAAAAATATGGAAGTTGATACACCAATGGAAGATGAAATTGAAGGTGGGTGTGGATGTTGTGATGATTGTACTGGTGACATGGGATGTCCTTGTGGATGCGAAGATTGTACTTGTTCATCTGATGTTGATTATAGTGATGAAATGGTTAGTTATGAAAATAATGAAGATGTTAAATCATATATGTTTTTTGGTAATCTACAAACAGTTCATAGATTGTCTTGTGAATTATCAGAGTATCCAGAAGAACAAGTGAATAGTCTATTAAATGAAGGTCACAATTGGGCAGAAGACCATATATCAGTAACTAAAGAATTAGTTAGTCATGTTTATAACTTTTTAATGAATAAAGGGTTAAATGAACATTTAGATGTGAGTGGTGTAGAGCACGGTGGTGGTAACAATTATATGTTCTTTGCTAATCTTAAAAACATTTCTAAGTGTTGTGAAGAAATACTTGAGATGGATAGAGATGTGATAGATGAACTATTAGAAAATGGACATGATTGGGCAGAAGATCATATGGCTGCTGCAAAAGAAGATATAAACCAAGTTTACGACTGGTTAAAAAGTGAAATTTAAAAATGCTAAAGAAATATACAGACTTTTTATTTGAATCATTATTATTAGAATCTACTTTGATTTATTCTGATAAATTTAAGAATTTACTCAAAGAAATAGATTCTCCAATAGCTAAAGCTTTACAAGATATTGAAAGTAAAGACTTAACTGTAGCTAATAACTATATTGATGTATCTGATGATAAAGAACAAATTTCTTTTATACCGGATAGAAGAGCTCAACAAATATTAAGTCCTGAAAATTTAGAAAAATTTGCTATTTATAATGGTGATGGTGGTATACTAACTCATGGACCATCAAATACCGCAATCTTTGACTTATTAGATTATCAACCAACCGGTGATAGAATGTATAGACCAGAAGTAGGAACAAAAGGTGAAGTTTTATCAAAAGCAGTTGGACCATCATCTGGTAAAACATATCTTAAAATACAATTTCCAGATGGTATATCAGTTATCAACCAGGAAAAAATTAAATATGAAGATGTAAGTAAATTACCATTTACACAAGGTCGTCAAAAAATCAGAATTGGTAGAGGAATTAAAGGTCTTCTAGCAGCAGGTGGCGCTACTTTTACTGATACCGAATTAGAAAAATTTGTAAATCTTTACAAAGCTGAAATTGAAAAGATGAATGATGTCTTTAGACATTTTGAGTTAGTGGAAGGTGATGATATTGCTAATTGGTATAATTATAACAATTATGAATTAGGAAGAAATAAAGGGCCATTAAGTGGATCTTGTATGTGTTCAGTTCCATCAAGTTACTTTGAAATCTACACAAGTAATCAAAATAGTTGTGAGTTATTAATACTTAAAACAGAAGATGGTCAGAAAATAAAAGGTAGAGCATTAGTATGGAAATTAAAATCACCAGAAGGAATTACTTACATGGATAGAATCTATACACATAATGATTCTGATGTAGAGTTATTCAGACAATATGCTAAGAAGAATGGTTGGTATTATAAACCAAATAATAACCATATGACTAGTAATGATATGGTATCACCTGATGGTTCAGTTGTTAGAATGGGAACATTAGTGGTTAAAGTTAAAAGAGGTGGATACGGAAGATATCCTTACTTAGATACACTTAAATATTATAACCCGGAAAATGGAACTTTATCCACTGAACAGATGGGTGATTGTTATACATTAGAAGACACAGGAGGTTCATATACAAATAATGATGATTGTGATTTTTGTGGTGGAGATGGTCGAGTAGATTGCCCGGATTGTGACGGAGATGGCGATTTTAGATGTTCAGAATGTGACGGAGATGGGGATATTGAATGTTCAGGATGTGATGGACATGGAAAAGTAGATTGCTCAAGTTGTGATGGAGAAGGAGAAGAAGAGTGCTCATCTTGTGATGGTACTGGAAAAGATGGTGATGATGATTGCTCAGATTGTGATGGTAAGGGTAAAATTGAATGCTCAAGCTGTGATGGAGAAGGTAAGAAAGAATGTGATGAGTGTAGTGGCAATGGTACAATTGGATGTGATAATTGTGGTGGAAATGGTAGAGAAGATTGCTCCAACTGCGATACTTCCGGAAGAGTAGATTGCCCAGAATGTTGATAATAAAACTATGGAAAATATTTTAACATATGAAGATTTTGTAACCGAGAGTTACAATAAACCAAGAAAGGGCATGAAAAGAAGATGGTCAACTAAATATAAGAAGGCCATCAACTGTTCAAACCCCAAAGGCTTTTCTCAGAAACAATTTTGTAAAAGAAAAAGAAATGGTGGAAAATACAAATCTTAAATAGATATAGAAGGATTGATTTTATCAACTCTTTTTTCATGCCTACCACCCTCAAATTCCGTGTCTAAAAATACCTCTACTATTCCAATTGCTTCTTCAATTGAAATAAATCTAGCAGGTAAACACAAAACATTAGCATTATTATGTTGTCTAGCTAGTGAAGCAATCTCACTATTCCAACAAAGAGCAGCTCTAATATCTCTCCATTTATTCGCAGTCATACAAATACCATTTCCGGTACCACAGATTAGAATACCAATAACAGATTCTTCATCTAAAATTGAAGCAGTAACAGCATGTGCATAATCTGGATAATCTACACTTTCAGTAGATTCAGGTCCAAAATCAATTACAGGGACTCCTTGTTCGGAAATCCAATTAATTAAGGCTTCTTTCATTTCATAACCAGCATGGTCAGATCCAATTGCAATCATAATAATTCATCTAATTTTCTATCTCTATTAATTTGGACATATTTAGCATTATATTCATTCACATAGTGAAGATTAATAAAGTTATTTTTATTTAAAACAATTTGATAATTTAATTGTGATATAAATTTCGGCCCACTCAACGAAGTGGTGTTAATATTTGAAGCCACCGGTTCATCAATTTCATAATTATAATTAAATGAGTCTTCTTTACCACAAATGATTGTCTTATCATCCCATCGCTTGAAAGCATCTATATAAACAGATATACCTCCAATTTCACCTAATTTATAAAAAGTATTACTATTACTTACCTTATTTATAGATTCATTGTGGAATAAAACAGATTCTTGAGCAAACATTCCAATTTGAGATGAACAAATGATAAAATCAAAGTTATTTTCTTTTAGATAATGATAGAGTACACCCATACCATCCGATTCGGATAAATTCATAACATCTAAGAATTCCTCTGATGTAGATTTCATTTCCTTAAATATTTCTTTATGAAATGATTGAGACAATTCTTGTATCAATAAAGAATTATATTTCGCATCAATATCTAATTTTAGATTAAATGCGTTTTGAAGTGATACCATTTCATCTCTAGTGATAGACATAGATACTTGTATTTTCTGTGATACCGGGAGTCTTTTATCCAACACTCCTAATTTTAATAATTCTGAATTAATTTGCATCTATTAAAGTAAATCTTTTTTCACCATCTTCTGATTCAGAATTCCAAATCTCATATGGTCTAACATACACCGAACCAAAGTTCAGTGACTTATACACAACCAATCTTTCTTGTGTTTCTGTGTGTACTGCCATTGATATAATCTCATAGGTACCACCTTTGTAATGTTTATAAACTTGCCCCGGTAGTGGATACATCTTTATTAGTTAATTTTTTACCAGTAGTTGGATCGTAATTTAGAATTAACATCTCAACACCTTTTGCTTGTTCTTTCTTTGTATCAGCGTTATTACCACCTTGTGCTGAACTTCTAAATACTTCTTTTTCAGTCCAAACATATTGGTCTCTTGGTAACAACTCTTCCAACAAAGGAAAATAATAATAAGAAAGCGACCAACGACATTTAGTTGTTTTCAACAATTCCAACAATCTTCTATGAGAAGCTGGTCCAAATACACCTTCTTTATCAGCACCATACCAAAATAATCTCTTAGCATCATCTTCACCTTTAGATTCATCAAATCGAGCATATGGTGGGTCTAAATACAAATAAGTATCTTCCGAGTCATACTTAGTAATCAATTCTTCAAAGTCAATATTATAAAACTCGGTGATTGATTGTAATTTTTGAGTATAAGTATTCTTCTTTAATTTAGAAATAAGAACTTCTAACTTCAAACGGTCTTTATCTTTTTTATAACCGGAGAAACCACCACCTCTTGGGTACACGCTCGAAAAACTTGATGTAATTAAGAAGGCATAAATAGCAGCTTTTTCAAAATCACCAATTTCAAAATTCATATTATCAAGAAATTCATTTTTTGTATATTCTTGATATACTTTTTTGTAAAAATCCCATTTTTTGATTGGATCAATTTCGTTTGTGTGTAACAAAGTATTTTTAAGGTCCTCTAAATAAGGTAAAAATTTACCAGGTTCCGAACAACATTTATAAAGATTAACTTGATGACGATTTTTATCATTATAAATAACTGTATCAAATTTCAAAGATTCATCATCCATATATGTGGCCATTGATCCAGAGAATGGTTCAATATATGTTTTTATTTCACTTTTTGGAATTTTTGAATTTATAAATTCCTTAAATGCTGAGGAGCTTTTTCCTCCAAAATACCCATATAATGCCATGTTAATTTTATTTTATTTTTTATTTATATCAGAATCCTATAAGAAGTTTTTATATTCTTCTTTAATAAAATTTTTATATCTAGTCATCAATTTTATACAATCATCATCTATTTTGTTACCTCTTGATATATTAGTAATTTTTTCAAGTGGTCTTAAATTATCTAAAGAATTAGCAATATGAAATGGAGTATCATCTTTGAATAAGGAGACATGAACTATATGGTCAATTTGCCATTTTTTTCCATAATTTTCCCAACTAAGATCATCATAAAATTTACTCTCTAAATTTGATTTTAGTTCATCAGGAGTGTATTTTAGTAAATTATACGTTTTGTCTATTTTAAATAAAGTTTTTCTATTCAAATAGTTTTTTAATACTTGTCTCCAAGCATGAATATGTATATTCTTTTTATAATTATTTTTATCTTTTTGTCTTCTATCCTCAATCCTTTTAGAATTTCTGATTTTCCTATCGATATCTCTACAAGATTTACAAATGTGCATATATCTTCCATTTTTAATCAAATAGTCCGACAATTCTCTGTTAATATTACATTTTATACAATTTATGTAACCTCTTTCTTCTATTTCTTTTGTTATCTTATCATATTTTTCTTTTGTTTTTAACTTATTTTCTTCACTTCTATTGAATTTTTCATCACCATAGACTTCTTTAAGTGTTAGTTTATTTTTAAATTGAGCACAAGATGAATTACAAGTGTAGATATTATATCTTTTAATATTTTTATTATATTTTTGGTAAGCCAAAAACTTCTCACTTCCACAAATATCACACTTAACATTTATTTTTAAATTTGACTCAACTGGTAGTTGATTTACTGGTATTTCAATTTTATGATTACACTTTATATCCTGATATCCTAAAGATTTATAATATTCTATATTTAGGTGTGATATTGTTGTTTTAATGTATTCATCCAGAATCATAACTTTATTTACATTTTTTATATAACTTATATATAAAAAATATCACTTCCTTATGGAAAAATATAAACAAACAAAAAAGAAATATAACTCAGACAAAACTTTTGTTCAGATATCAAAGGATCTACACCAAAAGTTAAAAGATCATTGTAAGGAAAGTGGAATAAGTGTTAAAGACTTCTTGGAGAATTTAATTTCCAAAAACATATAGTTACCACCAAAGCCAATTTGCGCTCTTGTAATTATCTACAAATTCTACATCTTTATCTTTATATAAAATATTATGTAAAGTTTGTTTTGATTTTGCTCTTTGAGAACGATTCAAAGTTTTTCTAAAGTGTTTAGGAGCATTGTGATAATTTCTTTTCTCATCATAAAAATTATGAAGAAGTTTAGATTCTAATTCAGATTCCTCTTGTTGAAGAATTTCATCAATTAACTTAACTTTAGTTCTATACTCTTTAACATAGGTAATATCCCAATAAAAACTAGGAACAGTACAATAGTACCAAATGCCCCATCTACGGGTGTATGGGTCTTCTTTGAAGTGTTTTTGTACTTGAGAAGGAAGTAAATCATAAGCATATTGACTGATACTTGAAATGTGTGGCTTGTGATAAATTGAAAAAGTCTTCTTTTTATCCCAGTCAAATAACTCAATTCTACGAGCAAATGAAGTAGTACCAAAGTTATCACAGATAGTCCAAAAAACCCAATCATCTTGACGGTTTTGGATATCTTGACGTGGTTCAAGTTTGGCAATATAACCAATAAATTCTGGTTCTGGAAGTTCTATCCATCCAAGGTTACGTTGTGCGTTTCTATTTTCGAGCAACTCTTTTTTAAGGCGAAGGTATTCCTTCTCTTTAAGAAATTGTTTATTTCTCTTTTTCATTATGTTTTGTTAGTTTTTTACTAACAAAACTTCAATTCCTTATTGTAGATATATTTTTTCATAATGTATTAAAAAACCCACTTAATTTTTAAGTGGGTTTGATTTGTGGAGGTGTCGGTGACGAAACCGAGTCTTCCTTAGTTAACGCAAATTATTCATTCACAGGCTTAGAGAATTTTTCTAAATTCTTCAAAATATAAATTTTTATTTTTACGAGTTTCAAACTTAAACTTTCTCGGAACTTTTACAGAGTTCTTACTGTTGGAAACCTATTAAGCTAATACAGCTACTTCGTTTGCCTTTAAGATGTTGTTGCGTAGAGCAAATACTAAATCTTCTTTGCCTGCTACTTCAGTTGTTTTGCCGTTTAAAGCGTTTGATACCGTGATTTAATCGGTTAGATATCATCCGATGCCTGCATAATTAACCTTACCCTACGAATCAATACTAATCACCCCCGTGTTAATTACTTTTACAAAGATATATATAATATCCTAAAAATCAAAAAAAGTTTAATTTTTTAAAAATTAAAATGGAACATCATCTTTCTTAAATGAACCACTCTTTTTACTATCATAGTAAAAATCAACAGTTAATAATGGATGACCTTCTTTAGTTTCCCATAAATCCATTTCGGATTCATATTGAATAAGTGTATCAGTTGTTAACTTCTTCAAAAAACCCATAATTTTCATTAATTTATTAAATCTCTCAGTTTTGTTCAAAACAAACTGAATACTTAAATCATAACCATCAGTAGTAACATAATAGTTTTCAATATTAGCTAACTTAATCATTTGTCTAATTAAAGATGCTAAATGTTCTAAAACATCATCGGATGTTGGATCATTGTCTCTACGATCGTAGTCTTCTTCATCTTCGTCATCATAATCATCATCATAGGGGTCATCATACATAGATTCTTCATCTTCACCACCATAGTATTCACTATCACCAAAATCAGAGCTATCTGATGTATTATCAAATTCATCCTCTTCTCCGCGTTCTTCATTTAGAAGTTCTTTATAGTTTTTTAGTTTCATTATTCAAGTTCTATTTTTATATGATCATCGTAGAATTTAATATCTGGATCTAATTTATATGTAGTAAACAATTGTTGTAATTGTGTTAAGTCTTTATAGAAGTGATTAATATCATTATCATTTATTTCTAAATCAATAACTAATTTACCATTCTCACCTTTTATACTATCAACATTATAGAAAATTGATTTCTTAAATTGCTTGATTAATCTATTATACTTTCTAGCAATTGCATCATCAAATCCGATCTTTCTTTTAACCTCTAATTTATCCCAATTAGCTGCAACACAAGCTTGAGCCAATCTTTCTAAATAAGTAATATTTTGCAATTCATCATGTGTGTGTTCATTAAAATAACCAACCGATACGTTAGTACACTCTCCAATCATATCAATAAAATTAGCAGAATCCGTAAATACACCAGTTGGATCTAAATTTAATTTCAATCCACTTTTATTTAATTCTTTACAAAGAGACTCTGCAAATTCATTAGAACAACAAGGAATACCCATCTGTGATGTGATTACCGAATAGTAATTTCTTCTATCAAAAGATACCATTTTCTTAATATCCTTCATAAATTCATACGAATCATAGTCCATTGCAACTTTACCAGAACCAACACCACCTCTTTCTTCACCATAGAAGAACCAATATACACCGGGTATTTGTTTATCAATCATATACATAAGAATAGCAACTCCTGATTTATCATCAGCTCCTAAGATAGAAGTACCATCCGTCATTATAAAATCTTGACCATCTTTTTTATATCCAACTAATCCAACTTTATCTTTTGTTCTAGAAGCAGTATCTAGGTGACAAGTAAAAGCGGTATCGGAGTTACCAATTATTGTGTAATAATTACCATATTTATCTCTTGTTAATCCAGGTGTTATAAAAGGAACAACTTCTTCCTCATGTCCCATCGGATAAGTTTCGGTAACAAGTGAAATAAATGTTTCTCTAACATTACTTGGTTCGTACTTAAACTCTCTTGGTGTAATTAGGTTACCAACTTTAGACTCTTTACCCGATATTTTGCCAATAATTTTATTATAAGATTGTGTAAATTTAAAAATTTGGTCTTGTGTAAACTTTTCTTTGAAGAAGTATCTAATAAACTGAGCCACTTTAATTTGACCAGGTTTAGATCCGGTCTTAATATCAAAATACCATTCTTTATCCGAAATGTCTAATTCTGTAATACCCATTACATTTTTAATATCTGGGTTAGAATCCAAAGAGTATAAATCCCAAACAATATCACTACCAGGTCTTATCTTATCTAACATTTGCCAGAAATCATCAGTGAACTTAATTAAAGTTGGACCACTTTGTTGCTCTATTTGTTGGTTTTTGTAAAATCCCATTTCCTTTTTTGTTTCCTTTTTATTAGCCTTTTCATTGAAGATGTGTACAAATGCTTCTAAATCATCTTCATTCACATAATCATTTCCTAAAACTTGCTTTAATAAATCAGAAGTCATATTTTCTTTTCCCAAAGTCACTCTTTGTGAAGAAGGAACATCACTTCTATTCATTGAAGCTTGAAGACCGTTTATTATTTTTCTAAAGAAATGTGAATATCCCATTTCATCAAAAATATCTAATGCTCCTTTAGTCAAATAAACTGCCTTCACTTGTATATATTATTTTTTAGATACGGTTATTTCATAAGCATTGTTATAATCAACCTTAACTTGTCCAGGATTCATACCTTGTTCTTTTTTAACAAACTTCTTTTTACAGTAAACAATAAGAACATCTTCTTTATCCGACTTAGAATTCTTAGCAGATATTTGTGCTACCTTTTTAATAACTTCTTTTGTTGGTATCATATCTTTAACTTTAATTAAAACATGGCTTCCAGGAACACCTTTGGCATGAAACCAGTAATCCTCATCTGATGATAATTCAAATGTTACATAATCATTAGACTTAGCATCTTTACCTTGATAAACAATAAACCCATCAACATCTAATTTCTTATAGTTTGGTTTATCTAATTTCTTAGACTCATTAAAATTCTTTAAGTATTTCATTTGTTTATGACTTTATTTAAATATGATAATCCGTTATCCTCAATGTCCCTGGATAACTCATCAATTTTTTTGATTTTGGCGTTCTTCATATTTTATATATATTAAATTGAAGGACAATAAAAGTTACTTAAAAACAAAAATTTAACTTTCAACTATAAAGCTTATGTCTAAACTAATGAAACTTAACGAAATTCAAGACGAGTCTGTATTAAATGATATCTTTAATAATGAGATAATAATATTTGAAGATATACAAGGTAGTAAAATATATGTAAACTGGAATGGTTCCAATTTTACAATTAAATCAAAATCATTATCATCGGATCCTATCAATATGATTGATTTAGCTATGCAAAATTATTATAATAATGCTATTAGTTTTTTTAATAATCTTGATAACAGAGTTAAAGGATTGATTAATAAAAAATGGTGGTTTTGTTTTGAATTTTTCCCAGATAATCAACCAGCAAATATTGAATACAATAGAGTTCCTAAAAATAATTTAGTCTTAACTTCTATCTACAAAGGTAACAAATTTGATTATACCATTGATGAATTAGAAGAATATGCTAGATTACTTGATGTTGATGTAATTCCGGTAATTTTCAAAGGCAAACTAAATGAAAAAGTTATAGAAGCAATTAAATATTTCTTAAACACAAGTGAGTCAGACTTAGAATATGTATTTGGCGAGAAGTCATTTTCTTACTTCTTCTATAAAATATTAAGTCCACAAACTCAAAATTCATTTTTGATGAATGAAGACTTTCAAAAAAATGTTGAGAAGTTAATAATAAGAATTGATGGTAAAGATGTATCATTTGAAATTTTGAATCCATTATATAAAAGAATATCGGACACAAACTCAACAGACTTTGTTGAAATTTACACACTTATATTAGTTAATTTCTTGAATTTCTGTCAATCAATAGACTTTAATCAAATTAAAGTAAAGGGAAATAAAAGAGATGAAGTTTATATCTATTTAATTTGTAAGTTATTCAATATGTACTTATCGGAAGTAAAAGATGATATTGCTAATTTTCAATTTACTGTACCCGAATTCTTTGATAAAGATAAATTTAGAATTAACACAGAGTTGATTCCAAATAAAATGACTAAACAATTCATTTCAGAGGATAAAAAGTTTGAATATATTTTCAAAGTAATTTTAGGTAGTTTCAATAAGAAGAGAAAGAAACCAATTGGCGTATTCACAGAAGGAACAATTAACATATTTAACAATTTTGTACAAATGATACAAGAAAAAATTGATGAATTCTTTAACAAAAAAAGTGAGATTGAATTAACCAGAAGTGGACTAATTGACTTCTCACAATGGTTTGATGTTAAATATGATGTGGATGCGGAAGAAAATGTTTATCCAGATGTATATACCGAATTAGAAAAAGGTAAGGAAAAAGATAAAAAAGGAACAAAGGGTGGAAAGTTTGGAGAATATGAAAAGAAATAATATAGGTGGAGTATTTAAGGTTAATGCAACGGTAACAAAAACTATGATTGAAGACTTAGAGAAACAACACGGGATTGATTTAGTCCAAAGATTGGAGAGTTTACTTGTTTTATTAACAGTTAGAAGACACCGAATTGAAAAAATATTATCTAAAATTTAATGCCATCTGCTCTTATATCAAAACCAAATAATTGGAGTATTTTATTGAAATATAAGAGAAGAGAAAAGTTGACTAAAATCTTAAATAAAATATTAAAAACAATTTCGGTAAATTACATTATAATTGTATGATCCAAGTAAAAGAGTATAAACCGAAATCTAAATACAACATAAGAAAAAAGTTAGAGTCAAAAAGATACAGTGTTCAATTTCTACCCGAACTTCTAATTCAAGAATCTCTTAATAAAAACTTCACATACAAAGAAACTAAGCTTAAAACAGCTTATCTAATTGATATCACACACAATTTATTACTTAAATACTACTTCAAGAAAGATAACTTATTTAATCTATCATCAGTAGTTCTTAAAGAAAAATATGGTTATCTATATAACTATTATATGGACTATCTTGTTTCTAAAGACATTCTTAAACTAGTAAAAAATCACCAAAAAGGTAAAAATGCCAGAATCTATAAATTAAATGAAAAGATTATTAATGGTAAAATCACTCGATATAAAAATGAGGATTCAATCCTATTAAAGAAATACAAGAATGCTGTATCTTTAATTGAGAAACAAGATATAGACAGTAATACAATCAATCCAGATGTAAAGAGAAAATTAGTTGATGATTTATTTCATGTTCAAATTCAATTTGATAAGGCTATATTTTTCTTAGATTCAACTCTACAAGATGTAGATATCTATAATAGAAATAAGTATAGTGTTGAATGTATAAATGATAAACACATATTCTATCACTTTGATAACTATGGCAGAATGCACACAAATTTTACTATTTTAAAATCTTTTATTAGAAAAAATTGTCTTCTTATTAATGGAGAAGAAACCAGTGAAATTGATATCAAAAATAGTCAACCATTATTTCTCTGTAAGTTAATAGAATCCGATGGTTTAATAATTGTCAATACTGATGAATTTGAACTTTTCAAATTTTTGACATATAATGGTAAGTTCTATCAATACTTAATGGATAATTCCAAGTATAGAGATAGAAAAAATGTTAAAGAAATGATTTATAAGGTTTTTTTTGGTAAGAACTTCAAAAGCAAAGGTGATGATTTATTTAAATCATTATTTCCTACAATACATGAATTTATCAAAATCTACAAAAAAGAACATGGTGATTATAGAATTTTAGCACATGACCTTCAAAATTTAGAAAGCAATCTAATTTTTAACAAAATTGTAAAGGAGATCATGTATATATACCCTGAGGTAAATTTAATAACTATACATGATAGTATTATTTGTAATACAAAATATAGAGATGTGGTTGAAAAGATTTTCCACAAAAACTTAGAAAAAGAATTTCAAAAAATAATATAATATAATGAAAAACTACGGGTTATACACAAAAGAAAGAGGAGATAGAGTTGTTGAGATAATTAATAGAGTTCAAGCGGAAACACTTGAAGAAGCTATTATAATCTTTTCTAAAATAAAGAAACTTACTAAGAAAAATATCATAGATATTTTTGACGTTAAAGAGATAACCAAATAAGGTTATCTTTTTTAATATATACCTGATATGTTTAATCTATCAGATCCAAATATTTCCTACTTACTCATATCACCAGAAAAAAGTGATAATCTACCTTCAGATAATAATTTAAATTGTGAGAAGGTTTGTAGTATTTTATACTCTAAAGATTATACCATAATACCAGTAACCGGATATTATGAGAATAAATATGAAAAGTCTTTTATTGCAATAAGCTCTAATGATGATAATGATTCTCTAAGATTTGATGCGATTTATTTAATGGATAAATTTGACCAAGATGCTGTTATAGTTAAATATAAAGGCGATGAAATAGCAACAAAAGTAGAATCTACCGGAACAGAAAAACCAATGAGTGTTGCCATTTATGACTCCGACTTAAAAAATAAAACTTATCTATATAACGGTGTTTCTTTTTCATTTGTAGAAAAGAAAAGATACTTTTTCCCAAAGAAAAAAGAAGACCTAAAAAACGGAATGATTGTTGAGTTCTTTAATAATAATAAATGGATACAAAGACAAGTAATTAACATTGAATCGGAATATGAAAAAATGTTTAAATTACTTATAAAATATGAGAAAATAAGAGTAGAATGTAAATAAAAAAGAGAGTTAAATTAATTTAACTCTCTTTTTCTTTTATTGATATTTATTAATCATTCCAATTTTTGGAACCATAATATTAATATGACCTTGTAATTTATTGACATCACCATCTTGATAGAAATCATAAATTTTTTTATTTCTTTCTTCAAGTGAAGTATCTAAGGGTTCCTTACTATGACCAAAGTGATACCCAGTAAACTCCATCTGTTTGTAGTTTAACATTTTCATTATTTTCATATCTTGAAATTTATTCTCATATCCAATTCCGATAAAATCTTCATTCCATCCACCAATTTTAAATATAGATTCTTTTTTGAAAAGAGATATACCATCAACCATGCTATTCTTAAACCCAGGTCTCTTAATATTCAAGATGTTATTTATATCAATAACAGATTCTTGTGGAGTTAAATTGATAATATTTGTAGTTGGAATAACACAATCACAATTATCCAAAGATTGTAATGAAGCAATTAAATCATTTGGGTTCATAATAAAATCAGCATCACCAAATATAACAACCGGCGACATCGCTCTTCTCAATCCAACATTGTAAGCCCAAGATTTATTAAATGGAACTTCACTCTCAATGAAAATATGAGAGGCTCTTAGATTTAGATTTTTAATTTTAGAATGTTTATCCTGTTCAACAACAATAACATCCACACCTTGAAATCCAGAAAGCCAATCAATTACTCTTCTTAGAGAAATAATTCTATCAGGTCTATACTTAAATGGAATTATATATGTAAACTTGGGGATATAAGTATTTTGCATGCAATTTTTTTATTTTTTATTTATATAATGATATTTGAATTTTGTTTGATATATTCAAATAAATAACCTATATTTGCTGTTTATATATAATTATATGATTGATTTATCCAAAGGACTAAGTTTATTTATATCAAATGATAACCAAATTGAACTATGTTTATCCAGTCTGACTAACTTTTTATCAGAAGAATACACAGTTTTAACTTTCTCTTTTGGCAAAGATAAATTTGGATTATCACCAACAGAAGATAACTTTAAAGAACAAGTTAAAAAGAATCTCTTTAGAGTTGAAATGCTAGTAGTTCACCTTAACTATAAATTAAAGAATTATACTGACTTTTTCAATTTTTTAACAAGTTTAAATCTTATAGTCTTTATAGTGACACCACGATCTAAATCAGATATTTTGTTAGATAACTCCGGTAGTTACATTAGAAACTTCTATGAGGTTAAAGATAATCCAGATTATTTAACATCAAGTCTTAAAAGGTTTTCAAATCTAACAATTACAAATATTGATTTGGATTCTTTACCCGATAAATATTTAATCAAAAATATTAATACTGATGAAGAGTTCACAGTAAGTCAATATAAGAAATCTTATATTAGAGATAAGAAAATTGACATTTTTTTAGATGATAATGACCAGGATTAAAAAATTATCCTTATCTTTGTTTTATATACATAACAATTCTATAAATGAGAGTTAGAAGAAAGTTCCTACAATTGACCAGTCAGACAGTTCCATATGGAACAGAATCTAAAATTAGAAAATTTCTACCAAAAGGAATAAGTAAAGACCAACATGGTAACTATTTTATGACAATTGGTGATAATTTCACCACTATGTTTACTTGCCACTTAGATACGGCTTGTAAATATGATAAGCCTGTTAAACACGTTCAAACAGATAATCTGATAATGACTGATGGCTCAACCATCTTAGGTGCTGATGATAAAGCCGGAATGACCGTTCTACTCTATATGATTGAGAAAAAAGTACCAGGACTATATTATTTTTTTATAGGTGAGGAAGTTGGGTGTATTGGTAGCTCAAACTTATCAATGACTTTTGATTGGACGAACATCACAAAAGTAGTCTCATTTGACCGAAGAGGCACCAAATCAATTATTACCGAACAGTTTTGTGGCAGATGTTGTTCAGATGAATTTGCTCAAGCATTAGCCGATGAACTAAATTCAACCGGTCTAGGATTAGAAATGGAACCAGATGATACTGGCATATTAACGGATTCAGCACAATTTGTTGATTTAGTTCATGAATGTACAAACATATCAGTTGGATATTGGAATGAACACACAACCAATGAGATACAAGATATTGAATTTTTATCTAGATTGTGTAGAGCCGTTGTTAAAATTGATTGGGAATCTCTTCCTATATTCAGACAACCAGGTGATGATGATTGTGGCATCTGGGAAGAAGATGAAGTTGAAGTTCTTGATGATGAATATACAGAAAGTGTATTTACATATATCTCAGAAGATAGTGTTACTAAAAAAATGTATATATCTAAAACTTGGATAGAGTGTGAAAAAGACTTAATCAACAAGATGTTGTTACAAAAAGGATATACACCAAAGTTAATAATTTGGGATGGCACTTCTTGTTATTGTCAAGAGCATGAGTCATATGATTTTATAGGAAATAGACAGGATTTAATAAATTTTATTCCCGAACTACAATATATACCATATTCACATTTGAAGTCTAATGTTAAATTAGGTAAAGACTATACAAAACTATCAAAAATCGCCGAATATGCAAACTAAATCTATTATACTTGACTTATATGGTACTTTATTATACTCCGAGTATAAAGCTAGACCTTATCTAAACTTATTTAAGAATATAGGTCTAACCAAAGAAGAAATGAACTATTGGGCGGATAAAGTCATGACCAAAAATTATTCATATCTACAAGAGATTGTAGAAGAAATAAAACCAGGCCAATTTGTATATACATCACAATTAGAACATGATATAAAATTAGAAATTGAGTCAACACACTTATTTGATGATACTATTCAAGTATTAGAAACTCTTTCTAAAAGGTATAAACTCTATCTATTATCAAATATTGCTACTCCATATAAAGAGTGTGTGTTTAATTTAGGTATTGATAAATACTTTGATAAGATATTCTTTTCCTGTGATATTGGATACAGAAAACCCCAACCCGAAGCCTTTGAAATGGTCATAAAACATAGCGGTTTACAACCTAAACAATTACTTATGATTGGGGATAGTCAGAGATCTGATTATGAAGGTGCCTTAAATTCTGGAGTTAAAGCAGTACTTAAAAACAAGCCTCTCAATCTGATACTATCAGAGATTAACTAAGAATAATACCTGGATTTTTATATCCTTTTTGTTCTACAATCTCCAATAGTTGATTAGGACTTAAATTAGTTTTATCCCAACCTTTCTTTCTTGCATATTCGGAAATAAATTTCTCTCTCAACATATTAACATCATCAGTTGATAAATTGTTAGTTGATTTAATTAATTTTTCATTATCGCTTTGCATATTTACTTTTTATTTTTGTAAAAGTATATATTAAGAGTTTAACCTTGGAAATTCCAAAAATTTTCCATATATTTGTAGTATGGTTATCAAGATAAGAGGCATATTAGAATTTAGTCCAGAGGATGTGACCAGAAAACACAGAAATCAATCCTCTTGGAAAAGAGTTGCTATCATCAAAACTGATTGTGACTTAGACCGATACTATGCTTGGTTTTTAAAGAAAAGATTCAATCTAGAATTAAATAAGAATCTTAGAGGTACTCACGTTACTTTTATCAATGATAAATTTGAAAAAGGTATATTTGACCAATTTGCTCCTCTTTTTAATGGTAAAGAAATAAATTTCTACATAGAAACCGAACCAAGATCTAATGGTGAGCATTGGTGGTTGAGAGTTCACTGTCCAGAAGCAGAGTCTATAAGAGAACTTATGGGTTTAAGTAGAGATCCATACTTTGGATTACACTTAACATTAGGACACGCTAATGAAAAATACATAGCTCACTCTGAATACATTACCGAACAATGTAAGAGATTTGAGATAATTTCTAACGAACCTCGTAGACCACTCAATGAGCATGAAATAATAGAGTTCAAGTAAACAAACTTGAACTCTTTTTATATCATGACTATGCCAGAGATTTCGGAAGTTAGAATAATGTCTGATTTTATTAATCAGAATTCCAAGAACAAATTTAATAAAGCCTTTCACGTTGAAAAAGGAAATATTCCTACACAATTCCTTGATAAAGAATTTGATATAAAATCTGATTCTAGAGGAAAAGAACTATTACTATTCATTGATGATTTACCTATTCATGTCTTTATGGGAATGAGTGGCAATTGGAAATATACTCCAACTGAAAAATGGAATGAAACTAAATTCACTAGGCTTAGACTAGATGACGAAACCGGACACTCACTATTATTATATGGTGGGTTTATGGGACCAAAATACTCGGTTGGTAAACCATTCACCGGAACCAAAAGAGGACCAGATCCAACTAAAGAGTTTGATGATTTCAAATCAAATATCTATAAGAATATAGACAATAAAGCTTTTGATAAACCTATCTGCGAAACTTTACTTAATCAAGAGTATTTTAATGGAATTGGCAACTATATCAGAAGCACCTTAATATTCTATGCTGATGTGAATCCATTTGAAAAAGCAAGAACTATATTACAAAATTCTGATAGAGTACTTAATTTATGTAAGGATGTTCCTCTTAAATCTTATGAATTGAACGGTGGGCAACTCAAAGATTGGAAATCACCATTTGATACCGACTCTACTGAATTTAAGAAATGGGTATTTTATCAAAAGGGATTGGCTTGTACCGATAAAACCGGTAGAACATTCTGGTTTGATGAGAAATGGAAGGACTATTGTCCATATGAAATTAAGAAAAAACGTGGAAAATAACTTTATTTATAGTGATAGAGGTGAGGGTAAAACTGAATTTATAACAAGATTAGCCAATGATTTATATAGAAAAGGTGGTTATAAAATAGATTTTTATTCACTAACATCAGAGAGTTTACCGAATTTAGAAAGAGGAATTTCATATGATATTTACCCAAATAATATTGTAAATAGAAATTACATTTTAGACCTCAAAAAAGAAAAGATAAAAGCAGGTAAACTAGATATTCTTTTCATAGATGATATAGATTACTTAGATAATTGGGATGATATATTATCACTAAATTGTGATAAATTTATCACTGTTGATATATTGGAAGAAAGAAATTACCCAAAAAGAAGCTGTAATATGGTAAAATTAAAAGGAAACTATAATCTTTTTCACTTACCTGATATAGAATATAATAGCTTCTTAAAACCTTATTTAAGAGAGAAAAAATTAGACATATTATTAAAATGATCAAAGCAGATAAATACTACATTCAGAATCTTGTAAATATTATGAGTGATGGAACATTTGATGAAAACCCAAGACCAAAATGGTCTGATGGAAACCCAGCTCACTCAAGATTCATTACTCAAGTATTTGAGGAATATGACTTATCAAAAGGTGAGTTTCCAATTACTACATTGAGAAATACTGCAATTAAAACCGGAATTAAAGAAATACTTTGGATTTATCAAAAACAATCAAATTCATTAGAGGTTGCCAGAGAGATGGGCATTAATTGGTGGGATGAATGGAACATTGGGGATGGAACAATTGGTCAAAGATATGGCGCTACAATAAAAAGATATGATTTGGTAAATAAAAGACTAACCTCATTAAAAGAAGATCCATTTTCAAGAAGACATATTATTAATATGTATCAAGAATCGGATATGGAAGAAACAAAAGGATTACACCCCTGTGCATTTGAGACACATTGGTCAGTTAGGAAAATAGATGGTGACTTCTATTTAGATTTAACATTAATTCAAAGAAGTAATGATTATATAATGGCTGGGTATATCAATAAGATTCAATATGTTGCATTACAAATGATGTTTGCATCCCACTTAGGATATAAAATTGGTAAATTCTGTCATTTTGTTCAAAATCTTCATGTTTATGATAGACATTTTGAGGCATTAAATGAAATATTAGATAGACGTGGTCTAACTAATCAACCATATATTTCATTGAAATCTGATAAAAACTTTTACGATTTCACAATAGATGACTTCGAGATACATAACATAGATGGTATTAAGAAGTTAAACTCTAATTTAGAAATAGCTGTTTAAAACAAAAAAGTCCTTATATTATAAGGACTTTTATTCTAAATTTAGAAAGTTACTGAATCTCCACTATCTGGGAAAATTCCGGTATTATAACCCAATTCTGGGAAACTAATAACTAAATTTTTAGCACCAGATGGGGTACCGCCAATAGCAGTTCTTGAGAAAGTAACAGACTCAGTTCCATCTAATGTAGTTCCTAATATGGTAAAATTCACACTATTAGTAAGTCCACTAAGTGTAGCTGGTCCTCCTCCTCTTACGTGAAAAGCTTGGTAGTTCACAGTTAATACGTTCGCTGAATACGTAGCCGAAGTGATGTGGATGTAAGGTCTTGACATAATATTAAATATTTTTCTTTTATATATTAAAATAAAAAAGTGATTTCCTTCACTATTTGATTTTTTTAAAAAAAACAAACCCTCTCAATTGAGAGGGTTTGTTTTTTATCATTACTATAGATTAGTTAAGTAATCCAGGAGTATCAGACACTTTAATTGTCATATACTGCTTTTGAGGATACCAACCCACTTCAGCAACTGCGTATCTAGATCTTAACAACATACGTGGAGCGAATGTAGCTTCAGAGATGATACTGATTGACTGAGCCATTAAGTAAGGTACGAAGATGATACCTGGTTGATCAGGATTGTTCTTTCTACCAATAACGATACGGTTATCGTTATACTTCATGTAAGGGTCAACATAGATTTGGATATCACCGATTTGACCAACTGGATACAATTGACCAGAACCGTTGATTTTAGATTTAGTTGGATTAATAGTATATCCAGCGACATCCATTAAAGCTGCAGCTAAACCTCCGTTAGTTACTGCGAATTGTGCAGGACCAACACGACCTTCTGTTGCAATATAGTTAGAAGCGTGAACCATCTTAGTGATCAACTTACGTTGAACAGCGTGTGTAGTTTCACCACCAACTTGAGTTTGAGTGTAAAGAGTATCTAAGTCAAAAATAGTTGGACTAGAGATGTTATTGCTATAAGTAGCACCAGATGCTGGAGCTGAAGATCTGTTCAAGTCACCCATTTCAAAGATTTTAGATACAATTTGTTTAGAAATTGTTTGAGACAATTCGTTAACAAGGATAGATTCCATTTTTTGAACGATATCCATACCAGTGTTAGCTTTGATGTCTTCAATTTCAGTTCTTCTAAGAGCTGAAGATACTTCAATAGTACCAACCGCGATAGACTTAGTAGAAACTTTTGGTCCAATTACACCAGCATAAGTCAAATCATCTTCAGCACGACTCATTGGGTATCTACCATTCTGAGAGTTTGTAGAGAAGTTTGTAGAGAAACCTGGTAATTGATCTTCTAATGCAGAAATCATAGTAACAGTTAAGTTAGAAGTACTTGAGAAAGTAAGACCAGGAATAGCTGTTAATTGAGACTGGATTGTAGCAGAAGGAGTAAATGTATTTTGAGTTTGGTCAAAAGCTGCTGCTGCTGGGTTATAAACGTTAGCAATTGTTTGTGAACCAATAGTAGCATTTGCTTGTCTAAATGCTCTGAAGATAGGAAGACCATCGATACGAGAGTAACCTAAGAATTCAAGAACGTTAGCTTTAGAACCACTAATAGATGTACCTGTTGAAACAGATGCAGCATAGTTACCTAAAGTAAAGTAAGCCTTAGTACCAGTAGCACTTTGGAAACCACCAACTGTTAAAACGATATCAGTTGAAGAAATTGCAGTTGAAACTTTAGTACCAAACGCACCACTTTGTAACATACCAGCTGTATCAGTTGAGTTAGTTGATACGATTTTAAATACTTGAGGTGCACCATATGTAGTATCAACATCATCATATTGGAAGTCAATATACAATAAGTCTAATTTTGGACCTGGTGAAGGTTTTACAGCAACTAAATCTAAACCGATTGTTTGAGCTGCGATTTTCATAGCAACTGGTAATAAGTTTTGACCTAAGTCACCAGAACCAGCCGAACCTGAGTTACTTGACCAGTTAGTACCAAGTGTAGTACCTGATAAAGTTGATGGTTGAGGAGATGTAACTGCACCCATACCTTGGATTGTTGCGTTTACATACGCATTTTCATTGATAGAGTGGAACTCTGCGTATTCTGACATCCAATCAAGTCTGTCTTCACCAGCAACGCCCATGTTCTCTAATACTGGAGACCACTTCTTCAATGCTTTTTGTTTGTCTATTCTAATGTGTGACATAATTTTTTTTTATTTTTTTTGTTTTTCTTATATCTATATAGTATCCTATTTTTCCTTAATTTTTCAAGGGTGGATTTTTTATAGATTAAAGATTTTTGAATCTCTCCATAATTGCAGTTACATCACCATCAGACAATTTGTCTTCTTGAATTAACGCATTATGTTCAACTAATTTTTTAGTTACAGATTCATTTTTCTTGAATGGTCTTGTTAACCAGAAATGTTCAACTTTTGATTCAGTTGTTAAGTCTGGGTACAATCTAGCTTGCGATAAGATAGACTTTTTAGAAGATTCATTCAATTGTGACCAGATTGGCTTAATGTTTTCAGGCATCAATCTAATCAATCTCTCTTCAAGAGATTCATTTTTAACAGATAACGCTTCTCCAATCATCTTTAACACATCAGAACTAGTGAAATAACTCTTTTCGTTTATGTAAAGTTTTACTTGTTCTTGCTCCTCGTTTGTTAAGCTGTAATAGCTATCAACTTGGGACTTGTTTAAGAATTTTAAGAAATGTAAATCATTGGACTCAGAAACTTTACGTTTTTTAGCTTCTTCAATTAATTTATCAATTTGTTGAGATAATTCTGTATCAGAATTGCCTTCGAATTTAGATTCTTCTCCATAAGGATTTTCCTCTTCTTTTTCATGTGCCATTGGCATTCCCGGCATTCCTTCTTCTTCACCATATGTACCTTCTTCTGAAGCTACTAAGTGAGGCATACCTTCTTCTTCCTCTTCTTCATATGCCATTGGCATTCCTTCTTCTTCTGAAGCAATCATTTCAAATCCTACTTCTTCTAAAGTTGGGAATGAATTACCTTTACTTTCATTTAATTTATTACCATTTAATTTCTCAGCAATTAAACCCGCGTAAGAAACAGTTTTATCTAAGTTTTCAGCAATATACTCAGAGTAAGCGATGTTATCATCTAAGTGTTCAGCAATGTATTCAGAGTAAGCGATGTTACCTTCTACATGCTCAGCTAAATATTCAGAATAAGCAATAGAGTTATCTACATGCTCAGCGATATACTCAGAGTAAGCAATATTCTTATCTAAGTTTTCAGCGATGTACTCAGAGTAAGCAATATTCTTATCTAAGTTTTCAGCGATGTACTCAGAGTAAGCAATATTCTTATCTAAGTTCTCAGCTAAATATTCAGAATAAGTGATATTCTTATCAACATTCTCAGCTAAATATTCAGAGTAAGAAATATTTTTGTCTAAGTTTTCAGCTAAGTACTCAGAATAAGTGATGTTCTTATCTAAGTTTTCAGCTAAGTATTCAGTGTAATTAACAGCCTTTTCTAAGTTTTCAGCTAAATAATCATTGTGAGAGATCAACTTATCAGTAGTTGATTTCAATGATTTATTTTCATTAACCACAACTTGAACTTTTTCAGCTAAGTAATCTAAATACTTAACCATTTGAGAGTTAGTCTTATTAAGTTCTTCATAGTACTCAAGAAGTTGCTCTAATTTTTTCGGATTGATGTTACCTGATTTAATAGCAGATTGTGCAGCTTTCTTAGTAGTAGCGATTTCATTAATCAAATACTTAGAATAGTCAGCTAATTGCTGTTTGGTAACGAAGTCATTCTGGTTCATATTGAATAGTTCGTTTATTTTTGACTCATCGGACATTTCATATATCCTAAAGTTAGTTTTATTGGAAAACCCATATGATTCATTTATGGATTTCATTCTAGCTGAAGCAAATCCTGGGTCAGCAACAATGTCGTAAGTAAACAATTTCTTTAAAGTAACAGTACCATCTGATTCAGTGATACCAGCAGCTCTTGAAGAAACGAATACAGGACAACCATCATCAACTAAAGATTTAGCTTCTTTACCCCAATAGGTATTCAATAATTTAATCTCACCCTCAACACGATTAGATTCTTTAACATAAGAAGCTTTTCTAATAATGTGTGAAGCGCGAGATAATGATGTATCAAATACATCTGGGTGATCGAATTCACCATAAACAACACCCATATTTTGAATACGGTCATTAAGTTCTTCTAAACAAGGAATAAACTTATCTGCAGTGTAGATTCTTTCATTACGGTTTTTAACACCGAACTCAGTAAAAATACCACCTAAGATATAGTCTTTCTTGCCACCAGAAACTTGAACGCTCTCCTTTAATGGGTTTGAGTTGTTTTCAACGATTAAGATTGGTTTCATTTATCGCAATTTATTTTTTATAACTGTATATATTGACCTTGAAAAACCGTCTTTTTTCTTAGAAGGATTTTTTATAGATACCTTTAGAACTTTATCCCATCTAAGTCATATAAATTTCTAATGAAAAGAGTAAAAGTTATAATTTTTCAAAAAAATGAAGATTCTTTGGATGAAATTGTTCAATTTTTATCTAAATCGGAAAACTCAAAAGAATTTTATTTAAAAATGAATAGAGATAAATTCATAAATGAAATTTTATCTATTTCCGATCCAATTCATCAATGGATGCCATTTTTAGAGTCACTATCACCAATAAAACTATATGACAAATATGGATCCACTTATCAGTCAAAATATAGAGAAGTACTTAACATATCAACAATATCACACCATATTAAAAGTATAGTTGTAGAAAACAACACTCTATATGGAATTATTGATATACTAGACACACCAATAGGTGGACGAATTCAATCATTAGATGCAGAACAGATGGTACTAAATCCCATATATAATACAGGTGAAATCATAACATTTGATATAGATTTTAATATAAGGGAAGCAGCATGATACTAACTAGAGAAATTATAGTAAAAATAAATGAGTCCAACTTTTCATATTATGAAGAGTTAGGATATGATGTTGCTATTGGAGAAGCTCTAATAATTCCAGTTGAATTATTATCAACAGGAAGCCACTATAAAATAGATTGTAAATGTGATGGATGTAGTATAGTTAAGGAAGTCATATTTAAGAATTATGTTAAATATGATAATAAATGGGGCGAGTACTATTGTAGAAAGTGTTCAGAGAAGAAAAGAAAAGAAACTCTTAAAGAAAATTATGGCGTTGAATATCCAATTCAAAACAAAGAAATAAAGAAAAGGATTAAGAAAACTATGATTGATAAGTTTGGAGTAGATAACCCAACAAAATCAAAAGAAATTATTTCTAAAAGAAAAAAAGTCTCAAATTAATTTTTGAGACTTTTTTATTAGAATTCAAATTCAGCACCTTCACCACCAGCTTCTCCGCCACCACCTTCACCACCCGGTTCTGGACCAGCCTCCGGAGTTGTTTGAGCTCCTCCTTCAGGGGCAGCTTGAGCACCACCTTCGGCACCAGGTTCACCACCTTCAGCACCAGCTTCAGCACCACCTTCTGGGCCAGCACCACCGCCTTTACCAGATTTAATCCAATAGGCTTTATTTTCTTCTTTTTCTTCTGGTGTCAATTTCATAACTTTATCAATTAAATAATCAATATGGAAATATGGTTGGCCATCAGCAGTTTGAATTCCCAACATAGTGCCTAAAATACTAGCTCTCTTTTCAAAATTTGCCAACTTTTTCCACTCTTCAAATAATTGATTTGAATTAAAATTGATATCTACTTGGTTTAAGAATATCTCATCATTTTTCAATTCTGGAAATTCCATACACATTTGTAATTTAAGTGGTTTAACAATTAATTCTTTATAGTTAGCTCTTAAACGGTTAATAAAGTTATTAAATTTAACTTCATCTCTAGTCATCTCAGCCGCATCACTAAATACATTACCACCACCATTTTCTTTATCAAATCTTTGGAAAGGAATTTTAGATGCTCTTTTTAAGATATTAAAGAACCAAGTTAACATATCATTCTCATTTAAGTTGTGACCTTCCGGTGAGACTAATTCCATACCAGGTGTACCAGCATCTCCTTCTGGGAACCACACTTGTTTATTATATGGTAAATGTTTTCTACCATTTATAGTAACAGTACCCAATGTATCATCCCATTCAACTTCTTCCGAGTAATCAGCAATTAATTGACCAATTTGTTCTTCAGCACGTTGTCTAGGTAAACCTTTAATTGGAATAGTAAACTTTTGATAAACAGTAGCGTTGATAATATTGAACATAATTTTAGTTTGTTCAAGAATCTTTAACTGATTATATGGTTTAATTAAACCCTCAAGATATGAAGTTTCAGAATAATCATTCTGTGTTGAATATGAAATAAATACCAATTGAGAATCTAAGAAGATTCTTCTTAATTGTGGATCCTCTGGATATTGAATCCAAAGATTACCAATAGATGGCTCATATGCTGGAACTAATGTTTCGGGTCTTAGTCTATTAAAGTGAATAATATTTTTTTTCTTATCATCCCAAACAATTTCAATTGCAATATAACCATCAATTAAGAAGTCTTTCATCATATTCCAAGCAGTGATATTATCACCAAATCCAAATCTATTATAAATAATTTCAAAATACTCTTGATACTTATCCTTAATATCTTGTGAGTAGTCATTTGATAAAGGTCTAGGTGAACAAAAATCATTCTCATTATAGATAATTGCCTCATCGGAAACCGATGAAACAAAATCTCTTAATTCATCCTTAATTGAATATTCTCTTAAAATTCTTCTCTTATCAGCATAACTTCTATCTAAATACGGAACCGACTTTCTATTAAGAACAGACGCAACCGCTTTGGATGAAAAGAAATCATACATCGAATTATTTTTCTGACTGTACGGATCCTCATTAATACCAACACCGACAGTGTTTCTGATAATCATATCATCATACTTCATACCGAAGTTTGATAAATTACGAAGCAATCTATTAAAAAGACCCTTATTCTCAACCGCAGATGAGATATAAGTAGAATTTTGATTTTGTTGATTTAGCGGATTATAAGAAGCCATAAAATTTTAAAAATTTCTAGTATATATTAAAAACAGAGTTTCCCATATATATTAAGTTTAACGACCATATTTTTCAAGGCTTTTCTTGATTCTATCAGCATGTCCTTTTAATAGTTTGTAGTTTTCTTTTATATCATCTGAAATTTGATAAAAGTCTTTTATCAAAACTTTACTCATTTCAGCATCTCTATCAGCTCTATCGCCTAACTTAGCACTCCAAATCTCATAGAGTTTTCTAGGGTCATATTTATTTTTAGGGTGACCAGAATATAAGAATCTAGGAACTGCTTCCATATTTATCTTATGGACTAGTTGAACTTGTTGAAGATTATATTCAACCAAAGCATACTCAAATCCATAATTCATCAATTCTCTATAAACTCCTTGAAAATCAACTTCTAATAAATTATTGTTTTCAAAGTCTTCTTCTTTGATGTACTTATCAAATATACTCACCCGAACTTCAAGTGGGATAAAATTAAAATTAATACCTATTATAATTATAAGATTCTCAAATTTCTTAAAATCAACAGTGAAAATTGGAGAATATCTCATCCAATTAGAATCATCCATATAATGTAAGTGATAAAACCCACTCAATTGCATCTGACCAACATTCATACTAGTAACTTCACTATCTGATTTACTAAACTTATTATAGAAATAAAGTGAGTTATTTTTATAATTCTCAGCAATTCCATTACCATAAACCAAATTATTTAATTTAACTCTTTCTAATAATTCACCCATAGGATATTAATTTATAGATATATATTAAAAAATAACATTAAGGTATGTTAAATAGTGCTCCAAAACAACCAGGTAAATATCACCAAGGATTGTTTACTCCAAGTAACAAAGACAAAGTAATTAAATTAAACTCACAAGGTGGATTATACTATCGTTCCGGATTAGAACAGAAAATGATGGTCTATCTAGACAATAATGAAAAGATTATCAATTGGGGATCAGAACATCTTAGAATACCCTACACTAAAACAGAATGGGTATCAGAAAATCAAGATTATAAAACATCAGAACATACTTACTATCCTGACTTTTATTATGAGTTAAAAAGAGAGGATGGATCAATTTCTAAAGTTGTTGCTGAAGTAAAGCCTTATTCAGAAACAATTGAACCTAAATTGAATCCAAATCCAACAGCTAAACAGATGAAGAACTTTGAATATGCTCTTAAAATGTATAATAAAAATCTAAGTAAGTGGACTTACATGATTGAATATTGTCAAAGAAAAGGATTTGAATTTATTATTATTACTGAAAAAGTCCTTGGATCAAGATAATAATAAGAAAGAAAACACTCATAATAGTGTTTATACCATCATATAAATTTATAGCAATATTTCTCTTGGTTGATAAGATAACATACTTAAATAGACCAAGAAAAATAATACCAAAGAAATATATCCACAAATGTGAGAATAAACCAATCGGTAACCAAATTAAATAGAATATCTTAAATAGATAGAAAAATAAATTTGGGATAGCACTTTTAATATCCAAATTTGGATCAAATTTAGCAAAAATTTTATTACGATTGGTTAGTTGATATACCTCAACCACAATAAAAACAAGTGAAAGAGCATAGAAAAAATTAGACAAAAGGTTCATCTTCAAAAATAGTTTTTATTTCTCCTAGATTTTTTAAATTTGTGAGAGAATTTTGCATTAGTCTTATACTACCAGATTTACTTACTTCATTAAAAATCTCATCAGATACAGACACTTCAATCGGATCACCCACAATTCTGTCGTATTCATGAGGAATAGCATCTGAATCTCTACTTTCATAAGTCTTTCTTATGTAAGATTTATATTCATCCTTTGTTAAATGTAGTGAACAACCATCAGGACGAATTCCCCATCCACGTTCAGACTCTTCCCAATACTGTAAATAAACGCTTTTCATACTTTTGTGATATTTATAGTGATATTAATTAAACTCTTAAAGTTTAGCAAATATAATAAATAAAAATTAATTATACAATGAGAAAAATAACATTTCATTTAGAGTATATTTGGTTAGACGGTAATTATCCTCAACAAATACGTTCAAAAACAAAAATAGTGGAGAAAGAAATCACCGACGATATTATTGAAGATATTCAAAATAGTGAAACCGGAGATGTACGCGAACCATTCTATAATGATTGGAAAAAAAATCCAAAATCATTACCAATGTGGAACTTTGATGGATCTTCCACTGGCCAAGCCGAAACTTCTAAATCAGAATTGTTATTACATCCAGTAAATATTTTCATGGATCCAGTTAAACACAATGGATTTATAGTTATTTCTGAAGTATATAATACCGACATGACACCACATCATACTAATAAAAGAGCCAAAATGGTTGAAATGGTTGAAAAGTATGACCAAGAAACAATGTGGGGATGGGAGGCTGAGTATTTCATTTATGATAAAAAAACTAATAAACCACTTGGATGGCCAACAGAAGGATATCCTAGACCACAAGGACCATTCTATTGTGCAGTTGGTGGTAATAATGTTGATGGACGCGAATTTGTCGAAGAACACACAACATTATGTGAAATTACAGGTTTGAAAATTTCTGGAATCAATGCTGAAGTTGCTCTTGGTCAATGGGAATATCAAATTGGACCAGTTTATGCAATAGATGGTGCTGACCAAATGTGGATTTCTAGATTTTTATTACAAAGATTGTCTGAAAAATATGGATATTTTATTGAATTAGAACCTAAACCATATAAAGGAAATGATTGGAATGGATCGGGAATGCACGTTAACTTCTCAACTAAAGAAATGAGAGATGATTTGAAAAACAAGAAAAAGTTAGTTATTGAAGCTTGTGAAAAATTAGGACAAAAAGTAGAAGAACATATTGCAGTATATGGACCAAACAATGAAGCTCGTTTAACTGGATCAAATGAAACTTGTTCAATTAAAGAATTTAGATATGGAATTGGAGATAGAACAGCTTCAATTCGTATTCCTTCTTCAATTGAAGACAAAACAACTCCTGGATACTTAGAAGATAGAAGACCAGCTTCAAATGGTGATCCATATGAAATTGTAACTAGAATGGTCAAAACCATCTGTGGTGGAAAGTTAGATAAAAAATCTGATAAGAAAAAGAAGAAAGAACAAGAAGCATAAAAAGAAAAACCTCTCAAATTTGAGAGGTTTTTTTAATTTTATTAAATATTTTATTTATTTTTCTAATTCTAACTTCTTGTTTTGTTTCATATTGAATACTAACTTTAGCATCAACAAAAGAAGGTTGTGATACAACATCTTGTATAAAGTCAGACCAATTATATTGTGCGAAGTTCTTGGACATTAAATTGAGTGAAGACCCATTCCATCATTACTTGATTCAATACTAATCAATCTAATTTGATGGTCATTATCACCTTTCTTTTTATAAAGTTCATTATAACCTTTAGCAATACCACGTTTGAATACTTCTGTAAAGTAAGCGAAAGCATTATCAGATTTTTCCTCATTGAAGTTATACCAATTAGAAAACATATCTAACAGACCAGATTGATAACAATCCATTCTATCATCATTGTTATAATATCTCATTTTTTTAATTGTTCTTTTAGCAAGAATCTCTAACATCAATTTAGATTTGTTAGTTAATTTTCCTTGTGCTTTTGACACTATGATCTCGACAAAGAGATCTTTATTATGTAAGTAAATAGTAGTAGAATTATTTTTTATTATCAGTCCAACTGAAATGCTTTCATGTTATATAGAACATTAAAATAAAAGTTTATAAATAAAAAAAACTCTCAAATTTCTTTGAGAGTTTTCATTAAATTTTATTTTAATTAAGCCTTAACTCTTTCTTTATATTGTAATTCTTTAACAGATTGTAATTCGGTATTTAATACTTCTTTTCTCTTGTTTAAGTTATTTAATGCTACAGACAAAGCGTTTGATTCACCAATCATCTTTATAGAGCCATTTACTTTATCAATGTTAAATTGAACATCTTCAAGCTTTAATACAATTTCTCTTTCTTTATCTTCTAATCTTCTTTTTGTAATTAATTCTTTACCTAATTTATTCTCATAGAAGAATGTTAAATCATAGTTTAATTCATTTCTTACTTCATTTACCAATTCTAAAGCCGACTCATATTTAAAGAATGAATTGCCATATCTTTCATCACATCTGTATAAGAAAGTTGCATTTTTATAATTGAATGCAAATACTTCTAAATATGGATTAATTAAGTTATTAACTCTTTTAACCACATCCATTTCAACAAATTTATTTAAGTTATTTGAAGTTTCAAGTAAAATTGGATAGAATTGTTTGTTTACAATTGGAATAATTGGAGAAGCAAATAAACTTTCTAATGTAGTTTCTTTGTTCATTTCATCATCATTGATGAAGATAACACCTTTTTTATTTACTGCTAAACCAATAGTTAAATTTTCAGAAATTCTGAAATTAACTCTATCTTCAGTGATAGTAGCATATCTCATACCAATCTCAAGATTACGAAGAGTTCTTAACTTATCATTATCTGTTACATGAGTCTCTAAAAGAGTTTTCTCAACATTATTCTCAGAAAGTAAGAACCAAGAGTCCTTAACTAAACAAAGATAACCTTCTTCAACTTGTTCAACAATTGTGAACACTGATTCTGATTTACCACCAGAAAGAAGATTAGATTTTTGTTGAGGTGATTTTGTTAAATTATGAACAAATAATTTAATTTCTGGAACCCAGTCATAAACTGCCAATTCATTAAGAACTTTAGACATTCTATCTTGATCTGATTCCAAGTTAATAGTTTGTAAAAGAACATTAATAGGCTGTCTGTAAATTTCACCTTGATTTTTACTATTTAAAACATTATACAAATGTTTTAATTCATATACCAATTGATACTCAGACACATCATCATTTAATGACTCTAATAAACCTTTAATTTCCTTGTCAAAAGTGTAAGCTTTTAGTTTCTCATTAAGAGACAAAACGATTGTCTTTTCAGACAAGTCATTGCAAGCATTAATGTGACCCTCAAGAATCACAGATACTTCCTCTTGATCAAGAGATAAATTTTTTCTAAAGTTGAATAACTCTAATTTGAGATTCTTCATAATAACAATTATTATTTTTTAATTTCTTTAATGTATATATTATAAACAAAAAGTCATTTTTTTCACTTTTTGTTTTAAATTCTTATTCATATCATTCTTTCCAATTTCTATACACACCATAGTATCTATATATAAATATTGGAATATTATTTTTTTCACTTTTGTGAGTTTATATCACGGTTGGAATTATCATTTGAACTTCTTGCTCTACTAGTTTCTCTACCTTTGATTATATCACTATACCATCTCGTTTTCTTAGGGTAAACCATCATATCTGGGTTTTCTCCATTTGAATCATAGTTATAAACATTAGACCACGCTTTATTCTTATCACCACCAGAACTTTGGTCTAATCTAGGTTTTCTATACGCAGGATAATAAGTTTGAACTTCAAATGAAACAGTTAATTTAATTTGATTATCCGAAGTCATATTCTTATCTCTATTTATTTCTACTTGATTACTATCCGGAATTAACATAACCGCATCAATGTTCATAAAATTATGTTCAAAATACATAAATCTATATAACCACAATGTATCCATAATTGCCTGACTACACTTAAATACATCTACTTCGGAAGCCAATAAAATACTCAAGTCATACTTAACTGAAACGGGAACCGCTCTAACTTTGGTTAAAACTTTTCTAATTTCTTCTTTATTCTCAATAACCATTTTTAACCATACATTTGGATTAGCAAACTCATCAGAACGAATATCAAATCCAGTCAAAGTTAAATGTCCTCTTGGTATTATATCGGTATTTAACTCAACATATCTGTTATTTGAAACAACATCATCAGTAAATGAATCTAATAAGAATCTTTCATCACCAGTCATTGAGTAGTAAAATGGAACATTTACTTCTTTATCACCGGATGAAAATCTATTAGTCCATCTAATTTCACCTTCTAATGTATCTAAAACACAGATTGTTAAGTCGCGCATGAAACAATCTTCGTAGTTAAATCTATCTCCAATCATATACTTTTAATTATTTTTTTATAATCGGATTCCCAAATTGATACAATACTATATCCTATCGACTTTAAATATTTCTCTCTTTCAATAGTTTTTTTATATAATTGACCAAATGTTAAGCCATTTACCGGATTGATATCATTCTTATTGTATTTATTCAAATTTCCATGCCAAAAATCACCATAGAATTCATAAATTGTATTTGTTTTTTCATCAAGTCCATCAACAAAGAAGTTGAATATTTTTATTTGTCGATTTTTTTTCTCTATTTTGTATGAATCTAACCATTTATTTTCCAATATACTACCATTTCTATTACAACTCGGACATCCTCTACCCATCAAATGTGAGTTTGGTGTCATCTCAAAAAAACCATGTTTCTCACATTCAATAATTACTTTAGAATTGGATTTTTTATACAAAGTTTTTTTATAATTATATTTAACTCCATGTACTGAAATTGATTTTGAAATAAATTCCTCCTCTGATAATACACCCTTTCCTATTGAATTGCACTTTTTACATCCACCAGTGATCGAGTCTAAGTGCTTCAATGGTGATTGAAAAAAGAAAAAATCATGTTCTTTACATCTTATTTTAACTTTATCTCTCATTTTTATGTATTTTACTTCTGAGTAATCATATTTATCAAAATGCTTTTCTCTAAATTTAATAATCAAATCTTCTATTCTATTCTTCCTACTCTCTGTCCTTTTTAATAAACCACATTCGGTACATCCGCTTCGGTAATGAACATTTGGCAATTGTCTAAACTCACCATGTGACGGACAGATAATTAAAACTGGTGTTCTATCATTAATATATTCCACCAAAGAGTAGTCATAATTATCATCATGTTTTACAATTGATTTTTTGATAAATTGTTCTTTTGTTAATCTTCTACTCATATTAGTATATATAATTTTTTATCTATCTCATATTTAATATATAGAATTATGAAATATTTGAAAAGATTTTTAGAATCTAGATTTGAGTCAGAAGATGATATAACAGATTACCTATTAGAACTAGTTGATGATGGATTTTTGGAGTTCAAAAAAATAGATATCGAAAATAAAAAATTTGAATTTGTATATTCAATATTGACTGATTTTTCTTCTATTTCTAATTTAAAAGATTTGAAATCATTTGAAGAAAAAATTTTAACTTTATATAATATATTAGGTAGATGGAATTTAGAATTTCGTATAAAATCTAAAGGGTATCATTCCAGTGAATTGTCTATTTATTCGGACGTGCCTGAATATATATCAGATTGTCTTAGAGATGTCGAGATGTATCATTTGGATTATGATAAAACCGGAACTTATTTTGGTAAAGGAAATGATATTTACTTGGGTGGATTTATCAACAAATATCAAGAGGTTTTTCTTTCAATACGAACTGAGAATAAAAAAGATAGTAAAATAAAAATTCAGAGTTATATTGATACCAAAAATAATTCAAAAAAATATCAATTAAAATTTGTAAAAAATATACCGACCGGGGAATATATTTATCAAATCATTCCAAAAATAATTCCATCGGAATGAAATATCTTAAATATTTTAAAGAATCACAATCCGAAATAACATTAAAGGATAAGCTAGAATCAATTGTTAATATGTATCAATATCTTTGGTCTAATCATATTGATCCAGACTCACTTGGTAACTTTACTGGTAAATGCTCAGTATTATTTACTGGGTGTATGACTATTAATAGAGGATGGGACATTTCAAAGAAAGAAGGAAGACCATATGAGTTTGATGTCGATTGTTTATTAAAGAAACTAGAAACCGATTATAGAAAAGAAGAGAAGCTTAAAAATATCGAAGAACTCTATAAGTCAAGTATTATACCAAGATTTAAGCATACCAAAGAGGAAATTGAACAATTTTTATCACCAGTATTAAATTTAGAAGTAACTGGAGATAAAATTATAAAATCATATGAAATAAATCCATATTTTAATGGTTGGAATAAAAAAGCATGCTTTAGTATAAAGTGTAAATTGAATGAGGAGTTTCTCACAATGGATGAGCAAGAAGTTGAAACTAAAAAAGGCAATGACAGAACTGTAAATTTTCCAGGATATTTTGATAGAAAATATTTCAAAGAAATTGAAGATGAATTTTATTCTTGTAAAAGACTAATAAAGTCAAAAATTGAAGAACTAGATTTACAAAAAGCTGGATTAGAATTTTCCATGGATGATAATACACACTTGGGTCTATACTTTAACTTCCACATTAGAATAGAGGAAATTTAAACTTTTGGAGGTATTCAACTTATAATTTATCCGAATTATAAGTTATATGAAACAACTATTACTATCAGAGAAGTGGCGCCCTAAAACAATTGAGGACGTAATCCTTTTACCAAGAATCCGTAAAATATTTGAGAACGGTCTCAACCAAAATGTTATTTTATATGGTCATTTTGGAACCGGCAAAACTACTATTGCTCGCATACTAGTAGGCAAGTATCTCAAGAATACACCACACATAGAATTAAATAGTTCATTCTACACATCTATCGACACACTTAGAAATAAGATTGATGACTTTTGTTCAAAAGTTTATATGGGGTTTGATATGAATGTAGATATATCAAATGATACAATCAAATATGTATTCTTGGATGAATTTGAAAGAACATCCATTCAATATCAAGATGCACTTAAAGCTTATATTGAAGAATTCTCAAAGAAAAATGTTAGATTTATCCTAACAACAAACCACATCAACAAAGTTTCACCAGGAATTCGATCTAGATTAATTGAAGTAAACTTTGATTGTCAATCTCCAGAAGAAGAGAAATATCTTAAAACAGAAATCTATAAAAAGATTAGTACCGTAATTGCTCCACAAGAAGAATTTGAAATTCCAAAAGAAGAGTTGATTAAGATAATAAATAAAAAGTTTCCAGACTTTAGGTCAATAATGATTGATGTTGATAACTTCAAACAAACTGGATTATCAAATGAATCTGGATGCACAATCAATATTAAGTTAAGAAATGATTTATATGCAATTCTTTTTGATAAAAGTAAGACATATGATGAGATATATCATTTTTTAATGAATAATTTTGGACCAGAAAAGATTGATGAAATGATTTCTCTTTTTGGTAGACCATTTATTGAGTGGTCAATTAATGAAAAAAAATCTAATATTGAAAAGTTATTTCAAGTAAACTATATTATCACCGAACACACAAAGTTATTAGAGACTAATACCGACCCGATTGTTTTGGGAATGACTGTTATTGGTAAGATTCGTGATATTTTTTAACAACTAGCTGAAGTGAAGTAAATGTATATACTAGGATTTAATATATAAATTCATGGCAGCAGTAGATTTTACCGATTTTTACATTTTATATAAAGACCACCCAAGATATGTTCCAAAAGAACTTATTGAAGATGAAGTTGTTAATGTTATTATACAGAAATATGAAATGATACTATTCACAAATAAAGGTGAAGTAATGGGTGATCCAGAATTCGGTGCAAATCTATTGGAATTATTATATCAAACTAAAGTATCCGAATCATATGTTATTAGTACTATAGATGAGCAAATTGCTATTTATATACCAGAATTAGCAAATACTAATTACACATTAAATGTTGTCTTTGTTCAAGATCCAGAAAACTACCAGGATATAATGTTTGTAAATCTTAAAATTGCTGACTATAGCGTTTACGCACAAATAGGTAAGTTTAGCTAATAGAGCAATGATTGGCTGAGTAGATATATTTCCAATCTCTTTTAATATTAATACCTAAAGCTTCTGCTGTTGTAACAACATCTTCCAAACATTCCGAATCAGCACCACCAACAATAGTAACTTCTTTACCCTTTAACTTTTGAAATAAGTTATACAATTTAACAGGGCATTGAAACCACTGATGATTATTCCCAATAAATACTATAATAGTACCTTCTTCTGTTGGAAAATATTGACCTTTCTTTAGAGTTTTTTCTTGAGATTTAATCTGTTGATAAACTTCTTTACTTAGAATCTTTTTATAAAATTCAACATCAACATCATAATTATACCTCTTTTCGATTAAATCAACTTGATTAGGAAATGTATATAAGTCTCCGTTTACTGGTATTTCAGGATTATCATCATACAAATAATCTTTATCTGGATTCTTACCATCAACATGGTTATCAAATATTTGATAAACATTAGTAAAGTTATTACAATACTTTTTCAACTCATTCAAATACATTTCATTAAAGAACTTCTTAAATGACTTTTGAACATCAACAACCAATAGAGTAGAGTTATTTTTTTCAAAATTTTCAAATAGTTTAAGATATTTCATAGTGTATATATTAAAGTATGTGCATAAAAAAACACCGAGTAATCGGTGTTTTTTATAAAGTGTTTTATAAATTAAGCTGGTAATTCTTCTTCACCAGTTTCTTCCTCTTCTTCTTGAGTTTGTCCTTGACCTTGAGCCTCAGGTTGTGCTTGTGGTTGTGGTTGTGCTTGAACTGGTTGAGCTTCTCCTTGTGGAGCTACTTCCTCAAAACCTTCTCCACCAGTTTGAGCTTGTGCTTGTGGTTGAGCCTCGGTTTGAACTTGAACCTGTGGTTGAGCTTGTGCTTGTGGATGAGCTTCAGGTTGTGCTTGTGGTTCAGTTTGAGCTTGTGGTTGAGCTTGTCCTTGAACAGGAGCTTGAGATTGACCTTGAACACCACCAACTAAAGCAGTTGCTGGAATTTTATCAGCATCAATACCTGCTTGAGCAACGTGTTTTACAATTTCTTCAGCAATATCCATATCACCAAAGAACTGACGTAAGTTCTTACCAGTATTATCTTTTACTTTCTTAACATAAGCATTAATTAATGATTGAGGAATATCAATCATACTTTTTACTTTGTAAATATCGTTTACTTGAAAAACAGATTCTTTAATAATCTCTTCTCTTTTTCTTTCAACTCTATAAGATTCAAATTTTTTGATGTGTTTCATCTTAAATCATTAATTTTTTAATTTCTTATTAGTATATATTATATCTAAAAAATCATTTTTTTCACTTTTAGTGAAAAGCAAAAAAGCCTATTAATATACCAAGTCCAACTCCAACAATCCCGGTTCCAATAGAATATGCTGCTCTTTGTAATTTCAATCCAGTTATTCTTTTTTCTTGATTAGTAATTATCTTATCTTTAAGTTTTAATTGATTTCCAGCTTTTTCTAGATCCAATTTATAATTTGCAATTTGTGTATTCAACTCTTTAATCTGGTCATCTTTCGCCTTGTTATTAGTTTCCAATGATTTAATCTTTGTCTCTAATATTGCAACTTGATTAGTATATTCATTAACCACAACAACATAAGCTTTGATTGTTGAGTCACAACTAATTTTCATTTTTTGAAATAAAGAATATAACTCTAAATCATTATCCAATGATTGAGCTTGATCAATACTTATAATTATACCTAATGTGTCACCACCAACAATATAGAAAGATGGATAATCGATAGTCTTTGTAGAATCCACACTTAGTGTAGTTTGTTGAGCCATTACAGATACACTTAGTATCAAGCCAACCAATAGTGTTAATAAATGTTTCATTTTTTATTTTAATTTTTTTCCTAAAGAGTTTAGTAAATCGACACCTTCTCTCTTAATAGGGGTTTCTTTAAGTTTTTTAATTTGTGCATTAATCTCGTCAACTTTGTGCCTTTCCTTATCCAAATCGACTTTAGCATTTGATAAGTCATTTTTAGATTTTAACAAATCTTTATTTAACTTATCAATTTTAGCCTTTTCAACATCAACAATTTGTTGAATACTATCAAATTTAACTTCTGATATTTTTCTAGCAGATGCCAATGAATCTCTTTCAGATTGAATTGAATTAACTTGTTCGGATAGTCTTTTATTTTCTTCCTTTAAATTTTTATCCTCAGTAGTTAACCATTTGTAAAGAAATATACCAGATGCGAGGAATAATACTATTATTATCCAACTTTTAGTATCAAGCTTCATATTAGTAAATATATTTTTTATAACGGAATAAATCCGTATCTTTGATATATATAAAAAATTAAATCTTTCTAAAATTAAATAAAATTGTATATGTATAAAAGACTAGTTTGCTTTGACTTTGATGGTACCTTAATTCATACACCTACTCCCGAGGCTGGTAAACCAGAATGGGAAAAACAAACCGGCCTTTCCTGGCAAGGTAGAGGATGGTGGGGTAATCCAGAATCACTTAATTTAAATGTATTCCAACCACCTGTAAATCAATGGGTATATAATCACTACCTAAAAGAAACATCTGATCCAGATGCTTATGTCTTTTTAGCAACTGGTCGTTTATCTAAACTTGAAAAACAAGTGCTGGATGTATTGAAACTACACGATATTAAATTTGATGATGTTTTTTGCAACACCGGTGGTGAGACATTTAAATTCAAGTGTTGGTTATTTGAAAGAATAATCAAACAAAATCCACACGCTACTGAATTCACAATGTATGATGATCGTCACGAGCATTTGAAAGAATTTATACATTGGGCTAAACAACAACCTATCAAAGTAAATATTATTGATGTTGTAAACAAAAAGCAAATTTTTTAATATATACACATTATGGCAACAATTACAAAAGAACAAGTAAGTGTACAAATAGAAGATATATTAGGACAACCTTATATACTAATGTTACACAATGATGATCACAACACATTTGATTGGGTAATCGAATGTCTTATAAAAGTCTGTAAACATGACTTTGAACAGGCCTCACAATGTGCCCACTTAGTACATTTCACCGGTAAATGTGATGTTAAAAGAGGAGACCAAGAAACTATACAGAAAATGTATAACAAGCTTAAATCAGCCGGTCTTTCAGCAACTATTGAGGAAGCTTAATAATTAAAAAAAAATTGAATAAAATTTTTTTTATTCAATTTTTCTTTCTATATTTGTTATATGAAACATAACAAGTTATACTTAATCAAAACTCTTTCTGTTAAGAAAGGAGTAAATCTAACTGATGATTTACAAGAAATGATTCTTACTAAAATTGCTAATGTTTTAGATAAGAATGATGATAAAGACATGATTGTTGAATCAATTGATGATAAAGAATTTATGTTTTTCAGACTTTCCTATATGAAAGTAATGAGAATCTGTAGTATCCTTGAATCATATATCAACTACTCAGTTGATGAAATCAGCGATAAAGTTATTCTTGGTGATGTAGATGAATATGATTTCATCATTGATAATGATGATTTATCTAAGTTTTTTAATTCTTTCCGATTGGATAATGCTAGTGTGGATGATATTTTAGATAAAATTTTAGATAAAGGAATCAACTCTTTGGATGAAATTGATAAGTTAATCCTTGTGAAATAAAAAAAAGACAACCAATTGGTTGTCTTTTTTATTTTAGTAAACTTTTTTAAATTATCCTAATGGATTAGCAGTTCTGTGAGATGCCCCACTAGCCAACGCTTGGAAGCCAGTAACACCTGTTTTGTAAATTACATAAATACCACCACTTCTACTGGATTGTACTCTTAATCCACCCTTAAAGTTATCTTCTTCTGCTTTTTCAATTAAGCTTTTCTTGGAAGCTTCCCAGTTTTTAGATTGTGGGTATTCATCTGGTTCAGCCATCAATTCTTTTTCGGCTTCTTCTAAAGCAACCATAAATTTATCTTTTGCTTCATCTTTTGCTGCACTAGATTCATGTCCAGTGAAGAACTTCTTAACACCACCTAAGATTTCTTCTTCTTCATTGATTGAGAAGCTTTCAAATGTTTTTAAATGTTTCATATTCCTATGTTATTTTTTTTGTTTATTATATATATTAAATAAAAAAACTACTTTTTTCTCACTTTATATTCTGGATTATTAGCAATTCCAGATTTAGTCTTACTACCCCACCATCTACAGAAATATCTAATAGCAATATCAACGCCATTAAACTTCATTTGACCAGTAGCATATGGTTGTTCTTCTTGTCCTTCTATCTTTTCAGGTTGTTTATACTTATTTTGGTCTTTAGACACCTCACTATCATAATAGTAAAAAGTTAAAATCCATTTGAATTTTTCTTCCTCTGGATTTAACTTAATTTTACCAACTAACTTTTTATGTTCATCAAGAATATCAATTTCTTGTTCAGAGTCATACATCTTAGTAGATAATTTGTAAATATTTAAATACTTTTGATAGATAGTACTAAACTTTTTAGTAGGAGTAAAAGCTTTCTTTATCTTAGAAAAGAATCCCTCATTAAATTGCTCAAAGTTTTTAATATTTTTCATATAGTATATATTAAATTCCAAACCAATTTTTACCGCCACCATTCTGATTTTTGTATTGACTCATAAACTTTCTTTGTCTATTAACATTTATAATAGAAGAATAATCAATACCATCTTTGTGATCTCCTCTTTTAAGTATTTCTTTCCAAGAATTTAATGTACCAGAATCAACAATTTTTGATGCACAATCTTCTATCATTTCTCTAAAATCATATTTAGAAAAAACACTAGCAGCATTAACCAAGGTCATCACCGTATCATCATGTCCAATATCAGCAGCATATCTAATATTACCAGATGATGTTATGTGTTTAACAAATGTTGTTATCTCTCTAATATTATTTTCATTTGTTATGATGAAATTCTTTTTATCCATTGCATCTTGATAATCTTTTACCAACATATTCTTATTTTCACCAACCTTTAATCCAACTCTTTCTTCTGTAGAATCAGCTCTATGTTTATATCTAAAGAAAACACTAGATCCATAATTATTATTTCCATCAAATACATAAGGTAAGTGAGCCAAGAATTCATTACCATAGTTATTTAACTCTAAAACAACCTTAAAGTTCTCATAGTTAAAGTACTCAAATAATAATGTGTAGAATAGTTCAGCTAATTGCTTAACTGAAACAAAATTAGACCTGTAAATAGCAATTTGCTCTAAACAAAAGAAATCAGATAGTTGTGTATAATTACCTTGTTGTATTTCAACAGTTTCTTGTGATTTTGGTGATATTTTAAATATATTAATAATTGAATAGTCTTGACCTAATCCTTCCGATATATCCACAGATATAACACCTTTAGCTGAGTTTCTCATAATTGGACTAAAAACATCATCATCATCAACCCAGTGTAAGTCATCATAAGAAAATTTAAGACGTTTTGTTAATTCTGGTATTTCCTCATATACATAGTTCTTTTTATTATTAAGTAATTGTTCAATTAAATTCTCACTAAGTAAAGATCTGGTAGCGTTAACAAATCTCAATCCATACTCTTGATTGAATGCGTCTTCACCACCAATATCTTTGATAGCTTCTTCTTTCCAAGTTGTTACTTCTGACACCGCGTAAATTGGAAGTTCCATATCATCTTCTTTAACTATTTGAAACTCTTTAACTATTTTATCAGTACAAGCATCATTATTGTAGATATAAATAACATCTTTAATTAAATCTGGTATGAACTTCATCTCAACCTTAGTGTGTTCACCAAATTGTCTCTGAACCTGTTCAAAAATATATTCTTTTGTCAACCCATGTTCATACATTTTATGGTTATTTAATCTAAAGAATGTAACAAAACGACCAGGAACCTGATGCCAATAAACTCTCATTGGCTTATAGTTATTCTTCAATGGATCTCCATCCGGTCTTTCAGCATCACTTAGTAACCTATAAAATAGATTCATACCATTTGGGGTTGAAGTAATTACAATCTTAGAGTTCTCAATCGCAGAAACAGTTGGAAAGGCAGCAGTATAGTAAGGTTCGATGATATTACTCGGAATATGAGCAAACTCATCAAGATATAAGAAGTCAATAGTAAAACCAATCGCAGGAGTCTTACTTCGAGCTGATGATTTAATTCTACAACCATTATCAAAAATCATTGATTGTTGGTTTAGATTCTTAATACCAGCCTTTAGAAAGAAAGGTAATTGTGCATATATGTTTCTTATCTTATCAATAATCTCAATTGTAGTACCTCTAATATTAGCAACAATCATAATATTCTTATCATTATTAAATGTAATGAAGTGTAACATTGTGATAGCAGCATTGATAGTTTTACCAATCTGACGAGATCCACATAATATTGAAAATCTATTTTTAGTGTATAGGTCTAAAATATCCCTCTGATAATCTCTTAATTTGATATTCTGAACAGAACCATCTTCTGTTTTAATTCTACAGTATTTTTCGGCAAAGTATTGAATATCTAATTTACACTTGATGTACTCTTGGATTTCATCCTCGGTCATCATAAATGTTATACCAGCTCTTCGGTAACCAATTTCATTCTTAAACCAAGGATTCTGAAAACGCTTTACAACAACACCATCATTGATTTTCTCAGTTATATCATCAATTAGTTTACTAGTAAAAACAAATTTCTTTTCCTCGGTTGGTTTTTTAGCAACTGCCATAAGGAGTTAATATTTTTCAATATATATAAGAAACATTACTTTCCTATATGAGTAAGAAAGAAGAAAAGATAAATGACCTTCAAAATGAATTCAATAGAATTCAAGAAGAAAATAAAGATTTAGATGTTAGTAAATATCTAGCAAAGAAAGAAGATTTACCAGATTTAGGTGAAATTCAAATCTATGATTATGATTCCGACTTAGAAGATTCTCAGAAATTAGCATCCGAAGTTATGGAATCTTTAGTTGACCTATATTTAGGAGATAATCCAAGTATTGCACATCATGATTATGTTGTTAAGAAAATGAAGGAAGATGCTCAAGTATATGCAGATACTCTTTTTCTACAAAAGATGACAAGAAAGAATCTACTAACACAAATGAGACAAGTAGATAATGGTGACACATCAGCAAGAATGCACGAGGTGATAAATCAATCATTCTCTCAAATGAGAGATAACATTAAATTCTCACAAACACAAAAAACTGAACTAGAAAAGTTTTATAAAGAAATGAGAAGAGATTTAGGTCTTAATGAGATATCGGAGTCAATGGAACAAAAGAATATTGAACAACAAACCGAAGATGTTAAAGAAGAAGGTAAAATTGTTGATTCTAGAAGTTTGAATAATATGATTGATTCATACTTAAAGAACAAGAAAGATTAAAGTAACTTTCTAAATGACTCAAATGTTTTGATTAAGGTAGATAGTGATAATATTACCTTTTTAGTTTCTGTTTTATTGTAATGGTTATCATTAATCTTATTAACAAGCAAAACTGGCTTATAGTCAATAATATTCTCTTTAATGACATCTTTAAGTCCTCTATCAGTATTTGATAATAAAACTTCTAAAAGACCATTGATATCATCAGTTACTTTTAATGTATCATAATTATTATCATAGAATGAAACTTGGTCATATCTAGTTATCTCTTCATCAATGAATTTATTACCTTCTGTTTTATATCCAATCAAATGTTGTAATAATAATCTCATCTTTTTGAAATTAACTTCATCTTTATCTATATTAGAGAAGTTATCAGATATAAAGTAAAAATTCTTAATTTTAAGACCTTGTTCTTTTAATTTTTCTTCTAAATTATCAATAAGAGTTTGATAATTTCTTTTTGTTTGTTTAGAACAGATAATATAAATATCATCAGTTTTATTTTTTAATTCAGATACAACTGATAAATTTAACTCAAAGTTCATTTCATCAATGATATCTTTATTGAGAAACTCTTGTAAACTAATAGCCAAATTACTAAATTCAGTTTTATATGTTTTTGCTTTAATCTTTAATTTATTAACTAATTCGGTAGGTAACCAAAATGTTTTACCATTAAATTCTATTTTATTACCTTGTTTTCTATAAATACCACTTTGTATAAGATTAAAATCGGATTTAGATATTTTTAAAATAGGAATGTTAGGATTATTTTTATCAACAATCCAGGCTTGATTTTCAAACTTAATTAATGTGTCTATATCAAAAAAATGTGATTTCACCATAATTTTTTATTTTCTCCTGCTCTTTGTACATTGATAGAAATAGGATGTGCCTGACCATCAAATCTACTTCCCTCATATGTTTTATCTACCCAAGTCACCCCACCAGATAATTCACCATCAAAGCTTCTACACTTTGGACAATACTTAGGCGCTTCTTCTTCCATATAAATAAAAGTTCCTCTGCACCAAGGACTTTGGCAAATTGCTTTTTTTTCTTCCATAGTAGTATATATTAAATAAAAAACCCACCGTTTTGGTGGGTTTTTTATTTTTATTTTATATATCCTTGACTTAGCGCAAATTCATATAGAACTGGTAAGTTTAGATACCTCATAAATCCATTTTTAATATCCTCTAATGTTTTTGATTTTTTTAATATAGACATAATCATGAAACCAAATTCCTCTTGGAATTGCAAGTCACATTCTGACCAAGGTCTATTATAGTTTTGCAACGTCACCCATTCATTATCACCACCGGTTAACCAATATAAAGCTCTTCTAGGTTCTACTGTAGAAAAATCAAGTGGTAATTCTTTTTTCCAGATGGATTCATCCAAATTTGGATTTCTCATCATGATAGAAACAGCTTCTGCAATATCGGTGGTAATTTCATTACCAACCTCAAAAAACAATTCGCCGTTTACTTCTTTGCTGATTCTCACAAAGTTAGATTCTGTTAGTATTCTAACATTGTTATTTTTTGTGAAACGTTTTTTTCTCATAAAAGAAAAATGATTTTTTATATCTCAATCAAATTTATTCCACTGACAAACTTTCCTTTGAATGTTCCTCCCTCAAAGATTCCATTCTGAAAAGTTCCGTAGAACTCACCACTTTTAAAAATACCATAGTGCCAGTTACCAGAGTAGTAACTACCACCATACCAAATTAAAGTGTTGTTTTTGATTTCGATTTGTGCATCCTCTACTTCCGAATCAATTAACCAATGAAAGTTTTCTTTCTCAAGGATGTTTAAGATTTTATTTTGATTTACTATCTTATTTTCATTATAAATCAGCTCATTAAAACGCATATTCTCTTATTAATTTAAATCATTATTACTTATTTATATATTTGATTGAAATCTCAACAAAACATCTATATCTAGAAATTTTGAGATTTTTTATGATTTAGCATAAAAAAACCCACCAAGTTATTGGTGGGTTTGATAAGTAATTTTTTATTAACTATTAGACTGACTTTTTAAGAAAGCTTTTTCTTTTCTTGTAAGAGATTCCATACCAGAAGTACTGATTTTCTCAAGAACAGTATCTACATCCATATCAGAAAAGTCATAAAATTTAGTAAATGTGATTGGCTTCATTGAAGCAAAGTATTCAGCAAGTTCATCAACATAAATAACTTCTGTTGTTCCTTTGTTAATATAGGCAATTATGTTGAATCTTGTAGAGTCACAGAAAAGAAAATCGGCTGTCTTTTTCATTTCCATAAGTTTTTTACCAGAAAACTTACTAACAGGAATACCATTATCATCACGAAGTCTTTCAAAATCAACAACAGAATTACACATTCTCAAGTCAATTTTGATGTATTTGTTATCGAAGTATTTAGACATTTTATTAAATATTAGATTGTGATTGTTTATCAAAGATATGGAATAATTATTGAAATACAAAATTATTTTTACTATTTATTACTATTCTATCAATTGATAAACAAATATACGGAATAATTATTAGATTATCAAACTTTATCAGTATTTAAGATTTTCCGGTGATATAAAATTAATATATAAGTAAAATTTTAGGCTTAAATTATGAAATATTTAAAATATAGAGAAGATTTTCTACATAGAGAGATTAAACTTGATGAATCAAAAATTCAAGAACAAATTAAAAGTTCTGAAATGATTTCAGAAGCTTTTGAGAATGATATCACTTGGGGTGGATCTTTAATTGGAAGACTATTTAACTCTATATTAAGAAAAGGTAAAGTAATGATACAAACTGCTAGGATTGGATCATTAGTTAAATCTCTTAAAGATGAACTAGATTCTTTATCTGGCGAAGTACAGATCGCATCCGATGAGAAAATAAAAAATAAAGTTTACTTACTTTCTATTAGATTTTTAGTAACTGAGATATATAATATTGTTGTTAGTAATAAAACTGTTGCCGAAAAGAAAGGAGAATTAGTAGGAGATGGATCTGAGGATGCTGGTCTTATACAAACAACTATTAAACAGGTTGAGGCTATACCAGATGAGTCACTTCCAAACAAAAAAGAACTTATTGAAAAGCTTAAAAGATTTAGAGAAGCATTACTTAAATTAGAAGTAAAAGCCGAACCATCAAAAGAAGAAGAGGAAGATGATGATAGCGAAACAAATTTCTATAATCAAACACTCAATCTATTGAAATCAATTGTAGCATTAAATGATGTTATTCTTAATAAAAAGATTAAGAATGCAGAACAAACAAACAAATCAGTAGAAGTTGGTAAAGAATATACAAATAAGAATGGTAAGGTTTGTATGGTTGTTAGTTTAGATCACAAAGTAACCAGACCAAATAAAGATGCTGGTGGAGATGGTGTGTTTTTTACAAAAGATGACAAAAAGGGAGAAACATTAGCTCCAGGTTTAGCATTAGTTGTATATAGAGATGAAAAAACAAAAAAATATTTACCTAATTCACCAACACAAGCAATAAATAAGACGGAGCTTAAGCCATATACTGGAAATGATACACTTAAAGATAAAGAGGGAAAACCTCTTCAATCACCATTAGATACCAAAACCGGCACTCCAAAAATTGGAGCAGGATCTGCACAAGGTCAAAAAGAAGGAGAAAAAGTAGAAAAAACAAATGATTCATACTATTATGAGAATGAGTCACTTCCTATCTTTGAAGATACAAAACTTGAAGATAATGAACTACATGCTAAAGCTGCTTGGAATAAAGTATTAAACACATGGAATAAAACTGGAATTTCAAAAATGGTTCCAAGAATACAAGAACTATTGAAAAAATCTGAGTCTGGAAGTAAATTAGAGAAAGGATGGATAATGGACTTAGGTAAGCAAATTATGTTAAATAAATCAACAGTAGGTGCAAATCCTATGAAATTTGATGATTTAATTAAAGAAGCAGAAGCTATTCCTACATCATATAATGATATACCTAAAGCAATATCTTTAGTTAGTAGAGTTATACTTTCATTTAAGGAAGATATGGGATTATTAGGAGCATTAGGTGATGCTAACCCACATATTAAATTATTTGTCAACTCATTTGATGAGATGAGTAAGATATATCCTAATCTAAAAGCAAAGAAAAAAGAAGAACCTAAGAAAGAAGAGGAAAAGACACCAGAAGCACAAAATGATTCACGTCTATTTAACTACTCTAAATTCTTATCAATAAATGAAGCAGATGATATTGTACCTGAATTAGACTCTGAAACAGAAAAGTCCGAAAATGATGAGGTTAAAACTGCTTGGTCTAATGAGTTCAAAGAAGGTGAGGAGAAAGAGTGGAAAATAGAAGAGAAAGAAGCCAAAGAACTACAAAAAGAAACAGATGAGTTAGAGAATAAAGAAACTACATTTAAGGGTGATGACTATTATGATCACATCATAGCAATTATTGAAATTTTCGGCAAGGCTTACAATCTATATGCAACTACTGTTATTCCATCTGGTAGACCAAATGGTAGAATTTCTCAAAAAACATTTAGAGAATATGAATTTATTGGAGATGGTAAGAATCCGGGATGGAAAGAAGGAGAAGGACCAGAAGCTGGTCCATGGGCAGCAAAGCAAACATATCAAAAGTGGCAAGATGGTGTTATGGGCATTCTTAAAGATCCTAAATATAGAAAAATATTAGCAAATGTTAAATTTGTATCAGAGGCCGAAAGTTCAACAGGAACACCATCCAAAGAAGGTTCAGGAAGATCTTTATTTACCTTCATCAATGACCTAACAACCGGAAATGGTGAATTTAGTAAGATTAAAAGAGAAATGATGAATAAGTATTTCACAACAAAAGAAATGAAAACAAAGGGAGACAAGGAAACTCAAGGATTTGGGGGTAACCCAAGTCCTACTATTTCTGGAGATGATAAAGGTGAGACAAATAAATATTATTTAACACTTGGTAAAGAGATTAGTGGTATATATGTATCACCAAGAATGTCTGATTATAAAAAATCAGATAAAGAAAATAGCTCATTTTTGAATAATTTTACACTAGCTAAGTATAAAACAGATGATGCAAAAGAAGGAACTATTTTAGTTTATGTTAATAATTATTTTACAGTTGATGATAGTCCACACATTTTAGTAAAGTTTCAATTTATCAAGGAAGGAAGACAATCATTAATAAGTTCTTATTTAAAAAATAGTATTACAAATGACAAAATGGAATTACCCGAAGATATAAGAGAAGATTTAACAAAATCTATTTATGTAGGTGTTATCAAATTATCAGATGGTCATTTACTAACAGGAAGTACTCCAAATATAACATATATAGACGCAGTAGAACTAAACTCACCAACGGAACAAGGATTTAAAGAACTAAATATTAAATTGACACAGATTAAATATCTAACAAAACTTGTAGATACAAAAGATGGAAATCAAAAAAGAATAGTAGTTAAGCCAAAAGACAATAAACCGGACGAGTTTACAAATAAAGATGTTAAAGACACACTTGGTAAAATTAAAAATAGTGACTCTTTGAAAAAGGGCCTTAAAATAGAAGGAAAAATAAAATGATTAAAAAATACTCAGAATTTATTTTAGAAAATTATTTTCCGGATAATACAGATTCTCCAGAGATTGCATCAGATATGAATGGATTTAATGATATTAGTGACCAGATTAAAGAATTTGATACTAAGAAAGTTACTATCAACAATATCTATATGACATACACCGATGAAAAAGATTTAATTAATAAATTGTCTTCTCAGAAATTTATTGATAATACTAGTGATAAAAAATCTATTAAATTTCATAATTCTATTTTAGGTATGTGGGCACAGTCTTGTGAGAAAAGAAGAGATTTAAAAGAAATAGATGACCAAATTAAAAAATGGGAAGAAGATATTAAAAATGAAGAGGATAATATTAAAAATAATCCATCTTCAGAAGAATCAGTAAGAGCTAACATCAATTTAATAGAGGACAAGATAAAACAAAAAACACAAGATGTTTCAAAAAAACAACTAGAAATTGGTGACTTAGAAAAATTAGCAAAAGATAAATTAAAATCATTAAAAGATGAACTTAGTTTATCCAAGAAAAGATTAGATATGTATAGGGCTAATAAATTTGCCAAAAAGTGAAAAAATATGTTTTTTGCTTTTTATATATACAGTAAATAAAAATTAATGAAATAATATGGCAATTCAAATTGGAAAATACAAAAGACCAGGTATCTTCATAGAAGAATTTGACAATTCAGTTATCTCAAGTCCAACCGTAACAGGTGTTAGTACTTTAGTAGCGGGTTTTTCAAGAAAAGGACCAGTTAACACACCGGTTTTATTACAAACCGTTAATGATTTGGAGAAAATCTTTGGACCAATGGATAGAAACCTTGAAAGAAAAGGTTCTTACTTCCACAGAACAGTGGCTAAGATGCTTGAGTCAAGTCCGGTTTATGCAATGAATCTATTAGTTACATCAGATACATTGGATACAATTGAATACAAATCTGTATCTACATCTACAGACAAAACAAATGATATAGTAAGAGACGGGTCATATAGAAGATTCTTTGACACCACTGGATTCTGGAAAAAGGATACTGATTCTTTCATTACATTAACAAATGGTGACTTAGGTCATGCTGATAGACTTCTATCATTCACTAATATGTCTGATAAGTATATCACTGTATTTGTTTTTAAATCTAAATTAAAAGGATTTGATAGAACATTACTTGAGTGGTATGGTTCAGCTGATAAAGTACCTTCTTATGTAAATCAATTAGACTATGCGTCTGATTATATGGTGGATGTATTAGTTGTTGGTGGTGATTGGTCAAACTATCAGCAGTTATCTGTTGATAACAAATGGTCTGCTTATTTCACAAGTCAAGGTCTCAAAAAAGACCAAGTTTATAATTTCTCAAATGATAGAAATGTTAATTTGTTAAATTTCTATGAGGGACTTTCATTAATTCCATTCTTTAGAGATGCCAATGGTAGAAATATTTTCATTGAAACAATTATTAATAATGATACACAAAAAACTGGTTTATTCTGTGCATTTGATTCAGATAAACTTGAAAAAGATTATCCAACTGGAATGGTTGACTTAATTGGTAACAACTTAGCTCAAAGTGATGGATTGGTTAATAATGGACAAGCATCACTTGAGTTTTTATCATATGATGTTACAATTACTGAAAGTTTGAATTTCACTGCAACTCCACTTGATGTGGCTGGTGGTGTTGATGGTCAAAATGTAGTTGCTCTATTATCTTCTACTTCTTCAGTAGCTGCTATGAGAAGCATCTGGGGTGGTTCAGAAAGAACTTCGTTTTACTCAGAATCTTATATCAATGGTGTGAATTACGCAACTGCTTCTGAAAGTTTAGGAGGATCATCTACTCTTATTGTAGGATTTGATATTTATGATGCTGATTTAGGAGCTGGAGCAACTGCTGCTCCATATGCAGTAATTAGTGGCACTAAAGTTATAGTAAATGAAGGCGTAAATCAGGGAAAAACATTTTCAGTAAGTGCTTCTGATTATCCAACATCTAATGCAACTGCAAGTTATACTTCAGTTGTTTATATTAATTCATCAACTGGAGCAATCGAAATTAGTAATAGTACTACTGCTGGATCTAATCCAATTTTAGGAACAAATGACTTAGCACTTGGTTACTTAAATTTCTGGATGTATAATGGATCTATATCACAAGTAGGTGGAACACCTAGTTACGTTCCTACTTGGACTCCTGTAGAAATTGATAATACAAATGGGTACAAATATAAAGAATTTACACACGGTGCATTAACTACAAATGATTACTATGTATCTTCAGTGGGTGCAACATCTTCTGGTAAGATTCAAGTAACATTCTATGGAACATCTCAAACAGACTATACTAAAAATTATGGAGTTCATAGAAAAATTAGAATGTTTAATTTTTTAGTTAATATGTTACACTCCTCTAATCTCAATAAGATGTGTATGATTAAAGACTACACAACAAGAGAGAAGTTTTCATTAGCAAATGCTAGTATTTCAAGTATAGTTACTTCATCGTCATCTAATAAGTCATTTGTGTTAGATTTAGGAATTACTCCTACGCCACAACATATATTAGATGGTAATTTAATATTCTATAAATATGATAATGAGTTCACTTTAGGAGCATATGGTGTAACCACACAAAATATCAAAGGTGGTACCTATGGTGTTGTTGGTAAACAATCTCCATTCTACTTAAACTTCTATAATGGACAAATAAATACTAGTGATTATTTCTACAGAAATATTCTAGATGTTGATAAAACTCCGAGAGTTGTATTACAAAACTCTGGTGGAGAAGGATATATTGTATTTAGTGAACTACCTTGGGCAACTTCAGCTAGTTGGCCATTCAGTTTTGTTGGAACAGAACACATCATTTTACCAGACTCTACTTCTAACACAGGAATATTGATGTTAGCTGGTTCTACTGATGAGAGTGGCAACTTAGCTGATCCATCAACTGGTCTAACTTATAGTGGTACTTACGTAGCTTATAAATTGGAATCAACAGTTACATCAGAAGATATTACATCAATTTCTAAAATATATGATTCTTCTCAGAAAGTTTATTTACAAATGTACTTAGATAACTCTGGTAATTTAGTGACTAACTTCAAAGATGAACAACTATCAACTGCAGTGCCTATTGATATTGATTTAGATTCAACATTCAAAGTAATAAGTGATAAATCAAATTACAGACAATCTATTGAGATTGAATTACCAAGTGGTTATACACCAGTTGTTAATAAGATTCTTATTAATGGACTTAGATATCCAGAGGTTAAAATTGGTGATTTCCTAGAAGCTTATGTTGATACTACACTTTTACAAAGTGGTGAGGTTCCAAGAAGATTAACTAGAATATTAACTAAAAAAGTATATGCAGCTGATACATCACTAGTAGAGGTTACTTGTGACTCAGCAATTGAGAAAGTTGAATTTGGTAGTGATTATCAAACAATGAGATACACATCTATTGATGATTATGTTTCTACTTATAAATCAATATCATTAAAAGGATTTAGAGTAAGAGAAGCTTCAATGCCGGATGGTACAGAAGACAGACAAAGTTCTATTCTTAACTTATTAGCTAAAGGAACATCATTGTTCAAAGCTATAACTAACAAAGAAGCAATTGACTTTAGATATGTTGTTGACTCATTTGGTCTTGGATTAATTGAACGTTCAAAACAACAATTAGTTGATATTTGTGGTGATAGATTAGATTGTCTTGGATTCATAAATATGCCTTCTATGAAGTCATTCAAGAATTCAACATCACCTACATTTGTTGGAACTGATGAGACAAACTTGGATACATACGGAATTCTACAAACATCATATATCGCAACTGGTGGCAACTTGGAATCAAGTCCAGCTTTCTTGTATTCATTTGGTGATGGTAGAGGATCAAGTTGTGTTGGTTATTTCTTACCTTATGTAACAGTAAATGATAATGGAAGACCAACAGATGTTCCACCAGCTATGTATGTGGCAACTACATATATGAGAAAACAAAACACTAATGTAACTTCAATTGTTCCTTGGACAATTGCAGCGGGTGTTACAAATGGTAAAGTTACAAATATTGCTGGTATTGAAATGGATTTCACACCAACTGATATTGAAAACTTAAATGGAGCTCAGATGAATCCGATTGTTTACAAGAGAAACAGAGGATTTGTAATTGAAACTGAAAATACAGCTCAAACTCTTTATAAGTCAGCACTTTCTTACCTACACGTTAGAGAGGTATTGATTGAACTTGAAAGAGAACTTTCAGCAATGTTGTTAGAATTCCAATGGAAATTTAACACAGCTGAAATCAGAGCCGAAATCAAGTTGAGAGCAGATGTTATTTGTGAGAAATATGTAAACAAAAATGGTTTATATAACTACTTCAACAAGTGTGATGAAGAAAACAACACTCCTACAATCATTGATAATCAAATTGGTGTTCTTGATACTTATGTTGAACCAATTCGCGGAATGGGTGTTATTGTAAATAACATTACAATCTTGAGAACAGGAGCAATTAACGCTGGTGGATTCATTAATCAATAATCTATAAAAATTTAAAAAAAACCAGATAGAAATATCTGGTTTTTTTTATTAAACATATATAGGAGTATTTAATATATATGTAAAATGGTTTGTTGTTATGAATTTAGAAATATTTAATAATCCAGATCCATCTGGTAGAATGTCCAAAGAATCTTTTCTTTTTAAGAATTATAAAGATGAATATGATTATATAGTAGAATACTGCCTAAGTAATAATATTGTAGAAATTTCCTTTAAGGAAAAGGTATATTTATGTTTAAATAATATTTCAAATATCCCAACTTGTCAAAACCCATCTTGTAAAAAAAGAGTGAGTTTTAAAAACTCAACATTGGGATATTTGAAATATTGTTCAAATAAATGTATATCATCAGATCCCAATATTAAAAAAATTAAAGAAGAAAAGTCTTTAGAGAAATTTGGAACAAAAACTCCTGCTGAATCCGAACAAGTAAAAAATAAGACAAAAAAAACAAATCAAGAAAGATATGGAGGCAATTCCGCTATGTCATCAGAAGAAATACAAGAGAAATCTAAACAAACACTACTTAAAAATTGGGGAGTTGATAATCCGAATAAATCACCATATTTGACTGAAAAGAGAATAGAGTCCTTTAAATTGAGTAATTATAAAGAATCATTTAAAAAAACATCATTATTTAGGTATGGAGTTGATCACCCTTGGAAAAATAAAGATATACATGATAAGAGTTCATTAGGCACATTTATTTCAAAAAATTTAAAGTTAAAAGAATCTATTCTAAAAAAATTAGAAACTCATTCAAATTATAAATTAATATCTATTGACTATGATAAATATAAAAGAGAAGTTACTATACATTGTGATATATGCAATAGTGATTTTTTTATAAATAGAGAGGATTTTCACATAAGACATAAGAATAAGACTACCATATGTACTGTTTGTAATCCCATCGATACTAACCAATCTGGTACAGAAATGAAATTATATGAATTCATTAAGGATAATTTTGATGGAAATATACATACTAATATAAAATCCATAATAAAACCAAGTGAGTTAGATATTTATATTCCCGACTTAAAATTAGCATTTGAGTTTAATCGATTATATTGGCACTCCGAATCCCAAAAAGGTAAATATTATCATTATGATAAGACAAGAAAATGTAGGGATATAGGAATAGAACTCATACATATATGGGAGGATGATTGGGTATATAAAAATGATATTGTCAAGTCAATAATATTGAATAGAATTGGTAAAACGAAAAATAAAATATATGCTAGGAAATGTGAAATAAGAGAGGTTAATGATATTGATTTAATAAAGTATTTTTTGGAAAATAATCATATATTAGGATATTGCTCATCAAGTATTAAATTAGGATTATACTATAATGATGATTTGGTTTCTTTGATGTGCTTTACTAAAAAAAATGGATTATACGAGTTGGTTAGATATTGTAACAAACTGAATAATTTAGTAACTGGTGGATCATCTAAATTGTTTAGATACTTTATTAATAAATATAAAACAGATATTATTTCCTATTCTGACGAATCTATGTTTAGTGGTAATTTATATGAAAGTTTAGGATTTAAACACATAAGTAACTCTGTTGTTAATTATAAATGGGTAATTGGTAAGAAAAGAGAACATAAATCAAAGTATAGAAAGGATAGGTTAGTCAAATCAGGATTTGATGTAAACAAAAGTGAGAATGATATAATGATAGATGATGTTGGCGCTTATAAAATATGGGACTGTGGGCTTAAAAAATGGATTTATAAATGTTCATAAAAATAACCTAAATGATATTTTGTAGATATGTCTGATTAAAATGAATCTAATCAATAAGAACTAAAATAAATTAAACAAAAGAACCTCTATAGAAATATAGAGGTTTTTTATTTGTTAACATTTTATTTTTAATATATACTGTTAATAATCCAAGTAATAAGAAATGACAAAAATATTAAATAGTCTCAAAGTAACCGGTACCGGATCAAGTTCACAAGCATTGGGTGTAACCGGTGGATATGTTAGTATAAATGATAAGCTAAGAATAGGTGATTGGTCAACTCCAACCGCAACTGTTAATATTAATAGCAAAGGAACAACATCATCAACAAACGCATTTAAAATAACCACCGGATTTACAACAAATAATTTTTACCCATCACTAAATTATAGTGATGATGGTGTCTTAACACTAGTTGGTGCTGGTCTTGGATATGGTGCAACAAATAGTGGTAGACCGATTGGTTCCGCAGATTTAGTCATAGGTAATAATTACTATGGTAGTATTGAATTAGCAGGATATGGTATCTTCGGTAGAGACCAAGGTACCAGTGAAGGTCTAAGTTTCTACATAAGAAAAGTTGCTGGTGGTGCTGCTACATACTCAAGAGGATTTAGATTTATAACAGCAACAGATAGACAATTTAATTTACAACCCGAAGCTGATGATACTTTTTCAATTAATTACCCAACATATAATAATGGATATATTAGACTAAGTTCATACAATGACTCCGGTAAATACTTTAGAATATCAACTGATAAATTCACATCAACACAACAGTCCGATAGATTTGGTATTCAAGGATTTTCAGATTGGGCATCTGTATTTTTTAGAAATATTAGTTCTTTACAGATAGATAACAACGCAATAGTTACAAGAAATATTGGCACAACAAGTAATAGTTTTCCAAATACTTTTATTATTGGTAGTTCACAAAGTAGTATTAATATAGGCACAACCTATGGCATTCCTACATCTTGGAACCAAGGTTCAATCATCATTGCTCCTAGCAATGCTATCAATATGACTGCTTCTCATTTTCCGGTCTCAGGTTTAACACACACCAATAATTCCAATATTATGATGGTTGCTCAAGTAAGTGTAATTCCTACTGGCAACTATAATGTAATGATAGGTGGTGGTTCTAAAATAACCACCGGATCCCAGAATGTCGGAATTGGTAATTATCTATATACAACTAACCCAGCATTAGGTGAATTAACAACGGGATCCAGAAACACAGCAGTTGGTTCACAAGCATTGGGTAAACTAACAACTGGTAGTGATAATGTTGGATTAGGTGATAGGGCTCTTAGAGATTCATTAGTTTCATCATCTAATAATGTTGGTGTCGGTGTTCAAGCTGGCCAATCAGTTCAAAGTAGTAATAATATATTTATAGGTACGAATGCTGGTAGAGCTTATAATGGAACCGGTGATTCGGTTTTATATCTTAGCACACATGACTTTACCTCTGCTGCTAGAGTCGAGGCTGCTGCTGCTCACTACAGCTCTACATATGCAACCTGGTCCGGAACACCCCCAACTTGGGCAACATTAAATCCTTCATATGGAAATGTTGTAATTTTTGGCAATGAGTCAAGTGGTAGTAGAGAAAGTTCAACAATAAATAGTACTGGTACTTTTAGATCTTTATTTTTTGGTAAAGGTATGTGGCACCTATCTACCAATCTAAACACTTATGTTATTTCTACTTCAATGCCAACCTTAATGACTTGGACAGCAAGTGGATCAATAACTCAAAATAATGATGCGGTTGGTTCTAGTTTAGAGTTAGTAGCAGGTGTTGGTCGTGGTGGTGGAACAGCTGGCGACCTTTATTTTTCAACTGGACAGTTGACTGCCTCAGGTACATCATCACTACAAGACAAGGTAGTTAGAATGACCATAAAGGGTGGTAATGGATTCATTGGTGTTGGTACACAATCACCTTCTACACTTTTACATATTTATTCAACCCAATCTAACGCATTTAGATTAGTTGATGGTACACAAGGTGCTGGAAAGGCTCTTATATCAGATGCGAATGGTAATGCAAGTTGGGGAACAGCTAGTGGTGGAAGTGGTGTTAGTGGTGGTAGTGCTAGTTATATGGCACTATTCACAAGTGATACTAGTTTAACACCAAGTAATATTTACCAAGGAGCTTCTGGTTCCATATTAATTGGATACACATCTTCTTCATCTACATATACAACAGACACAAATACACTTAGAGTAAATGGTAATGTTTATTTTGATAATTCTACTTCTACAAGTAAATTCTTTTTAAATGGCACAAATTTATTTGATAATGTCAATAGAAACATCGCTCTTGGTGCAAGTGCGTTGGGTATAAATAACGGATCAGTTGGTACAAATAATGTTGCAATTGGTGAACAATCACTTAAATCAAATACTGGTGATAGAAATATTGCATTAGGATATCAAGCATTATTAAATAACTCAAATGGAACAGACAATATCTCAATTGGTGAACAATCACTTAAATCAAATACTGGTGCTGGTGGATCATATAACGTAGCAATAGGAACTAGTGCTCTAAATAAAAACACTTCAGGTTACAGAAACTTTGCCTTAGGTTATTACTCATTATATAGTAATTTAACAGGTGATAATAATATTTCAATAGGACATAACTCTATGTTTTTTGGTATGTCTCAAAGTAATGTCGCAATAGGTGCCAATTCTCTATACGGACTAAAGTATGGTAGTTATAATGTATCTATAGGTAAAAGTGCTGCTGCTGACTTAGGTGGTGCGACATCATCATTATCAACACCGAATTGGCAAGATAACTATAACACATTCATTGGTACATTTGTTGCACCCGGATTGGTAAGAGGCAACTACAATACAATAATTAGCTCTAAATTGGGAGCTTCTGATTTTATAGGATTCACACAGGGTAACTACAATACTTATGTTGGATATGGTATAACAGGAACATTTAGTTCGAATCAAAATAATACAGTGATTGGATCCAGAGTCACATTAGTAGGTGGTATTACAAACTCAATTATATTAGCAGATGGTTCTGGAAATCAAAGAATATTTGTTAATAGTTTAGGATATGTGGGTATAGGTACACAATCCCCAACTGCTTTACTAACTTTAAACTCTCCAGGCACATATTCATTGAGATTGGTAGATGGTAATCAAGGATCAAATAAAGTATTAACATCTGATTCATTCGGTAACGCAAGTTGGGCAACAGCTAGTGGAAATACATATTATGCAGGAAACGGATTAACACAAAGTGTTGGTAACACATTTTCTATACTACTACAAACCGGATCAGGTCTTACAAGTAGTTCAAATGGGATATCATTAAATAGCCAAGTATCATCTAAGTCTGCTGATTTTATAGTTGATAATAATGAAAATGGATACTTATATTATGTAACAACCGGAACATCACTAATTACTTGTACACCACCGAGTGTGAGCAATGGGTTTGAGTTCACCATCATGAAAGTTGATAATACAAATGGTGTTATTCAAGTAACCGGTGTTTATGAGTATTCTGGATCTACCAATCTATCATATTTAACAAGACAGAATGAGACCATAACTTATAAATATAATGGTTCTTCTTGGGTAGCTTATGTAGTTGATGATGGTGTTATACCACCATCAACCGTATTGGCTAATATGGGAGCCACATATGGACACGCCGAAGAGTTTCCGGTTTTAGATATAAATGATACTATACAAGGTGCGATTAATTACAATCAAGGTGGATGGAGTTATGATTGGTTGAGTGGTACTATTTTCTCAGCTTATTCTCCATTAACATTATCCAATGCAACAACAACATCTATGTTCAATACGGCTTCAAATAGTTTTATTGGACTAACATCAGCACCACTTACAATTAGTGCTTATAGTTTAACATTAGGTAAGTCAATTAGAATTTTATTAACAGGTACCGCTTCTGGTAGTGGAGCATTATCTATTTACCCAAAAATAGGTTCACAAACATTCTCATCAACATCTATAACCACAGGAACTATATCAGATGCTCCGTGGAGAATAGAATATGAGTTTAAGGTACTTACTGTTGGATCATCTGGTAAATTACATGGTAGCGGATTTTGGATATCATCACAAGCGTCATCGCCATATCAGAATATAATGGGTACATCTAGTTACTACACAACAGTAGATACCACAATAGACAATAGAATAGACTTTTTACTAACATCATCTAGTTCTTATACAGTTATACATTCTACAATAGAAAGGTTAGCTTAAAACATATCACATTTGATAATATATAACTATAGATAAAAAAGAATTTATGATTTAATGCCAATTTATACAGTATCCACGAATCCAAAAAATATACCAGGACTAAAATTCTGGTTAGATGCTGCTGACACATCAACCCTATCTTTAACCAATACAACTAATGTTGGTACTTTTTCTGCTGTTTCTAACGGTGTAACTTATAGTGGTAACAACTCAGGACCAGGAGTAAATTGGAAAAATGGAACACCAATAGCCTCTGTTGGATACTTAACATATAGTGCAGTATTATCAACTACAACCATAGTATCAAGCATTAGAGATAAAGCAACTGGAGTAACACTATCTGCTGATATATCAGGAGTTATACCAACAACTGGGGTTGCTTATAGTGGAACACCAACGGTAAATGGACCAAGATATCTCTATAACAATATAAATGATAAAAATACTATATTATTTAATTATGGAACAAATAGTGGTGGAGTATATGGACTAAAGGCGAGTACTATGTCCAACTTTATTAGTGCTACACACTCATACTATGCGGTTTTTTCAAATGTATCCAGACAAACTAATCAATATGGACAGTATTTAATATCAATATTTAAACCATCTAGATTATTAACCAATGGTGGTTATCCAAATATCGCAACAGCTCTATATAGTACTAATACTCAATTGGTCGAGACTGCACAAACTACAACATCAGCACCATATTTATCTGTAGTTGCTCCTATAAATCCCACAACATCTTGGAAAAAAGTTAATATTATTTCAGCAAGATTTTTAGGAACATCATCAATGGGTAGATGGTCATTTAACAGTAAAGATAGAAACTATACAATCTATGGAAAGACAGCTTCTTCCAATCCAATACACATTGCTGGAGATAAACCACCAATTGGTGTAACAATATCAAATGCTAAAATGGTATTAGGTGACTATTGGTTATCACCATATACCGTGGCTTCCACCACACCAATTCCACCAAATGTATATTTTTGTGAATTTTTATATTACGATAGACAATTAACCGACCAGGAACATTATAAAGTTGTACAATACTTAGAAAATAAATGGATAAAGCCAGAAGAGGAAACAAAACCAATACAAGTATGTCAATTTTATAAAAACTTCACATATGGAGCTGGTAGTTCACAGATACTAACTGGTACAACTTTAGGGATATCAAATACATATGAGGCAAATTTATACCACACAGCATCATATGAAGGTAGGTTCGCACTTGTTCAGATTGCTACAACTGGGGAAATACTTCCAACAGGAAGTAGTTTATATGGACAAAGATTATATTGTAGAGTAGATATACTACCAACAACACAAAGTGATGGTACACCACCAAAGGGAACTCAGACGGGAATGGGATTTTGGCTTGGACAAGGAGGAGGATACTTTACACCAAATACAAGACCACCTGATTTTTATATACCACCCGGGGCATCTGGATCATATGAAGGTGTGTGTACCTGGGGATCAACAGCAGTTAGTAATAGAATTTATATTCAAAATTCTAATGAATCAGTTGGTAAAACATGGAGCGGATGGGTTAAAATTAAAATAGGAACAGTGGGATGTGGATTAAATCCCTCTTGATAAAATAATATCAAGATTCTTCTTGGTGAATCCATCCAATGGTCCACCACCATCTTTTAAATAACTTTGGTATAAATCTTGGTAATCATCATAAGTGTAAAACTCACCATCTTCACCCATTAAAATTTGAGTATCGGATTGCGATAATGAAACAGGTAATTTTTGCTCAGGGTAATTTGGTCCCATAGTGTTTTGACCAATCAACTCCCAACCACTTATAGATTCATTAAATTCATTAAAGTTTTTAATTCTCATCCTCAACTGGAATTTTTTCAAAAAACTCATCTTGACTACTCAATGAGTATGTATCATGATTAAAATCATACTTGATATTATATAGAAATCTATCGTGTAATTTTATTTCACCATGTTTTAGGAATAATAAACAGGTATCATCTTCAAAATCATTCTCAATAGAAACTATTTCATCATTTATTTGACCATCTTTATCATAAAGATCACAGATAACTTTTCTACCATTATCCAATAATTCACTTACTTTATCAAAAGCTGTGTTCTTAGATAGATGAGACATATCGGTCAAATCTTTATCCATTATTTGATCATATTTACTCAAAAACTCTTCCTCTCTAGAGGTAAGTTTTTGATGAGATGATATCTTATCAAGGATTCTATTCAACTCATCATCCTTTACTGATTCTCTCAATGTTAGGTATTTACTCCATTTTTCAAATTTCATGATTCTCATAAGTTATAATGTATATATTAAAGACCTAAACTAATTTTATATATACTATAACAATTTATATTACTAAATGGATAAGAAGTTATTAGACGCATTGAACAATTTATCTTACGCACTTGAAGAGATTGCCAACTCACTTAAAGACAATAAGGGTGGTAAGGAAAATAAGTCTGCAACAACTACTGCTTTACAAAGTGGAAAGTTGGATAAACAATTACAATCCATCGATAAAGGTGTAAAACAATTACAATCCGATAATAAAAAGATCTTAAAGAATCAAGAAACAATAATTGCACTAAGTAAGAAAAAGCCAGCTGAAAAAGATCCACTTGATAAAGCAACCGACCCTAAGCAAAAAAATAAATTAAAAGATGGATTAGCATCTATTATGATGATTGCAGTTGGTGTATTGGCGATTGGGTTAGCATTCAAATTAATTGGGAAAGTTAACTTCTTATCCGTAATTGCCTTAGCAATTGCCTTACCATTAGTGGCAATGGCATTTGAGAAAATCGCTAAGATGAAAGACTTAAAGTCTTCCGAAATTAAAAATATTGTTTTAGTTACAGTAGCAATGGCAGCCGCTATTGCTGCATCATCTTGGGTTTTACAATTAGTTAAACCAGTTGGTATATTTAAGTTGTTTACTGCAATTATGATTGCGGCAGCTTTTGGCGCAATCTCTTATGGATTAGGAAATCTATTAACCGGATTTAAGAAAGCTAACATCGATAAGAGTACAGCTCTAAAATTAAGTTGGCAATTACCATTGGTATTTATTGCACTAAGTGCCGCTATTGCCGCATCATCTTGGGTATTACAATTGGTTAAACCAGTTGGTATATTTAAGTTATTTACTGCAATTTTAATTGCGGCCGCCTTTGGTGCAATAGCTTATGGATTAGGTAACCTATTAATCGGAGTTAAGAAAGCTAAGATTGATAAAAAAATGGCAATTGATTTAGCATGGCAACTACCATTAGTATTCATAGCATTAAGTGCCGCCATCGCCGTATCATCTTGGGTGTTACAATTAGTTAAACCAGTTGGTATATTTAAGTTGTTTACTGCAATCATGATTGCCGCCGCCTTTGCTGTAATTGCCTATGGATTGGGTAACTTATTAGTCGGATTCAAAAAGTCTAAGATTGATAAAAAAACAGCAACAGACTTAGCATGGCAATTACCATTAGTATTCATTGCGTTAAGTGCCGCTATCGCAGCATCATCTTGGATATTACAATTAGTTAAACCAGTTGGTATATTTAAGTTGTTTACTGCAATACTAATCGCCGCTATGTTTACGGTAATTTCATTTGTTATACCACACCTAATGAAAGGAATTAAAAATGTTAAAGTAAAAGATGTTTTAACAGGTGGGTTAGTCTTATTAGCTATAACTGCTGCAATTGTTGCTGCTTCTTGGTTAATAAGTGTTATGAAGCCGATAAGTATAGCAACAATGTTTAAGCTAATATTTCTAAGTATATCATTAGGTATAGCCACTATTGCATTAGCTGGTACAATTTATATTCTTAATAAGATAGGTAAATTATCAGATTATATCAAAGGTGGTGTAGTTGTTCTTGTTTTAGCATTAACGATTGCAGTAGCCTCAATGATTCTATCAATTGGTAAATATAAAAATTACCCATCACCAAAATGGGCTCTTGGTGTTGGTTTAGCCTTAGCATTCTTTGGTATTGGAGCTGTCTTACTTGGAACTCAAGTTATGAACCCATTCTTTTACGCGGGACTTGGTATGATATTAGTTGTTGGTGGAACTATTGTCGCACTATCATATGTTTTATCAGCTGGTCAATATAAAAAGTTTGCATCAAAAGAATGGGCAGTCTCCACCACTCTATTATTAGGAACATTTGGATTATTAGCCGTTGCACTTGGATTAATAGCACCAATTGTTGCACTGGGTGTTGTATCAGCTTTAGCTATTGTTGGATTTATATATGCAGCAGATTTAATATTCAGAAAAGGAGAATTTAAAAAGTATCCATCAAAATCATGGGTCTTACCAACTACTTTAGTTATTGCAGCATTTGCAGCAACAATGGTTGGATTAGCACTGATATCACCATTTTTATTAGTTGGTATTCCAGCCGCACTAGCTGTTGTTGGTATGATTTGGGCAATAGATAAGATATTTCAAAAAGGTAAATTTAAAAAATATCCAAGTAGAGAGTGGAGTAGAGGTGTCGCACAATCCATTGCCGATATGGTTAAAATAATGGATAACACTAGCTTTACATCAGTATTAAAAGGTGGATTATCTTCTCTTTTTGGTGGTGGTGTTGATGATGTCGCTAAAGCAATTTTGAAGTTAGATAACATATTCTCAAAGGGTAAGTTTGTAAATTATCCTAAAAATGACTTTATGAAGAACATATCCTCTAATGTTAGAACATATGCTGATTTAGCCAAATACATAGTCGATTCCAAAGCTGATAAGTTAAATGTTAAAGATATTACAGATGGAATGATTGGATTAGCAAATGGATATTCTCTATTAGCAAATGGTGTTGCAAAATTGAATACACAATTACAACAAATTGATGTTGAAAAATTAACTGCTCTCAAAAATTTGACTGGATCTATTGTTCTTTTATCACTAATGGATTCTGATCAATTTGAAGATATGATGGATGCCTTAGAGGATAAAGCTCAAATATTCATAGATGTTATGAATGATTTAGATAAATCAGGACCAGAGAAGGTTAAGGGTGGAACAAAAGGAGCCCCAGCTGCACAAGTAAGAGGAAAAGCTGCACCTACTGGACCACCAGCAAAAACAATGGGTGATTTATATAGTATAATGCAACAAGTAAATCAAAATTTGGCGAATATCGCTAAAACTAATGATAATATGTCTAAGTATGTTGATGAGATTAGATCATCAGATATAGACTTGAAAAAGAAAAAATAAACAAATAATTGTTTATTTAATATAAATTACATGAAAAACATTTCAATTTTTAAAAAAATATCACTATTTTTTACATATAGAAAAGCTATAAAAAAGATAGAAAAACAATTAGAAAGAGAATTTAATATCAGAATAGATGGAGCTTATAGAATCTACACAGTATTAAATGTACCATCAGAACTAATTGAAGAACCATACAATCTGAGAAAAGGTGATATTGATACACTAGCTCAAAATTTTATCAAAGAATATTCATCACAACTATCTAAATTTTTAGATGCAAATGGATTATATGAGCTTTATGATTTCTATGATGTAGAAAAAGTTGATAAATATAGTTATCTTTTAATATTTGGATTTTCAGTATTCAACTCACAGAAAGTATTTAGAGGTATTTATCTCTATTGGATACCGTCTATTGTGATAATATCTATATTAACTTGGTTATATTTTCAGTTATTTTAATAAACTTTTATCTTCATTACATTTATAATAAAAAAACAATTTACAATATGAGCAAATTTTATAGTTTGTCAGATGAAACCATCGACACCTTTAAATCAATTTTCAACAAAAAGTCTTTTCCATTTAATGTTGGTTTTCAATTTGTTGGATCTGAATCACAAAAAAATCTAATCAAAATCAGTAAAATGCCTGATCAGTTTGCATTTATTTTAGAAAAAGAATTATTGATTAGTATCAATGATGATTTAATGAGTGTATTTGAAGAAGAGTCAATTCAAATTCTTATGGAACAAGAAATTGATAAAATTTCTGTTAATATGGATACTGGAAAAATTAAAATGATTAAGCCAGATTTGACAACTTTCTCAGGACTTATAAACAAGTATGGAATTGAAAAAGTAGCAAAAGCAAATAAAGTTGAAGAACTTTATGCTGAACAAAAACAAGATGCTGAAGAAGACTTTTTAGCATAAAACTAATTATTAACAAATAATATAAGAATAAAATTAAATAAACAACATGGAAAATAAAGTTGAAACAAATGTAGTTAAGCCAAATTTAACAATCTTTGAAGGTGAATCGGAATACCGTTTAATCTCTCTTGAAAATGAGACACTCTTAGACAATAAAATTAATGAAATTACAAACTTCATGATAACAAATCATGGAAAAGGAAAATCGGATTTAGAAAAAGATAACCTTTATGGTGATGCTAAATCTAAATGGGAAGAGTATGCTACAATTTTAAGAGATGTTAAATACACATTTCACTTAAATAGAAAACAATATCAGTTCTTAACCGATCTTTTAATTGATAAAATGGAATATGATGTTAACACAGTATTCTTAGCAATTGAATTAACAAATATGTTGGGTCAATGGAAAGAGTCTGGTACGTTAAAAGATGACACTTCGGTGCAAGGATATACTTCCGACGCAACAGAAGTAACTTATATGTATCACTTAATTTCAAAATATAAAGTTAAGGGATTGAGCAATTCATCATACAGATTCGCGGAAGTTCTTCGTAAAATTGGACACATTTCTAAAATTATTGCTTACTATGATACACATGCAAAAAATCTTTCAAAAGAAATCCAAACTTGGGTAGCATCTTTTGAAGATGGTGTACAAGTAGAAGGAAAAGATTGGGGAACATCAAATTCTATTGTTGAAGAAATTGTAGAGAAAACAACAAAGAAGAAGAAAAAAGAAGAAGCAACTCAGGAATAATTAAAAAACCTCTCAATTGAGAGGTTTTTTTATGCTTATAATGTTGGTGTTGTAATTAATGCAATTGGCTCAAATGGCCCAATTGGATCAATGTATCTAATAGGATCTGCCATATCATTCAATCCTCTTATCTCATAATTCTTTTTAGAGGTATAAATCTGACCATATCCATTATCACTCGTTACCTCAATAGTAATAAATGGATCTATATTAGAATCAATAGAAAAATTGTAAGAATGTGTGCCAGTTCTATACTCATTCAATGTTTGAACAGGAACAAAATTTAAATTCTTCCATTCGGTGATATCAATCCATTTAGCATAAGATCCATTATTTAGAACATCATAATAAGGAGTATATACAGAAGCAGTTCCAAATTGTACAAATGATGATTGTGTACCCACATACTCATAGATATTTCTATCATAACTTACAATTTGACCCAATTGATAATCAGTTTTAGTGTCCCATAGCGGAGCTTCATCATATTTTTTTGGATTTTTAATTTTATTATTAACTATTACTGACTCATATACTTTACCATAATAAGTAACTCTATCATCTATTGTATAAGTAGTAAATGGATTCCATTCTTTATAAGTTTTATAAGTTCTAATCTTAATTGTAAAGTAATCTGGAGCAGAAGAAGTAGCAGTCATAAAATCAATATGACAAGTATAAACAGTACTTGAACTATTAACCGGCATCAAATAAGCTTCATTTAAATGAAAGTCAACTGGAGTCATAGTTTGTCTCATATTTATAATCTTAGTATCATAATTTCTATGTGAAATAGTATTAATACCAACAAAGTCAGCTCTACCAGTTATGTCCAATATTCTATGTGTAATTGGTATTACATTCTTTTGTAACCAATATTTCAATCCCTGTAATTTCATAATAACTTCAGCTAATGAATACATTAACACATTATTACCTTCTTTATCGGTAATCTTATAAGTTAAATTGAATAGATTCGTGTCCTCAAAATTAGGATTAGGCATTGTATGTTTAATAAAATCATTGACGGTCCAACCCTCAACTGTATTATCAAAAATGTCCGGAATCTCCACCTTAAATAACTTAAAGAAATCCGGCGAGTTTGTATTAATGTTTCTATAGTATTCATATAATTCTAAATCATTATATCCAAAATAGTTAATAGCATTAATGATAGCCTTATATGATCCAACATAAGGGAAAATCTCATGTCTAACCATTAACATTTCCTTTCTCTTTTTATTTAAATATGTCCAATCTATACCTTGTTCATTAATATCATATTCCTTAAAAATATAAGTATCATCTGGAGCAACCAACTGACCAGTGTTTGATAATTCTATTTTATATCTAACATCTTCTATCTCAGTTTGTCCAGAGATATTAAATCTACCCAATTCTTTATCAATCACCTTGAACGTAGTAGTTAAGTAAGTTGTTTTATTTATCTTTGGATAATCATCAATTTGAGTAAATTCATCAAAAATAACATCAACAAAATCAACTACAATTGACCTAGTATAAACTTGTCTAATTTTGAATACTTTACCATTATTGACAGCCACATACTTATTATTCTTAATATTTGTGTAATCTGATACATTAACTTTAAGTAACTGACTAGCTTTCAACCCTCTAGTAACACCACTTGAATTCTCTGTGAAGACACTAGTAGAGTTAGCATTTAAGTAAATTACACCATAATCACCATTAACACTATCTTTTACAAACTTAAATTGTAAAATATCAGAGTTAGCACTAGTAGTCTTAATAGTAAATGATATATCTTCTCTTTTATATAAAACTAATTTAGAAGCCATTGGGCCCTCATTATCAGCTCTAAATCCAATAAATATCTCCATTGGTTCCGGAACTATTGATAAATTATCTTCCGAATCAACATGATCTAATGTATGAACAATCTCATCAAATATAGTTTGTTGATACTCCGACAAAGAAATAAAATCTAAATTCTTATTTGGATTTTTATTTAATGATATTGTTGTTAGTGGTTTTGGTCCAGTGTATGCGTAAGCACCAGTTGTTGTCAATTGTTCACCAGAGAAATCATATAAGAACATCTCAGGATATTCATCAGTTTCCCACTTCCAAACATATTTAACATATGGGTCATTATTGTAGTTTTCTCTTGGTTTTCTTAGATACTCTCTTGTTTTCAACCAAAGTGTTGTATGTGGAATATAATCATCATGTAAAGTGCCATAATTAGTGTCAACCACATTTGAATAAGTTAATCCATTAAGAGTTATAGTAGAATTTAGTGTAACACCGATTTCAATAATTGAATTCAATGATGGTTGAACACCAAACATACTTTTTCTATCTGGATTATAAATCATTTTAGTTATACCAGTTGAGAAAGACTCATTGTGTTTTATAGAACCATTCATCGCATCTAATACAAATACTTGATTAGAATTCTGAGCGGCCATATAGACATCACCATCATACTGACTAAATGCCAATTTACCATAATTAGAAGTTAAAACACTAGCAACCAAATTACCCGACAAATCGATACTAGTATATTGAGAACCCTGTGATACTTCAATATCACCAGTCATATTATTGAAAACTAAATCATTAAATGTCACATTTGTTGCAATGGTGGATATTGTTTGAGTAGCACCACTATTTAAGTTAATCAAATTAGAAGCACCAAACACATATACAGAAGTATTGACCGGTTCAAAGAATATACCAGGTAACAATCCAGTGATACTATAAGTTGTTTGTAATGTTCTAGATGAACCATCAATTCTACTTAAAATGTCATTATCCTGTGTAATATACATATCATTTTCACTATCATTAAATACCATTTTTAAAGTATTACCGGAAGTGGTAACATAAGTAGTTCTAGTAGAAGTAAAATTAGTAGCCGACCATATATCAACTCTTGTTTGTGAGGAATAACTAACATAAACATCACCATTAGATGTGTTAATAACACAATCGCTTGGTATAGATGATAAAGAAATAGAAGCTTGAACAGTATTAATAATTGGATCAACTACAAATAAAATATTAGTAGATAAACAATATAGGTAATTATTAACCGGATTAAATACAATTAATAACGGTGTTCCGATGCTTGGTAAATTAACAGTAGTAATAATTGTTGCTAAAACAGAATCAAATACCGTAAGTTTATCACCAAGAACATACATACAACTTGTTAATTGTAAGTAAATCATATCAACAATATTACTGTTACCACTCATAATATATGAAGTAACATTATAACTATTAGTAGAAGCGTGTGACAAACTAAATGATTGTGTAAATGATTGTGATGCGAATTGACCACCTCCAGGAATAACAGGTGGTGTAATTATAGGCAAACAACCAGTTGCGCCAAATCCACCACTAAATGCAATACTAGCATATGGCGAAACATCACATCTTGGGTCATTAGTTCCCCAAAATGGGCCTTGATAACTTAATACTAAATTAGTAGGACCTAAATATAAAATGTTATATTCTTGGTTATCATAAGGTCTAAGTGTGTTGTTAATAGAAACAACTTGTCCAGTTGCAAATGGATCATCTTCAAAACCAAAACTAACCGTATCAGGTAATATTATTTCATTTGATGTAATAGTTGCTCCAAAATTTCCTTTTATCTTATTGATTATTTTATATTGATCTATTCCAGGAAGAGATGTTTTACCAGTTCTAATAGAGTAAACTAACCTTTGGTCTTGCTTCTTAACATTAAATATTAACATAGAATTTACATTAGAAACATAAATACCATAATCATCCAATTCTTGTGAATGTGTTTCTACCCAATCTGAAATTGCTGTATTTATATCAGGAACACCACTACTAACAGAAACAACTTGATCATAAGATCTACCATTAATTGCAATAGATAAGTAGTTACTCATATCAGTAAATATAACTTCAGAATGTTGAATATAAAAATCAGCGGTAGAACCAACCTCAATTGTAAATTGCAAAGGAACATTTGGATATTCAGTTCTAAGATTAATTGAGTTATAATAAATAGAACTTGAATTACCAACATATTGTAAGTTGGCAATAATACCCAATGAGACTAATCTAGCATAATTTTTGACCAACCAGTTTCTTAAAGTTCTATCAATTGTTCTTTGTAAATTAACGTTTAGACCAACATATATCCAATCAATTTGTTCTTGATATTCTTGACCATTTATTTTAATAATAAATCCAAATTCATCTAAATCAGTAAATACTATGTTGTAATTAAAGTTCACATTTGTATTTTGATTTACTTCTGGAACTAAAATCTCTTCAATACCAACATTTTGTTCATACACCTTTGTTGTTGTTCCATAGCTATATGTACCAAGTAGCCCAGCATAAAAATTAACCTCAGCATACAAGCTTGGATAAATTAAATCCGCATGTAACTTGTAGTTTTTGTAATACAAATCAATATTGAAAAACTTAAAATCATTAACATAATTAGCAGCCACCGAAGCCAGTGTGATAGCATTACTTTGTGTAAATGCTTGTGTATAGTATATTTTATTTGTTGTTAAATGAATTTCAGCAGATAATAAAGTTTCAACATTTAAAGTTGTTGTAACCGGTAAATATGTAGGAGCTGACCAATATGTAGTATTATCTGGAGTAATAGATGATGTAGCACTCCAAGTGTGTGCCTGAATACATTGATAAATCTTATTATTCCAAATAACTTGTGATTGAGTAGCATAATAAGTAACATTAGTATTACCTAAGAATCTAGAAACAGAATCCACAACAATAGAGTTAGTATTAACTGTTGATGATGGTATAGTAAACTCAGTGCCGGGTTTAAGAACATTTGGAACAGTAGATGAGAAATATATTTGATTTCCACTTAAATTTAATCCACCAGTATAAACCAACGGTAATTTGGTTTTCATAATTAATTCAATCAAAACATCTTGACTCTGAGTAAATACACCAATACCTAAATCATACTTGTAGTATGACTTATCAAAAATATTAACATTATTAATAGTAACAACACCATCATTATTTTCAGTGTTAATCAATGTTAATTTTTTACCATTAAAATATTTAGAGTAAAAATCTGGTTCAGACCAAGAAGATAATAAGTTATTCAAACTTTGATCCACATAATTATAAACACCAATAGAATTTAATCCACTAACTGTTACATTCTGATAAGAAGTTGTCAAACCAATTTGAGAACCATATGATGAGTTAAATGTTTGATTATTAATAGAACCAATAATCAAAACACCATTCTTTTTAGTCTCTAAAACGGTATAAGACTGATTTGGATTAGTAAATTCAAATATTGGCGTATTGAATAAAATCTGTGTACCTACTGGGTATTTAGATTCAAAATTATCACCATAAATCCACTTAGAATAAAAATTAGGATCGGTGTTTACCAGTTCAATAGATGTAACCGATTGATTCATATATGAGTTACCAGTTATATTAAATCTATACTCATTAAACAATTGAAACTTATCTAATTTAAGATTACCGGGACTTTCATATTCAAATGCCGGAACACTCTCAAATAAGTAAAGAGCTTGTGTTTTGAAAACATCATTTGAATTTTCAAAGAAAATCAAATCACCTTCCCATCTTTTGCTACCAGGTAACCATCTAAAATTTAAGGCATCTCCTTCTTTATTAAAAAATATTAATGGGCTCTCCTTAGCTTTACTATAAAACTTAACATATCTTTCATCTTTTGGAACATTTAAATCTATACCACAATCATCACCAGTTTGGAATGTTTCTGGTATTGCACCTGTAGTATTTGAGTTTGGAATTTTTACAAACCAATAAAAAGTTGTATTATAAGGTAAAGAATCTAAATATATTTGTGCACCATTTACATTTCCATATATTGATGGAAATGTATAATCACTTAAATAAAACTCATAATCACCACTATATCCAGTAGGACCAGTCCAACTAAATGTTGCTGAACTACAGTTTACTTGAACTTGTAAATTGGAAGGTCCTAAAATAGGAACTATTGAATAATCAAAAACAGTTGGCGTAACTGGATAAGAAACATTAATAGCTAATGGGTTAGCAGCGTATGATATATTTGCTCCAGAAACTAAATTAAAACTATAAGATGTAGAGTCATTCAATACAACATTATCGGGAACAACGGCAATATAAGAGCTGGTATATCCAAGTGATGGGATAGTATCCATAGCAATCCAAAAGTAATTACTTGTTGTTAAACCAGTTGATATTAATGGAACATTAAGTGACGACCAATAACCAGAACCACCACCGGAATTTCTATCATTATTATTTGAATAGTAATCTGGATAATATCCAATTTGACTAGCGGTTGAAAATACAGAACTTGTTCCAGTATAATATAATCTAAAATAAGATATATCATTGTATGCAATAGAAGCAAATTCATCATGTAAAGCATTTGAAGCGTTTACAAAATAAATTTCAGATAAATTAGATGTGGTAGCGCTATCTACAACAATTTGCATTCCTACTAATGGAACATTTATATCACCTGGATATGTATTGCTAATATTTGGATATACTATGTTATTTGATACAACCGACACTTTAATTAAAGATTTTTTATTATATATTAAAATTAGAAAGCTTTCAGAAACATTATCCTATATAATATCTAAATATTATTTAGATAGTAATAGAAGTCTCAATGAATTGAATGGAATCAGCAGTAAAATAAACATGACCCGGAGTTACACCTTGTTTATAATAAGCATTTGTAGCAACATCCGCAACTAACCAGAAGTAGTTAGTAACTGTACTACCAAGTTCACCGACTAGATTTATATCATTAGTATTATAAACTACCAGATTAGGATAAGATGCTGTTCCAACTAAAATAGAATCATTATAAGTAGAACTTGTACCAGTAAAATATAATCTAAAATTAGTAACCAAATCCTTATCTTCCAAGACTTGGTCATAAGAATCATTTGTAAAATTAAAATTCCAAAATTTTTGTGGATATCCATAACCACTCACACCAACTTCTATTTTAAATAATGGTATATCTTTTTCACCTGGGTAACTATTTCCATTACTATCAGTAAAGATATCAACAGCATTTACTACCATTTCATCAACAATTTCAATATTACCACTTGGATCTGAAACTGTTGGAACATAATTCCCACTATTTTTACCATCAAAATCTAAACTATCAAAAGTAGCATCAACAATATTTCCAAGTGTGGCACTTGGTGAAATACTATAAGCAACCCAAAAGTAATTATCTCCTGGTACAAGTCCATATGGTGGATTTCCACCACTAGTCAATGATATTGTGTAATTGCCACTTGGCGCACTTCCAAGTGAACCAAAAACACTCACCGAGCTAAATGATTCATCATTACCAGTGCCATATATCATAACATCAGATATATCATTTATAGCATCTGTTGATCCAGTTATTCCCAAGTATAAATTACTAATCCAAGGATAAATATCAAGACCAGAAGTAAAAAATAAAGTACCAGTTGTACTGACTTTAATTTTAAGTATAGGCACAACAGAAGAACCCGGTTTTGTATATCCAGTTACTTGCTCACAAGTAGATGCTGTATATGAAATAAAATTATAAGGAGTTTCACCAACCCCACTATTCGGACTTATTGAATAAGTGACACCACTAATATTAATGTAATCAGCGGTTGCGTCTAACACATTA